CGATGACGATGCCGCCGCCGCTCGTGCCGCCGCTGAGATCGCGGGGCTTCGCCGCCAGACCGGAGAGGCCGAACGCCGCGCCGCCGAGGCGGAAACCGCGCGACACAATGCCGATGCCGCCAGACTGGACGCGGAACGCCGCGCCACAGCCGCCGTTCAGGGCGCCGAGGACACTGGCTACACCGCGATCAATACCGCGCTGACCTCGTTGGCCCGCGAGAAAGAAGCCTTGATCGCGGAAGCAAAAACAGCGGGCGAGTCCGGCGACTATGGCCGGGGAGCGGAAATCAGCGCGCGGCTTGGCGAACTCGGCGCCGAAATGCGGGACCTCTCGCGCGGGAAGGACGAACTGGAACGGGAACGCCAGACACGGTTGAACGCGCCGCCCGCGACGGCTCCGGCGCCGCAACCGCCCGCGCCAACCTTCTCTAATCCGGCGGAGGGCGATATTCTTCGTGGTCTCCGGGCGCCGTCGCGGGAAGCCTTCCTCGCCAGCCGATCCCCGGCGACCCGCGATTTTCTCTACCAGCACCCCGAGTTTTTCACCGATGTCGCCGCGCATCAGCGGATGACGGGTGCGGAATCAATGGCGCGTGGGCGTGGGCTTGCCTTAGACTCGCCAGCCTACTTCGATGCCATCAGGGAAGCAGCCAGCATGAACGCGCCAGCACCAGTAACGTCCCCGCCCACGCAACGGCAGACTACCGACCGTCCGGCTGACCGCACGGTTCCTCCGGCGGCGCCTCCATCGCGACAGGCGCAGGGGCCGAGCGGTCGGCAAACGAATAACGGCGAGGTTTATGTGAGCCGTGACGATCAAACGACGGCCGACTGGATGGGAGTCGATTCCGTCGAAATGGTGCAAGAAAGGGAAAGGCTCCGACAAATTGGAGCGTGGCCGTATGCAAGAAGGTAATGATAAATGCCCCGCCCCGCCAAACCCTTCATCTCCCTGACGACCTTAAAGGAAGCCCACATGCCGTCACGCACCGAATCCTTGCACGATCCGATCCAGTCCGAACTTCGCAGCAACCTACCGGACTGGGACAACATGACCGACGAACAGATCATGGAGTACATGTCCAATGATCTGGAGGAAGACAAATATGCCGTAGCGCACCTCGCGCCGGATGGCATGTACTACCAATGGGCGCGCTGCGAGGTGTTCGGCAAGCCGGATAATGGCCGCATTTCCGAGATGGAGCAGAAGGGCTGGCGCCCGGTTCCACAGTCGCGTCATGATGGCCGGTTCATGCCGCCCGGCACGTCCGGTCCGATCACGATGGACGGTCAGATGTTGTTCGAAATCCCGCATCGCGTGGCTCGCATCAAGCGCGAACTCGCTTCCAAGGTTGCCCGCAACAAGGTCGAGGACATGAACGCGCAACTGGCGTATGCTGGGCCAGGACAGGGGCCGCGTATCGCCAGAACGCCCGGCACGCCTCTCGTGCAGCGTCAGTCCGGCGCGACCCAGGGCATCGGCAAGGATGGCCGCATGGAAATGGTGGTGGAGTGAACGACCTGGAACCGACCGGGCGGGAGGATGATGCGGCGATCTCCGCGTACCTTATAATACACCCAGATGGACCCGCGTTCGCCACTTTAGCCGAACAAGATCGCAACCGGTGGCGTCACGCCTTTGGCGTCGCCAGGAAGATTACGCCGATATTCATCGTAACCGACATCCAAATGGATTTTTCCGAAACGTCGTTTCTCTATGCGATTTCTCTTCTCGGACGGCCACCGACAGATCAGGTCACCATCTACCACACTAACTATTCATTCCGGGCGGCCTACGATTTGTGTCAAAAGTACAACTGCGCCAGAATCGAAATGCCGCGTGAGATGCTTGTGACGCGTTTCGCCTGGGGTGTGGCGTCGCGAGATGGAATGGCGTGGTCGGCACCTTCTGATTGATATTAACCCCTTGACACCCACTCCGAACCTCCCGTAGTTTCCCCACGCTTAACCAGCATTCCGTCGCGGCGCTCGCGGCGGTCCCCCACCCAGGACGTTTCCGAACCGATGCCCGGTGACGAATCGCCCCGATGCGGAGACCGCCCCATTGGCGACCAACACACAGGTCGAGTTCGGCTTTCAGCCGTTCGGCAGTTCAGCCGGTGTCACCCCCAACTTCGGCCTTCGCCGCGCCACCATCGCGTATAATTACGGCACCGCGCTCTACAAGGGCGATCCGGTGTCATTCAATAGTTCCGGCGTCATCGTCATCGCGCCGAACGCGAATGGCCAGATCGATGGCATCTTCTGGGGGTGCGAATATCAACCCTCGGGATCGGCCACCGCGCTTCCGATCAAATCACCGACCTGGCCCGGCGTCGCGCTGACCAATTCCTCCGCGATCGTGACCTGCTTCATCATCGACGATCCCAACGTCCTGTTCCGCGCCGCCACTTTCGGCACGCTGAGCGGCGGCCTTACCCAGGCGTCGGTTGGCGACAACATCGAGTTCCATACCGGCACCGGCAACGCCACCACCGGGCTGAGCGGGTACACCATCGATGACGGCAACATCGCGACCACATCGACCTATCCGTTCAAGATCGTGGACCTCTATTCTACCTACGCGCCGCCCGGCGTGAACGGTTCGGCGGCGAACCAATACAATTGGGCGATCGTCAAGATGAACAACTCGGGCCGTGCCGCTGGCACGACCGGCGTATAAGGGAGCCCTGACACATGGCAATCAATGTCGCGGCCCTCTACGATCTGACTCGCCCCGGCCTTCGCGGGATCGAGGGCAAATACAAGATGATTCCTCGGCAATGGCCGAAGTATCTGGAGCGCGGAACCTCCAAGATGGGGATCGAGCGCACCGCCGAAGTCCGCTTCGTCAGCCTGCCGCAGTTGAAGTTCGAGGGCGGCGCCACGGCGATGGACAACAACGCCGGCGAACGCTTCATCTTCAACCACGAAGCGTTCGAGATCGGCTTGGGTTACGCGATGACCCGCAAGGCCATCGCGGACAACCTCTACGAGTCGCAGTTTCCGGCATCGAATCTCGGGCTTCAGAACAGCTTCGAACAGGCCGAGGAAATCTATTCGGCCAACGTGCTGAACAGTTCGACGACCTATAACCCGAACATCGGCGGCGATGGCGTGGCGCTCCTATCCACCGCGCATCCCATCGACGGCGGAACCTACGCCAACACCTTCACCACGCAGTTGGACCTGTCCGAGGCATCGCTGTTGCAGGCGCTGACCAACATGCGGACCAACTTCGTCGATCAGGCCGGGTTGAAAGTCTTTGCCCGCGGCAAGAAGCTTCTGGTGCCACCAGCACTGGAATGGGTCGCGGCCCGGTTGTGGCATTCCACGCTGCGCGTTGGGACCGGCGATAACGACCCCAACGCGATGCGGGTCACCGGCTCGCTGAGCGACGGTTACGACGTGTTGGACTTCCTGACATCGTCCACATACTGGTTCGTGCTGTCGAACATTCCGGGGTTGATCTTCCTGGAACGGGAACCGTTTGAGATGTCGATGGAAGTGGACTTTATCACAGATAACCTCTTGGTAAAAGGATATCAACGTTATTATGTCGGATACTACAATCCGCGGGCCGTTTTTGGAAGTACGCCAAGTACGTAGTCTACAGCACGGTTTTTCGGTCACGATTGCGGACCGAGTAAAACCAGACTTAAATTCGGATTAACTGGAACCGCCTGAAAAGACACAATGATAAAAGAGTTTCACAAGTCGGACTGTTCTGTCATTATCCTCGCAGATCGGCGCCCGTGTCGGGTGTCGCGCGAGGAGACCAGAGACATGCTGACTTTGGAGCAATATCAAGAAATCCTGGACTACAACCCTCAGACGGGGCGGTTTACCTGGAAAGTCGCCGCTGGCGGTAAACTGGCTGGGCGACGGGCGGGTAGTTTCCGCAACAATAACTACGGAATCGTGATTGAGGGTAAGATTACCTCAGGTGCGCGGTTGGCGTGGCTTTTCACTCATGGTGAGTGGCCGCCAACTCCGGTTCGGTTTGTCAGCGACGATCACCGCGACATCAGCATCGCAAATCTACGTCTGTCGGTCTCCAACGCCACGCGAGACGCACAAAAGCGCGAGGATATAGCGCGGCGGGCACGCGAGCGCGGGGCAACCTGGGGGCGAGAGCCAACCCAAGCCAGACTTCACGAGTTGTTTGTGTACGTTCCGGCTACAGGAAAGTTCTTCTGGAAGCACTCCAGCCAAGGTCGTACGCTGGGTGAACCCGCCGGCAGTGTTGACAACGGCCATATGGTTCTTCGCGTTGACGGTGTGAGCCATCAGCAACAACGGCTGGCATGGATTTATGTTCATGGCGCCGTGCCTGATGGTCAGCGACTTCGTTTCGACAATGGGAATGGCCTGGACTGTCGAATCAGCAACCTCCGGCTGGCTCGCACGAAGGATGAGTCTAACGCGCTTTACCATGCGCGTCATCCTGGGGCGCGACGTGAAAACAGCCTTCACAAGTATGAAGGCATGACCACCGCCCGATACGAAGAGATGTTCACCGCACAGGGCGGCGTCTGCATCGTATGTTCTCAGCCCGAAACTCAGAAGCGGCTCGGCAAGCTGCGCCCATTGGTAGTTGACCATCACCACGATAGCGGGATCGTGCGTGGTCTTTTATGCAGTCGCTGCAATACCATGATTGGATACGCACGCGAGAATGCGGAGCATCTGCGTAAAGCCGCTGATTTTGTCGATGACCACGCCGCGAAACGCCTTGATAAGAAAGACACCGCCGCATGAGCATCACCTCCCATCAAGGCCCCCTCTTCGTTCCCGGCGCCGGTCCCGCGATCGGCGGTGTCACGATCGACACCAACGACAGCGCGGGGCCGTCATGCTTCGCGCACGGCGTCGGCATCGTCGATACCCGTTTCGGTCCTTTCGGGGGCGCCGATATTACCGCTGTCCGCCCGGTCTGGTGGGGATCGGATTTCATCTGTGTCCTCGATCAGGTTCCCGCCGCGTTGAGCACGACCAACATCGTGGCCGCCGCCGTGCCGGTTGCCGGAACGCCGATGACCCTGGCCGGGGCGTCCACCGGCATCACGGTTCTCGCCACACCTCTGTCCATCATCGCGGGCCAGGTCTTTCCCGCGGGCGCGTTGATGATCGACGGCAACCCCGCTTTAATCACGTTGGCGGCGGTTGGCGGCGGGGTGTCGATGTACGATCCCCGCACCATGTCGGCGCGGACGCTGCTGTTTACCTCAGCCGGTAACGACAGTTCCGCGACCGCGACCGTGGTTGGTCAGGACATGTACGGCTACACCATCCACGACACCGTGACGTTGACGAACGCATCAACGGTGGCGACGACGAAGGCATTCAAGTCGGTGCAGTCCGTCACTCCGGCTGGCACCTTGTCCGGGTCGAATCTGAGCGTGGGCGTCAATGATACCTATGAGTTCGGCCTGGCGGCATGGGAGTTCCAGTTCGTGCAAATCTACTGGAACAGCACGTTGATCTCGGCTTCGACGGGGTATACCGCGCCGGTTACCACGACGCCATCGGCTACGACCGGGGATGTGCGGGGCACTTACACCGTGCAATCGTCGTCCGATGGAACGAAGAAGCTTCAGATGTTCGTCCGGCCACAACCATGGAATCTGGTCGCGACGGGTGCCAATAGCCTGTTCGGCCAGGTGCAGTTTTGACCCTCCCGTGTGAAGGAACACGATGATGAGTGAGCATACCGAATCCCACGAGGAGATGATGAAGCGGCACCGCGAGGAGCGGTCGCGTCATCGCGAGAAGGCCGAGAAGCGCGCGGCCGGTGGTGCCGCCACTCTGGCGCGCGGTGGTGAAGCCGCTCACAAGCGCCACGAGCACGAGAAGCTCGCCCGAGGCGGTCCCGCCAAGGACGAAGGCGGTATCGGCGAAGACGGTTCGATGAAGGGCATGGAGTCCTACACCGCCGGCGATCCCGATGTTGAGAAAGAGGCGGAACGCCGCGCCAGGGGCGGTCCCGTGATGAAGAAGGGCAAGATGCCGACGATGGTTCACGGTTCCGCGCCGCGCCACCACAGCAACCGGCCCGGCCGGAAAAGCGGCGGTTCCGTGGGGGCCGACTCGCATCCGATGACGGAAGCCTCGAAACTGAAGATGCCGGAAGGGCTGAGCCGTGACGGCGGGGTCGATCGCGAAGACGATTGATCCGGTTGGGGACGGGGGAATCCAGGCTGAAACTCTCGTAACCGAAAGGATATTCTCATGACCGATGCACCAAAAACCTGGGCCGACAGCGCGAAAGACATCACGACCTCCATCGCGCATTGGGCGCTTGCGGAGTGCGCGAAATCCGGCACCCGCTGGACCGAACTGACCGATGGGCATGATCTGATCATGACCGCGACCCGGATCGGCCACACCATGGCGGAACGGCTCGGCATCCCGACGGGGGCGGTAACCCTGACGCCGGGCGATACCCTGGCGGCAACCCAGGCGCTGGCCAGGGACGGTGCCGTGCCGAGCGCGCCGCTGCCGATGCAAGAAGAGCCGGTGGTGATCTCAACGACGGTACCAGCGAGCGGGGCGGTGACCTCTGGGACGTCATTCTCGGCCGGCACCGTCACATCATCCATCGTTGAGCCGGTCAGTTCGTCCACGGTCACTTCTGGAGGTTCCGCGACCACATCGTGACCCATCCCGCCCAACATCTCGTCGATGCGTCTCGTAAGCGGCAACGCGCGTGGGTGGAAGGGCGCGCGCGTGGTGGGCGTGCCGACAGGCCGGGGAAGTTGAAGGGCGGGGCGTCGGAGAATCGGGAGTCGCAGTCCACGTCGTTGCCGCCCGATCCGCATATTGAGAACGAGAAGGCACCGATCGGACGGGCGCGGGGCGGACGGGCGGATGGGGGTTCAGCCAGTAATCCAGCCGACTGGACGCCTGAAAAACGTGAAGCCTGGGAGCGTGAGAGCAGAGACTTTCGTGAACAGACCTTGCCTTCGTTGGAACAGGAGCGTGATGCTACCGCGCAGGGCGAAAAGGCCCGAGGCGGCGAAATCGCCCGCACCCCTTCCGGCGGCGTAAAGGCCAGCGCGAGACACAAGGCGGAACGCGAGGGCCACACGATGAAGGGTGGTTCGTTCCCTATCCGAAACGCTTCTGACCTCGCCAACGCCAAGCACGATGTCGGCCGCGCGAAAGACCCTGCCGCGGCACGTCGCTGGATCAACCGACGCGCCCGCGAACTCGGCGAACCGCCGTTGGGTGCGTAGACGTGGCCAATCCGACCTACATCCCGATCACGGCCACCGGCACATTCGATTACTGGGCTGACTACACCCAGTCACCGTTCAATCTGTCCTATGCCATCGAGTTCGCATCCGGCACCACGGGCAGCTTCCTGCTGAACTACACGCTCGACGATCCCAACACGCAGCCGAATACGCCAAATTATGGTTGGACGCCGATCTGGATTCCCGATCCCATCAACGGCACGGCGCAGACGGCTTCGATCGGAGGCTACTATCAGTTTCCGATCCGTGGATTGCAGGCGATCTTCTCCGCGCTTGGTGGAACGGGCTCTGTCATGTTCGCCATCATTCAGGGCAACCCTTCATAGGAGGGTGCTTTGGCGGCTTCAGGAACATGGCAATTCAATCCGGCGTTAGGCTCCATTGGCACATTTGCCTTTGGGCGGTGCGGGATAAGGCGCCCACAGATCACTATTGAGCACCTGACCGACATGCAGATGGCGGCAAACCTGGTGCTTGTGGATTGGAGTGTGGACCAACCAAATTTGTGGGGCGTTGTTCTCAACAGCTTTTCGATGGTCCAGGGAATGACCGAGTATACACTCCCGTCTCAGGTGCTTCTTGTCCTGGATGTTTTCCGGCGCACGACGGTCAGTGGCGTGGCCAACGATACGATCCTCTACGGCGTGTCGCGTTCGGAATACGCTTCTTACCCGAATAAACTGATGCAGGCCCCGCCGACTGTTTATTGGGCCGATCGTGTCCAACCGATTCAGATGTCGTTCTATCCGACGCCGGATGGAAACGGGCCATACACCTTGTTTTATTACGCGGTCCAACAAGACCAGGACGCGGCGATTGCAACGGCGTTCACGGGTGGAACGCAACTCAGCACGCCATATCGGATGCTCTCTGCTTTCGCGGACGCCCTGGCGGCGAAGCTGGCGCTGAGCTATCCGCCGCCAGCGCCGATGACCATAGATATTCTGGACAAAGTGGCGGCGCGATCTTACGCGGCGGCGCGGGCGACCGAAAATGAAAATGTCCCGATGTTCATTACGCCGGGACTTAGCAGCTACTACAATCAAAGGTGACTCTCTTAATGGGCGCATATCCGTCCGGTGCGAATGGTTTCGCGAAGGTTAATCCGAGATTCCCGGATGCCTTCGCGATCTGCGATCGTTGCGGACAGAGGTACAATAAATCCGACCTCGTGTGGCAGCATGACTGGAGGGGGAACTCGTTACAGAACCTCCGTATTTTGGTCTGCAAGCGCAAATGTCTGGATATCCCGCAACCGCAACTCGCGGCCTACTCCCCGCCCCCCGACCCCATCCCGATCCGCGACCCTCGCCCCGACCTCTCCTACATGGGTCTGGCGCCAAATCCGGTCTACACGCAGGCACAAACGCAATCGTTCCCCGTGCTGGATGGCTACGGCAATCCAGTGCTGGATGGCTACGGCAACTGGGTCATCGGCACCGCCGGGACCTATGGCTATCTGTTGCAGGCCGGAACGGGGCGCACGCTGGTCAACTTCGACCTCCCGGCATCGTTCGGCCTCTGGATCAATCCGCTTGGTGGGTTGTGTTCACCGACCGCACCAAACTGCGTCTTCTATGCGCCAAACACCTATTTCGAGGAATTTGGCGAAGCGGCGAACAATGCCATAACCTACTGGACGACCATCGCGGGGCTGTTGATCGTGGTCCAGAGTCAGTAGCATGAAAAAATGGCTTCTCACCGCGTTGCTGTGCATCGTTCCGTCCCTGGCATGGGCGGCATGTGAACCGACAAACGCCACTCCGGGAATGATTGGGTGCTGGCCGCAGGTCACCACGATGTCGCTTACCGATTCCGTGGACATCTGGCAACCGCTGGCATTCCCGGCGTCCGCCAACCGAATTCATCTCCAGGACTTTTTGCATGTCGCACCACCGATTGGCGATGTCACGCCGAACACGGGAAGGTTTTCGACGCTGACCGCGACGGGCGCGGCATCGCTGAACAGCGGCGGCGCACTCTCCGGCACCTTCACGGGCAACCCCATCTTCAATGGCAACCCCATCTTCTCCGGCGCGGTGACTTTCACCGGATCGGCGCCATCAGGGGCCGGTATCACGGCGTTGTTTGGTTCGCCTCCCGCGATCGGTTCCGTTGCTCCGGGGTCAGTCAGTTCCGCGAGTGGCGCGCTGAACGGAACGCTTGGTGCCACGACGCCGAATACGGCGGCGGTGACCTCTCTGACCCAGAGTATGTCCTATATCCAAATCGATCCCAATCCCTTCGATCTCGCCAGCGCCAGCACGCAACTCTGCACATCCGCTCAATTCTGGTGCAGCCACGCCACCGTTACGTCCATCGGTACGCTGACCGGCGTGACCGATGCTACCTCGTTCGTCCTGGCGGACTCCGTGCTGTCCTCGGGCCAGGTTCAAGGATGGGATTATGTGTTGACGGTGGCTCCAAACGGAACCTCGGCGTCCGGGACGCGCCTCGGCATGGTGGTTCTACTTCAGCAGATCGGCACCTTGAACGGGGGAACCATAACCAACTCCGGCATATCGACCGCGTTTGGGGCATCGGTGGCGATGAAATCCAATCTGGGCGGGACGGCCACGCTTTACGCCGGAGAGGGAAACGCTTTTGTTACTTATTGCGAACTTTTCGCCACCGCGACATACACCCATGGATGCGCCGCTTATGAGACGGACATCGGCGTTGCCGCGGGTGGGTCGTACGATCAGATCAGTCACTTTAATCTGGTAACCTCATCCCAGCACGCCGTGGAAGGTCTTACCAATAGCAATTTCGGGATTCAGATCACGGCGCAGACCGGCGCGCGCGCCGATATAAAATATGGGATCAAGTTCGCCGATGCCAGTTCGCAATATGCCTTTGATCCATTCGCTCATCTGCTGTCGTCACCCGTGCCGGGGTCGGGTTCGCTTTCAGCGGCGTCAGGAATTGATTTCGCCAACATGACCTATAAGGCGTTCTCGTCGCGCCAACCATTTTCAATGGATGTGCCGCTACAGGCGACCGGCATCACCACGGCAACACGCCTGACCAGCACTGGCGCGGCGGCGAACTCATTTGTTTATGAAGCCGTCGTGACAGGACGCGGGACCGGCTATACGAGTAATCCCACGGTCGCGGTCACGGGATGCACGTCTACCGTCATCAACGCTGAACCTGGAAACGGCGGGGCGTTCGGGTTATCCGGTGTCTACACACCGGGAAGCGCGTGCGCCGCCGAGTCCACGGCATCAATCAGTGGCGGCGGTGGTTCTGGTGCCACGATGGCGCTACAGATCGCTGGTAACACCGTCAATCTTCCGATCAATTCAACGAACACGATACAATGTTCCGCCGCGGCGCAGGATGCCAGCGGTCACAGCTATGGCTTCACGATTTCCTTTGGCGTTACGATGGGCGCCACTGCGAGTACGACGGCGCTTGTCGGTTCTCCCACCTGGATGCAGGTATATCCAGCCAGCGGGACAGCAATCGCATTATCGGTCGCGGCCGACACCACGCTTGGCGCCGTCAACATTACCGCGACCCCAACATCCGGGACGTGGAATATTGGCGGCAAATGCACCGTCGTTTCGACGAGTCAGGTGATCTGATGAGCATCCGCCGCGACGCAGGCCAGGATGTAGGATACGCGCAGGCCAGGACATTTATCCGTCCGCGCGATGACCTTGCTCCAGGTCTCATCGCAACCAAAGCAACGGCTCGTGGCGTGGCGAGGGGCCGGGAAGTCATGGCCCTGGTACTCGGTTTCGATGGACATGCCGTCCTCCTGTCAGGGTTTCGGGGCCGCGGTGATGACGGCCGCCGCCGCCTTCGCTTCGTCCCGCTCCTTCGTCAGGGCGGCGACCTGTTCCCGCAACGCACTCGCCGCCGCCTCTCTGCCTTTGATTGCCGCCGACACGGCCGGGCATTGGCCTGTGTCGCGGGTCACGCCGTTCTGCGGCACCTCAACCGACACGCAGGCCGCGATTGTGTTGATATAATCCGAGACCTCGCCGTACGGCCTCGCCGCGAGGTATTGCCGGATCGACACGACAAGAGCCGTGGGAAGCTCGAGGGTGGGCGGGGCTTCCTGTGCGAGGGCAGTAGCCGAAGCCAGAAGGCATGCAGCCAATGCTAAACGTTTCATTTCGGCGCTCCGGTGATGGTCACAGTGTCGTCGCAGAGATCGATGGTGATGGGACCCGGAAGAGTGGTGCCTTCGTTAAGATGGATGCTGTGGCGCCAGCCAGGATTTACATCCCTGGGACCCACGGCGCGCTCACCGGCCTGAACCGAAAATGTAATTTCCATGTCGCACTTTCCGATTATTGGAACTCCTTCTCTTTCATGTTGGACGGGTGTTGGATAAAAGGGCCTCCAGTTATCGGCCCGGGGAATGCTTGTGGAATCGCAGCGCGTGACGAGATCGTCTTGCAAAACAACACATGGCGCGGCGTCTGTCCCGTTCGGCGCCTGTGCGAACGCAGGCCCGGCAACCAACAAAAACACAGCGGCGAGACGTTTCATGGGGTAGGGTCCTTTGTTTTTTCGGTCATGATAGCCGCTTCTTTCTTCGCCATGTCCGCCATCTTTTCCAGGACGGCCAACCGCACGAATGCGGAGAGCGTTAGCCCCATGGACTCGGCATGGACTTTCGCGCATCGCTTCTGGAACGCGGTCAATCGCACCTCCAGGCTGTCGTTCTTTTTCATACCGGACAGACTAGGTGCATTACAAGGGCGCGTCAACCCCCTCAGGGAGACCCCTTGATGGCCGCGCAAAATTGGACCACGATCCAAAATGCCTGTCTGGTGGCGCTGTCGCAGTCCCCGGCCCCGTACAACGTCATCCCGGCCGATTTCACGACGCAATTCCCACAAGCCACCAGCTATGCCGAGGATCGGATCAATACCGATCTCGCGTTGCTGAACACACGGCGGCGGGATACATCGACGGCGACCGGCGTGGGTAGCCGTGTTGTCTCCCTGTCCGCCGTGACGCCATTCATCACGGTGCCGGAGAGTTTCGCCCTTTTCTCTCCGGCCATCCTGAGCATACAGAACGCGACCCGGTACCCTTTTATCGCGACGACCGTTGATTTCATCGATTCAATCTGGCCGATCGAGGGTAACATCATGGACCCAGCCCTGGCGTACAATGTTGGCCGTTACTGGGCATTGGCCGACGATCACACCATCATCTACGCGCCGACCGCGAATCAGGCCTACACCTGTGAAATCTGGGGTCAGTATCGTCCGGTACCGATCTCGGCGGCCAATCCGACCACGTATCTTTCCACGTATTATTCGGGGTTGCTCATAGCGGGGTGCATGGTGTGGTTGATGGGGGCTTTGCTCCGTAATTTTGGCGCGGCCAGCGAGGACCCCCGAGCCGCTTTATCGTGGGAGCAAGAGTACCAGACATTACTCTCTCTCGCGCGTTCGGAAGAGGCGCGTAGACGCCAGTTCGGCCCCGGCGGTTCCGCGAACGAAGCGCCGCCCGCCTCCGTGCGGGGGTAAGCCGTGGGAATCCCGCCGCGTCCTTTGATTCTCCAGCCTGGAATAAGCACGCAGCAGACCGCCGTGCTGAATGAACAGGGTTGGTCGCAATCGCAACTCATCCGATTTTTTCAGGGCTTACTACAAAAATTAGGCGGGAGTGCCCGCGTCTCCAACTCAACTTTCTTCGGCATCTGCCGCGGCCTCCGGTCATGGTCGGACCTGACCGGGAATAATTACATCGGCATCGGCACGACGCAGCGCCTCTATGTCATGCTGAACTCGGTCCTGTCCGACATCACGCCGGTTCGTTCCGTCAGCAACCTGACGACGCCATTTACGACAACGGCGAGTTCTCCAATTGTCAGTGTGGCTGATGGCGCCGCCGCCGTCGCGCCAGGCGATTGGATCAATATTGAAAATCTGACCTATATCGACGGACTTCTGTTGCAAGGCTTCTATCCGGTCACGGCGGTCATCGGTGGCGGCTATCAGTTCGACGCCGGGGCGAATGCCATTGCTGGGGTTTCTGGTGGTGGCGCCGTATTACATTTTTCCACGTTGAACGCATCCCACACCGTCACGATCTCGCTCGGCGCTTATGTCTTCACCAACAACCAGGTCATCGAGGTCTTCTTTTCGACGACGGTCGGCGGCGTCACGCTGCAAGGTAATTACACGGTATCCGTCTCCGGTTCGACTTATACCATTCAGGCTTCGACCGCCGCCACGGGCAATAACACGATTTATGAAAACTCCAACCAGACGGCCATCGCGTATCTGATTGAAACAGCCATCGAAACCGGAAGCATCGGAAGCGGCGCGTTCGGTGTTGGGCTTTTCGGTTCCGGGCCGTATGGGACATCCTCTTCGACACCACCGATCGGCGGTTGGCTCAGGCAGTGGTCGCTGGATGCCTGGGGCGAGGATTTGTTGGCCAATATCTGCTCAGGCCCGATCTATACGTGGACGCCGCCCGTCGCCATCGGGAATACCGCGACCGTTCTGGCTAATTCGCCACCTCAAAATACCGGCATGTTCGTCAACGCGCCGAACCAACAGGTCATCGCGTTCGGCTGCACCGATCCGAACACGGGATTGCAGGACCCGATGCTGGTCCGGTGGTGCGATGTCGGTGACGATACCGACTGGACGGCCACGGCGACCAATCAGGCCGGATCGTTCCGGTTGTCCTATGGCAATCAGATCGTGGGCGGCAGTCCCGTGGGCGGTCAGGCGATTCTTCAAACCGATCTCGACTTCTGGATGATGCAATATATCGGATTTCCGCTTGTCTATGGCTTCTTCCGAACCGCGCGGGACTGCGGACTTTACAGCCTGCGAAGCAGCGCGGTCTCCGGCAATCTCATTGTCTGGCAAGGATATAACGATTTCCATCAGTACGACGGAAGCAGCGTGACAAACCTTCATTGCACGGTATGGGATTTTATCTTCAACAACATTGACAACAATTACCCTGGCGCGGCCTTCTCGGCGGTGGATGCGTACTTTACCGAGATGTTCTATTTTTTCCCAACGACGGGATCAAACGGCATCGCGAATGCTTATGTGAAGTTCAATTACAAGGATGGGTTGTGGGACTACGGCCCGATCGGGTCTCTTTCACGGTCGGCCTGGTATTCCGATGGTCCATCCGGGACGCCCCTCGGCACTGATTACAACGGCCTCGTGCAGGCTCAGGAGGCCGCGACCGACCTCGATGGCGTAGCGATGGACTCCTACGCGGTATCCGGCTGGATGGCATTGAGTGAAGGCGACGAATATGCCTGCATGAAATGGTTCTTCCCCGATTTCATTATGACCGGCGGGAATGTCCTGGTGACCATTACGTTCAACGACTATTTCGATACGACCGACCCGTATAATCCGCCTCGGGTTTACGGGCCGTTCATCGTGACCCCGACGACACCTTATATCTGGGTGAATGGCCGGGGACGTTATTTCTCGGTCAAGGTCGAAAGCACTGGTCATGGTGTGTTCTGGCGGTTGGGCCGTTGCCGGATGATAATCCAACCCGATGGGAAACGCTAATGGCCGGCGTCAATGACATCTGGCAGACCTTCCAGCAACTGGTATTATCGGTTCAGTCGATCTCGAATCAGTTGAAGACGGGGCTTGTCGTTGATCCGGTGGCGACAAGTTATACCGTGGCGATGCTTCCGGTTTCGGGCGCTCCGGGGCAGACTTTGTGGGCGAGTAACGGGCGTAAACCGGCCGAAGGTTCAGGGGCGGGAACTGGAGTTCCCGTGTTCTGGAACTCCGCTACGACACAGTGGTACTCTTATCTTTCTGGCACGCAGGTCACAAGCTAATGCCGACATACACCTCCCAGAAGGGCCTTATCCTTCCCACCGTTGGCGGTGACCTCAACGCATGGGGCGGCGAACTGAATGCCGGGTTGACGGCCATCCTGGATAATATCCTTGGTGGCGTCACCACGATCTCCGTTGCGGGGAATGCCAATGTCACGGTGACCTCTACGCAAGCGCAGTTTCTCTCGCAAAAACTGACCGGGATACTGACCGGAAATATCAATCTGATCTACCCGACCGCCGGGGGTTTCTATTTCGTCAACAATGCCAGCACCGGATCGTTCTCGGTCACGGCCATCACCAGTGCGGGCAGCTCGACTGGTATTATCGTCCCTCAAGGGCAGATGACACTGGTCTGGTCCGATGGGACGAATGTTTATCCGGCCACATCCGCCTTCCAAACATTAACGGTTCTTGGCCTCCTGACGGCCAGCGGCGGGATTCTCGGCACGACGACGAACGACAACGCCGCCGCGGGGAATGTTGGGGAATATATTTCATCCACCGTTCTCAATCCAGCCGCCGTACCGCTGACCACGGGCATCCAAACAAATATCACATCAATTTCCCTTACGGCGGGGGATTGGGATGTCTGGGGTAATGTCGGACTGGTCCAGCCGTCGGACACCATCATTGGCTTCGCCTATGTTGCCACGAACTCGGTGTCCGCGACGCTGCCAACCCCGCCAGGGAACGGCGGATCTACCACTTATACACCAGGTTCAACCCTCGCCGGAACCGCTCTTATACCCGCTGGGGTGGCTAGGTTTTCCCTGGCTGTCACTACGACGATCTATCTGGTAACGGAGGTCAACTTTACGGTTGATACCTGTTCGGCCTACGGCTTCATCGGCGCGCGGCGGGTTCGGTAGTGACAAAGCGGTGCATGGTGTCATAAGGTCGCGCGGACAGGAGTTTTTGGGATGCCGCTGGCGCAAGGAAACAGTCGGGAGATCGTGAGTTCCAACATCCGTGAAATGATCGCGTCGGGTCACCCCCGTGCTCAGGCCATCGCCGCCGCCCTCCGTACCGCCGATGAGTTCGGTAAACGCCGCGCCGCTGGTGGTTCAACGCCATCCGCTCCGACCGCTCCCACCTATCAAACAGCCTCTCCGCAAATCGCCAATGAGAGTAGTGGCTCCGGCATTCTCCCGAGCGGGCTGATGAGTGTGCCGCAGGTTGGTCCCTACACGCTCGACACAACCACCGGGGCACTGTCACCCTCGACGGTCGCCGCGTTGAACTCTTATGCGATGCGGGGGTTGCCGCCGCCTGGCATCACGGCTGGCGGGGTAGCGGCGGGGACTCCTCCTCTTACCGCCGCCGCTCAGACGCCGTTCCAGACCATCGCCACGCTTTCCGCCCAGACCGATAAACGCGGTGGCCGGGTCGGGTTGGCCTCGGGCGGGTTCCCCTCGTCCTCTGAGGGTGCGCCATGGTTCATGCGTTCCGAGGCGCACGCAATGGATCATCCCTCGGGGCTGGTGCACGGGATCGGGGCGGGACGCACGGATACGGTGCCGATGAATCTGCCGAGCGGGAGTCATGTGATTCCGGCGGATATAATCTCGGGTCTGGGCCAAGGCAACACACTCTCCGGCGCGCACACCATGGGCATGGCCATGAAGGGTGGGCCTTATGGGATCAGCCTGCCGAGCGCGCCACACAAACCGATGTCACTTCCGAAACCGCCTGGGGGATTTCATCTCGCGGACGGCGGCGAGCCTCAGTTCGAGGGACACGCGATCAAGATCGCGAAGGGAAATGTGCCGGAGTCCGAGGGCGGCGTGAGGTGTATTTTGGCCAATGGCGAGTGGGTGTGCCACCCTGGGGAGGTACAGCGCATCCGATACAAGAAGTACAAAGGACACCAGGCCATTGATGAGTGGATTACCGACCGTCGCGCGGCTGACGTGAAGAAGATCAGAAAGCTGCCGGGGCCGGTGGGGATGGAGAAATGATCATTTTCGCGAGGGCCGCATGACCCCCAAGCCCCAATCCGTCCGCCTCGCCCACCCCGGCGATGAAGAACTTCTCTTCGCCCTGATCTGCGCCTCTGATGAGGAATGGTCATTCGGCACCCGCGATCTCGACAAAATCCGCAATGTGATCTGGGCCTCGATCCACACCGACACACCAGAACGCCCGCGCTTTGGCGTCATTGAAGGGAGCGCCGTTCTGGAAGGGGCTATCGGTTTATTTCCCACGGAGCCGTGGAATTCATCGGACCTCTATCTCCGGGCATTCTTTCATTTCGTGCATCCGTTGTATCGTAAAACACGTCACGCCGTTGATCTCCGCGAGTTTGGCAAGTGGCTGGGCGACACCGCCGGGATGCCGGTGTTGTTCGAGTTGCCGCATATCGAACAGGCCGAGGCGAAGGCCAGGATGCTGGAGCGAGGCACGCAGTGGATCGGCGGGATGTTCATGCACTGTGGGGTTGACGAGATGGTGTTGGTGGCGTGATGGAAATGCTCGCCGCCTTCCAGACCTGGAACGCGGGCCACCGCCATCCCGGCGCCACGTTCAAAAACCAGCACGAGGCACAGGCCGCCGTTCATGCCGAGATGAAGGCTGATCCTGAATTGGTCGCCGCACTAAGAGCAGAGCATGCCCGCGTCGCTGAAATCACCGCGATCCGCAAAGAAGGTTGCATCATAACCGCCGACCGTCACCGCAGCCTGACCGCGATGCTGGCCGCGCACGATGGTTGAATTTCCATCCGGTATGAGACTGGCGGCGGCGGGGGATGAAGGTCGCCTCTACGATCTGTTTCTCATGGCGCACATGGAGAACGGCTGGGGCGATGTTGACGAATCAATCGTGAGAACGGCCATAGCGCGTGGATGCAAGCCCGATGGCGTCGTAATCGCACTGGTTGACGGCCCGGAACGGATTGAGGCGGCAATTGGGTTGCATCCGGTCAGGCCGTGGTATTGTTCGGATGCGGTGGGGAACTGGTATAATTCCGATCTTTTGATTTACGTGCATCCCTTGCATCGCCGGTCGCGTCATGCGGTAAAGCTCTTTCATTTCGCGCAATGGTGGGAAGCCAAGACAGGGATGCCCGCGCTTCTCGGATTACTGCCAAAGGACGATCTCGAAGATAAGGAGCGGTTGTTCTCTAAATTTGGTCGGCGTATCGGTGGGTTGTATGTGATCGACAGTGCCGGACGTTGGCCTGAGAAGGCGGCGGCGTGATCGTCGAAACCAAATTCAGAAAAGGACACCAACGCGCGGGGTTTGCATTTGCGTCTCGTAATGAACGGCGATTCAAGGGAAGCACTGGGACCAACACGGTGCAAACCCAGTCGGGACCGCCGGCCCAGGTGCTTCAAAACTACGAAAATGTCTACAACCAGGCCCAAAACGTCGCCGCGCAACCCCTCCAAACCTATCAGGGCGCGACCGTCGCCGGTTTCACCCCGATGCAGGAAGCGGGGTTCAATAACGTCAACACGGCGGTCAACGCGGCGACGCCTTATCTGAACGACGCCTCGCAGTACATGACCAATGCGGGGACTTCCATAGACCCGACGAATTTCGGAACAACCGAAGCTGCTTATCAGTCGCCCTACACGTCGCAAGTGGTCAACGCCACCGAGGCTGAACAGGCCAACCAAAACGCCCAACAGCAACAGCAGGTTGAGGGAAACGCGGTTTCTTCCGGAGCGTGGGGGGGCGATCGATCCGGTGTCGCGGCGGGTATCACGGCGGGACAACAGGCGCTGGCGGAAGAGCCGGTCATCGCCAACCTGGAAAATACCGGGTTTCAGAACGCCACGAACGCGGCGGAGTCAAATGCCTATCTCAACAGCCAAACCGGATACGGGCTGAGTAGCCTTGGTTCTGAGGCTGAGGGACTTGGGTTGACCGGCGCGAACGCGCAGATCACGGCTGGCGGCGCACAGCAACAACAGGAACAGAACGAACTCAATGTGCCGTACCAGGCGTTCCAGGCGGCGCAGGCGTACCCCTACCAGACCACGAACTGGCTTGAGGGTATGGCGACCGGAACCGGGACGCCATCTGGCACAACGGGATCGACGACATCGCCTGGACCGAGCACGCTGTCTCAGGTCGCGGGTCTGGGGCTGACGGGGCTGGCGGGATATAATCTGGCGAATAACGCTGGGCTTTTTTCGGGTTCGGGGGTAGGCCCGTCGGGCACCTCTATCGCGAATGCCTATTACAACTCCGCGGCGAATTCGGGCGAAGATTTGTCTGGATTCTACTCGGATGCGACCGGCGGTAAATTCGGTGGCCGCATCGAACGCGCCCCAGGAGGCGCGGTCCCAGGTTTCATGCCCATGGCGGATGGCGGCGCCACGATTAACGTTGGCACCAGTAACGGCCTTCTCGGTGGTTCGAACAATCTTTTGGGAGGCGGCGGTAATCTGCTTGGGGTAAGCGGTAGTCTACTTGGCGGCGGCGGTAACCTGATGACCACCCCAACCGGCTCAACATCGACCACGACTGGCGCCCCGATGGTCATTGGGCCGGAAGGGCAGGCCATCAACGCGGCGGGTCAGGCGGTCGCATCCTATTACGGAACGCCGATCGCCGGATTGGCGGCGGGGGCATTTTCGCGGGAATTCCCCGAACTCTCTCCTGGGGCCATGTTTCAGAGTGATCCGGCCGGGATGGTGTTGGGCGGCTTTGCTCGCGGCGGTCACGTCACCTTGGAGGACTTCGCGCATCATGTCGCCGGATTACGGCCCGTCCCGGTTCGTCCACGCGGGTTTGATGCAGGTGGGGATGTGTCTCCCGCGCTCACGGCATCCGTTGGCGGCAATCCCACCCTGGCTCAGGCGGCGCAGACTTATCAAGGATTGCCGACCGACCAGCTTCGCCAAATGGCGCAGCGGTTCGCGCCGAGCACTCCTCAAGGCCAGTTGGTGGCGCGAGCGCTTCAACAGAGACAGATGTATCCGCAGACCAATCCGGCACAACCAGCAGTGCCAGGGTTGGCGCCCCTGGGTGCGACAACACCACAAACCGGAACCGCGCCACCGGGGCCATTCGCCAAAGGCGGTGATGTCGAGGACGATCTCTCTGATCTGCCGGTCGCGCAACCCGGCCCCTCTGTCCCTGGCGGCTTGATGGCGGGACTTTCGTCAATGCAGGCCGATCCCGCCGCCATGCTGGCGCAGCACGCCATGGCGATGAACCGGAGCGGAGGTTATGTGCCGCCACCACCCGATCTCGCCCCGGTGGTCATGGATGCCGCGCAACGGTCCAGTGTCGATCCAAAGGCATTGGCCTGGATGCTATCGCAGGAATCGCACTGGAACCCCGCTGCCTACAATCCCTCTTCGGGGACCGCCGGGCTGGGACAGTTCAAGGCGGCGACCGCGAAAGAAGAGGGTATCGATCCCCGCGATCCCATCCAGTCTATCTATGGGGCCGCCGACTATCTCCGCAAGAAGCTGGACCAGACCGGCGGTGATTACGAAGCCGCGATCGGGCGTTATGGCACGTTCTCAACCGGGCGCGGTTCCCAGGCCGACAACGCGGTGCGCGGACAGTACCGGGCCTTCATGCAGGGGTCGAAGTTTGGTGGTGCGGTGAGATTGGCGGATGGGGGTGATCCAGGGGATGATTCGAACTATGTTGACCCTTCCGGCCTTTTACAGCCAGGAGGTCACGCTTCCGATACGCCGTGGTTGACTGGCGGGATGGCCACTCCTGTTTCTCAACCTCAAAACGCTGGCCTGGCACCGCTGCCCAATCCGCCCTTGCAAGCCGTCGCGCCACCGCCAACCGCTGGCCTTACCGCTCTGCCCGGCGATGCTCAGGAGGCCCGTTCCACGATCAAGGCCGATCCCTGGCAGTCCGTCCTCACCGCCGGGCTTTCCATGATGGCGGGAACGTCGCCGCATCCGCTCACCAACATCGGCGCGGGAGGCGCGGCTGGCGTCAAGGATTACGAGCAGCAACGCCAACTCGCGATTCAGGATCAGCAGCGCGCCGATCTGGCGAAGACGAACCAGGCTTATCGCGCGGCGCAAAGCGCGTTGCTGGGGGCGAGAACGACGGCGGTTCCAGTGACGACTGGGATTGCCCAACAAAACGCTGACACCAGAGCGGCGGCGGTCGAGGCGGCGAATAAGCGGGCAGATACCTACAAACTGGTTGGTGACGCCCGATCCGCTTATATCAAGGGGCAGTTGGATATGCTGCCAGCGGTCACGGATGCGAAAACAACGGCCGCCAATGCCGCAGCCGACCGCGCCGCCGCGGCAGGAACGGTCGCCGCCGCCAGAGCGCCGCTCCTGAACGCCCAGACAGCGGCGGTTCCGGTGACGACGGATGCGCGTACCGCTGGCTCCGCCGCCGCGACCTCCCGTGCCGCGACAGCCGCCAGTTCCGCCGCCGCCAACCTCGAATTAAACCGTTCCAAGGCCGTGGGCGATCTCATCGCGCGGACCAGCGATCCGTTCACACACGTCCCCACGATGTCGCCGGATCAGGCGCGGCAGAAACTTGGGTTTCCGCCAGCGGCGGCGCAGGCGCCCGCGCCATCTCAGACGCCAATGGTTCCCGCTGCTCCGGCGGCTCCGGCGGCTCCCCCTCTCCCTCCTGGCCTTCCCTCTGGCGCCCGCAAGGCTCCCGATGGTAATTACTATGTCCCCAACCCGAATGGCGGGTGGTTAAGAGCGGTTCCGTCAGGAGGGTAGCGCGTGCCGGACGGCTGGTCACTGCAACCCGTTGAAGGCGATCCGTTCGCCGCACAATCAACGCCAGGGTGGAATTTACAGCCGGTCGAGGGCGATCCTTTTGCCGCGCCTCCCGCACAAGCGCCGCTTCATGGCTATGCTGGAACGGATCAAGCCGCGCATGTCCGTCAGTCTGTTACTCAGGCCGATGTTGACGCGATACCGGATCGGTCGGGGGATTTGAAGGACGCGGCACCCATTACGTCGATGGATTCGACGATGACGGAGTATGGGCCGAGCGCGACGACGCCGGGTGTTGATCGTCTGGAACGAAACTATGACGTGACCGCGCGCAACATCGCGGAATCCGCCCGTCAGGCGTGGCAGGGACAACAACCCTTCATCACGCCTCAGGCGCAGCAATGGCTCCGCGACAAAGGCGTTCCCGACGCGGCGATCTCTACCCTCAACTCTCCGACGTACGCCCTGGCGGCGATGAACGCCATCATGCGCGGCGGCATCGAGGGGTTCCATTCGCTGTTGGAACCCGTGGTTGGAGAACAGGCGGCCCGTGACCTCTCCGCGATGCCGGAAGCGTTCCCCTTGGCCGGGCACGAACTCGGTGGGTTGGGTATCCCTGGCGCACCCCGATTGACCCAAGCCGAATCCGCCGCGATGTCTCAGGCTCAGGATTTCTCGCATCCATTCCTGGCCGGAAACGAAACAGATGCCACGATTGCCGGGCGTCAGATGCGGGAGGAACGCGAGGCGCTGAACGCACAGATGGAGGCGGCCGCACAGGCGAATCGTCCGAGGCTGACGGGGCCGGGCACTCCGGTGACGGAAGAAGCGCCAGCGGTTTCGCTCGCACCGGAAGCGCCGCTCCGCACTCCCATCACCCCCGAAGCCGCTGCCGCTACTGAAGCGGGAGAAACTGCTCCAACCTGGAACCTTGAACCCGTCGCGCATGATCCGTTCGAGGCACCGCCCTCTCCCGTCGATGAGGCCGCTTCTCAGGCGGTTGAACCGACTCCAGCACAGGCGGAAGTCCCGGTTACCGCTGAATCGCCTTTATTGGAAGGCGAGGTCCTGCCGCCCGTCCTTCCCTACGCCATGTTCGACCCTCGCGATCTCACACTGGCTCCGGACACGTTCCAATACAAAGCCTCCGATGAGCGCGGCGTGACCGGGGCGCTACGGGGCGCCACGCGGTGGGAGTCGGCGCTCGCCAACCCGATCACGGTCTGGCAGGCAAATGACGGAACCAATTATGTCGTCAATGGCCATCAGCGCACCGATCTGGCATTGCGGGCGCAAGCCGCCGGTCAACCCGATGTCCAGATGCCAGCGCAGGTATTCCGTGAAGCCGATGGTTACACGCCGGAATACATGCGGGCGCTTGGCGCCTATCAGAACATTTCCGAGGGTAGCGGCACCGCGATTGATGCCGCCAAGGTGTTGCGGAGCGTTGGGCAAATCCCGGAGTCCAGGCGGTTGCCAGACTTACCACCGGGCGGCGAACTGGTGCGGCAAGGAACCGCACTGGCGAAACTGTCGCCCGAAGCGTTTGGGATGGTCACGAACGAAATCGTGCCAGCCGCTTATGCCGCTCATGTCGGGGACCTGATTTCCGATCCTACCGAACAACTTGGCGCGCTACAGGTGTTGGCGCGTGCCGAACCGGCGAACTCGGCTCAGGCCAGGATCATGGTCCAGGATGCCGTCAATTCCGGTTTTGCGCGTGGTGTCCAAGGCGGACTGTTTGGCGAAGAAGCCTTCGCGCATTCGCTGATCCCAGAGCGGGCGCGTGTGCTGGACCAGGCGCTCCGGTCGCTACGCAAAGCCGGGGGCATCTATCGTGCCGCCGTCGAGGGCGAAGAACCTTTGACTTCCGCCGGGAATACCCTAAATCGTGAAGGGAATATTCAGGCGAGAACCGAAAATGGCCGACTTCTCGACATCCTCCAACGAGACGCCACCACCCGAGGGCCAATCTCCGACGCCCTTTCACGGGCAGCAACCGATGTCGCCAGCGGCAAGCCAGTCGCCGGGGCATCCTCTCGCTTCCTCTCCAAAGCTCGGCAAATTGTCCGAAGCGGATCGGGAGCGGGCTTACGACCAGGCGATTTATCTCACGGCGTTGAACATCCGGCAGCGTCAGAGGTAGACCCCGCCGCCGCGTTCCGGGAGGAGCTGGGGCCTGGGTTGTTTGAGTCTCCCGTTCCTTTGTTTTCCCCCGTTGCCCGCGCCGTCGATGGGTTGAAGCAGGCCCGTGGGACCGGCGAGCAAATGCTGGCGCAGATCACGAAGACGCCAGGGGTTAAACCGGAAGAACTCGCGTGGATGGGATTGCCGGGATGGTTGCGGGATCAGAAGTCCGTGACGAAGGCGCAGATCGCGGATTTTGTTCGGGCGAATCAGTTGGATGTGAGGGAGGTGACACACCCAAGCGACGAACCGAATCAATTCACAGTGTCATCCGCCGCCGTGCCTGGAGGCCAGGGCGGAATGGCGAGGTTCAGGACTTACGATGAGGCATTGGCGGAATATTCCAGACGCCGGCAAGAGTATCCGAATGGATATCACAGCATTATGGAAATGCCGCCAGCAGGCACTCAACCGAAGTATAGCGGCTACACGCTTCCTGGCGGTTCCAATTATCGGGAGTTGCTGATTACGTTGCCGCCGAAGGCAACGACGCGTGAATCCGAACTGATGCGGGCTGCTGGCGCTCGTTTGCGGGCAGCGGAACAAGCAGAACTTGATGCGAGAGCGCGCGGCTTCGACGTGACGCGCATGGGCAACCTGACCGATGCGACTGACCGAGCGCGCGCCGCATTCGACCGCGCGCGAGAAGCCGTCAAACAAGCGCGTGGCCAGGTTTACCGCTCTCCCCACTGGGAAGAACCCAACGTCCTCGCGCATGTGAGATTTGATGAGCGGACCGCGCCGGATGGGGCGCGCGTGCTGATGGTGCATGAGGTGCAATCCGACATGCACCAGGCTGGAAGAAAACGTGGATATTATAACAGCACGAAACCTTGGGAAGTATTCAATCCCGTCGACGGAGCGCCGGTCGCACGCTTCGCCACCGAAACAGAGGCGCGGGCCGATGCGAGGCGCAGAGGCGACGGATTTGATTTCGCGCGGGGAGACCAAGGCCGCGCCGCCAATGCCATCCCCGACGCCCCCTTCAAAACCACATGGCCCGCGCTCGCGATGAAACGTATCATCAAACTCGCGGCGGATAACGGATTCGATCGTGTGGCGTGGGCGCCGGGAGAAGTGCAGGCGGATCGGTATGATCTGTCGAAACACATCAACCGTCTCGATTACGTTCCGAGCGAAAACACAATCTGGGCATACGATAAAAATGATCGCATCGCTCATACGATCCGCGATGTCACGCCCGAAAACATGGCGGACAAGATCGGCAAGGAAGCCGCTGAGAAGTTACTGGCGCAACCGGATCGCGCGCCCGTGACTGGCCCGATTCATGAAGGGCGGATGTGGAAGCGTCTTGAAGGCGCGGACTTGAAGGTGGGCGGCGAAGGCATGAAAACCTTCTATGACAAAATGCTGCCAGCCGAAGTGAATAAGATCACGGGGCGGTTTGGCGCGAAGGTGGGGACGAGTGAAATAGCCACACACGACAAAGGGCCAGAAGGTGCGTGGATAGTTGAGCCGCCGGATCGTTCATGGCAACAGCGATTCAATACAGAGCAAGATGCAGAAGAATGGGCTAGACTTTCAGCGCGAGGATTTGGTCTCACTCCGGAGGATATGACGGCAACGTTTGTTGGTAAGCCAGTTCTGCAACCCGTCCACTCCCTCGACATAACCCCCCGTCTTCGTTCCGCCGTCCAGTCCGAGGGGTTGGGGTTGTTCGCCGGTCGTCGCCTCCCCGCCCCACCACCCGCTGGCCAGGACCTCTTCGGCACCACCCGTGTCGCGTCAGCCCAGCGCACCCCAGAACCCACGATCCGCACCGATCAACGCCAGGCCGTCATGCCGGGTATGGAACCGTCAGCGATCCAGGCGCAGGCCGCACGGGATAACGCCCCGCCAAAATCAAACCAACTCGCACCGAATGAGGGATTGTTCGCGCGCCAAGAACCCGTGCAGCCGCAACTCCCCACACGCACGTCCCGCTACCTCAACACCTCCCCCTTCACCGACGAACTCCACGAAGCCCCGCTCACTGGCCACGAAGCCGCCGCCGATTGGGTGTTCAACAGAGGCCGAGACACCGGACACGAACACGTCGCCGTGGTCGATAACCGCACCGGAGAGATTATCCATGCCGGAACCAGCGGCCTCGCGGATGAAGTCAAATGGAAGGGCGATAATGGCACTGATCTGCCGCCCGACAGCCTGACGATCCACCACAACCACCCCAACGGGTCCGCGCTGTCTGGACCTGACATCGGGATGCTGACAAATCCCGCGATCAGTCATGTCGTCGCGCATGGGGCAAATGGAACGACGACCGTTGCCTCTCTGGTCCCGAAGTGGAAACCGGAAACTACGGAGCAGATGGTTCCGTTGTTGCGATCAATTAACAGCGCACGTTTTCATGCCCACACCATCGCCCGATCTCTGTTGCAAGACCTCGTGAACAAGGACGCCATCTCCGGTCCCGTTGCCGATCTCGCCTATGAAGATGTCACCAACCGCTTGCTTCATGCCGGTGGCGTCATCAACTACGCCTCCACGCTCGACCTAGCCGCGCCAATCAAGGCGGCGCTCGCCCCCGTATTGAGGAACCTTGGCCATGCCGATGCAACACATGATCGATATACCGTCGCCGTTCCGCCCGAGGAACGAACAGCAAGCCTTCCTGCGCCGGTTGCTGGCGATGCCGGAGAAGTCGCCCGAAATCCAGGACGCGATCAGAACGGTGCGGGCGAATCTGGCACCTCTGGGGAACGCCGCGGAGGCGGTGAGGGGGTTGAAGGGGGCGAGGCCACCCAAGGCAGCCTGAGCGCGGGTGAACCGCTAACCCCCGCCCAACGCGCCGTCCTCGCGCATAACTCCCGCAATGGTCCGTTGCCGCCACGCGAGATGCCGAACCTGGTCGAGCAAGGGCCACCGAAACCGCCCAGAGAAGCGCGCGCCAGCCCCAGCCCAAGCGACGAACTCCCCCTCCGCGAACCGCCACAACCCGCCCAGGGGCACAACGGTGGTCCGCCGATGCCGCCCGATTCCCTATGGCCGCCGGATCAGCAGCCGCCGAAACGCCCACCGCCACCGCCGGAGATCGAGGCGGCACGCATTACGGCGCCAGCCGCCACGAAAAACCTGAACCCCGTCGAGAAGTTGACGATCTTTCCGCAGACCCTCGCCAATCTCGACAATATGTCGGCGCGGCTTTGGAACTCGTGGCAGGCGCGCGAACGGACGGAGAGCACGAACGCCGCCGAACTGCGCGGCATTATACAGCCGAACTTTCTGAAACTATCGAAACCGGATCGCCTCAAGGTGGCCGGAGCGCTGGAAATAGCGCGCATCGAAGGCGCGGAAAGTCTGGTCGAAAATCCGGACGGCACGATCACCGCGCACAACGGTTCCATCCCGCACGCCAACTGGTCGAAGGTGGGCGACAGCATCCAACTCACCCCACAGCAAACCGCAGCCTATCACGAGGCCGTGCAACTTGGTCGCGATCAATGGACGATGCTGCAACGCGCGGCGGCGAAACGATATGGCTGGGATGGCGCCCTTGATCCAGCCGCCATACGCGCCGAAGCGCAGTCACGCGGCGAGCCGGGTGACTATCATCGGCTGAACCGTTTGGCTGACCTCTTGGACGTGATGCGGTCAAACCAGCAGGAAATCTACTTTCCCATGCAGCGGTTCGGATCGTATTTCATCGCGATCCGTCCAAAGGCCGGAGAAGGCGTCATCGAAAATCTCGGTGGTCATCCGCCCCTGGCGTGGTTCGAGACCGTCGAAAAGCCAGCATTCCAGGATTTGCTTGGGGCAACACGAGGCGCGGTTTCGGTTCAGGCGCGCGCGGCGAAACGAATCGCGGAACTGGAAAAAGATTTCCCGCCGGATAAATTCGACTATCAGCACGGCGACTTCGCGCGGACCCCACAACTCCTGCGCCAACTCAATATTCCCGCCGTCGAAAAACTGTTCATGTTGATGGAGAACAAGGTCAAGGCCGGGATGACCGACGCCGTGATGCGCGGCGATAACCCGCCGACCACGAAGCAAGGTATTCGTGAGGAAGCGAAGAACCGTTATGATGCGTTACACGGGTCCACACTGGAAGCATTTTATGATGCGCTGTTCGAGGAACTGAAGTCGGGATATCGGCGTCGAGCAAAGGTTGTGCCTGGTTACTCCCAAAATTTTGATAGGGCCATCAGCAGCCATCTCTATCAGATCGCTCGCAATGCCGCCGACACGGTTCACCGCGATAGTATCGAGTCAGACTATCAGAACATCCAGGATTATCATTCCCACCAGAACGTCAAAAACTATTGGCGTGACTGGCGTGCTTATCAGGAAGACCCCGGATCGCCGTTGTCTCGCGCGGCGGCGACGATGAACCAGATCGGATTCGCCTACATGCTGGGGATGAATCCCTCGTCCACCATGATCATCGCGTCCCACATGCCGATGACGGCGGCGCCCGTGCTGTCGGTTGGGGTTGGACCTCGCGTGGCGGTTCCGGCGCTGGCACGCGGCCTGCGGTCGGCTTATGGCGCGCTGAAATTCGACACTGTTCATGGTGGCCAGATTGACCTTGAAAAGGCGATGGCGGGGATGCCGCCGGAGAAGCAGGCGTTTCTTCGTAAAATGGCGCAGGAGGGGCGCTTGGCTGCTGTCGGCACCCATGACATGGCGGCGCTAAACGATAAACTCGCTCCTTTATTCCATGATCATGCCGATCTGGCGCGGCGTGCCATGGAGATCGCGACCTCGAATGTTCACGCCGTCGATCAGGCGAACCGGTTCGCCGTGGCCTCGGCGGCGTGGGACATCGCCTCCAATCCGGCGCACTTCAACGCCGCGGCAGCGCCGCTGATGCGGCACAATGCCGCCTTCCGCGAAATGGTCGCCCGCGAGATGGGCCTGTCGCCCGAGTCCTACGGTCGCTTCATGCTGTCCAGGGCCGCGTTCGATTGGGGGAAAGCGAATCAGGCGCCGATCATGCGCGGGCCTCTGGGCCAACTGATGTTCGCGCTGCATGGGTTCCAGACCCGGTATCTCTCGACCGCGTTCAACCTGATGAAGAACAGTGGACCGGAAGGAAGGCTTGGATTCTACCTCATGATGGCGGCGTTGTTCGCGGGCGCCGGGGCATTTGGACTGCCGTTCTCTCAGGATGCGTTGAAGGGGGCGGATGAGGTTTACAAGCATTTTACCGGACGTGATCCCGCGCTGAAATTCAAAATCCACGACTTCATCCAGGATCATGGCTTTGGCGAGGCTGGCGCTGATATTCTCCTTGATGGCGCGGCCTCTTATGGGACCGGCATCAATCTTGGTTCTCGCATCGGATTTGGCGATGTCCTGCAACGGGAGTTCGAGAGCACCAATGTTCTCGGCACGATCCCGTCCATAGCATGGAATGCCTATTCAGGGGCATCCCTGCGATACGAAAGTGGTCAACCAGCGGCGGCGGTCGCGGCGGAAGCGGTCCCGGCGGCACTTCGTGGACCGCTGCGCGCGCTCGCCGCCTCGCAACAAGGGATCGTCAGTCGTCAAGGCATCGAACAGGTTCCCCCGGAAAATATCAGCAAAGCCGATATCGCCAAGATCGCGGCGGGATTTCAGCCTCTGGTCGCACAAAAACGCGCGGAAGAAACCCAGCGCTATATCGCCGCCCGGTCTCCCGACGCATGGCGCGACATGATCAGGAATGGCCAACAGGCCGAAGCCATCAAACAGATGAAAGCGGCCGGGTGGACGCCGGGTCGCGTCGAGGGCTTCATCTTCCAGGCCCATCGTCCTCCCGGTCCTGGCGTTCAGTTCAGGAATTTCGAACGCAACCGAACCGTTGCCCCGCCCCCCTGACCCGTGTAACGTCCTTCCGGGCACGCCGCCCGGCCTGATCACCCCGCGATCCGCACCAGAGCACGCCGCGACGGACAGGAACGCATGACGGAGAATCGTCGTGCTTCATTTTGTCCGGGCCCTGGCTGTTGTCTTGCTTTTGCGCGGATCGGCGTGGGGACAGAATGTTCCCGCTGTCGTGACGTGGCAGGCGCCCACGACGGGAACCGTTTCTTCCAGCGCCACCATTGTCGCGACCCCAGGGGGCAAGGCCACAACGGTATGCAATACCACGGCCTCTGGCGGCGGCAACATTTGGCTCAACCCGAATGGCGGCACGGCAGTCGTTGGCGCGGGACATGAGGCTGGCGTCGCACAATCGTCTACGGCCATGGGTGGCTGCGTGGTCTACGGCACGCCGCTCGCGCATCCCATAACGGGCGTCTGCGATAGCGGGACCTGTAGTTACACCGTCACGCGGGGGAACTGACGGATGCGGTGGATCGTTCTGATCGGATTACTGATGGCGATCCCGGCGTGGGCGCAGACCAGCCAGTCGCCACCGTTGACCATCGTGGCTCCGCCTTCTGGTTCCAACTCCGGCGTCACCTCCCTCACCGCCGGCGCCTGCATCGCGCTGACGCCGAACCCGATCACGGGGACGGGGAGTGTGGCGCTTAACCCGAACTGCGCCAATGTGTGGTCCGCGCAGCAATCGGCGACGATCACGACGCTTACGATCTCGACGGCGACGTTTACGCCAACGGGTGCCTCGAACGATTACGCGATCACGCTGACGAGTGCCTGTCCGTGCACGCTGGCCAATCCCTCGGCGACGCCGGTCGCGGGGACACATGGCATCATCACGGTGACGCAAAGTTCGTCTGGAAGCAATACGATCGGGACGTGGGGGTCACAATACGAAGCGCCGGGAGGGACGGCATCGATCACGTTATCAACTGGGGCGAACGCGGTTGATGTTCTGTCTTATGTGGTGAAGGATTCGACGCATATTCTGATCGTTCCGTCCCTGAATTTCTCGCACTGACATGAACCGGCGCAAACTTCTTCTCGGCGCATCGATCGGCGTCCTTGTGGCCGCACTGGAATGGCCGCGCGAGGCTCACGCCACCCCAACCACGATCAATTACACCGTCGCCTATACCGGCGCGGACTTCACGTCCTACATCACCGCGACCAATTCGATGGGCACGAACTTCCCGGCGTCGTCCAGCGGAAACGTGACGCTGGCGGGAGCGACCTCAACAACTGTCCCACTCGCCCTGACGGAAACGGCGGACTTCACCGGACATCCCATAACGATCTCTGGTGTGACCGGCACGTATTTGATTACGTCATACAACAACACAACCAAGGTCGCGACGATCTCGGCACTGGCCGGATATCCGGCGACGTTCGCGACGACGCCAGGAACGGGCGCGTCTTACACCATCGCGGACATCGCGGTTGTCATCACGATTGGAGCGGCGGCGGCTTATACGGCCCCGCCGGTTCTGATGCCGGGGTCAAATGGGAACTGTTGGGAGCAAGGAACGTCAAACTGGGAAATCAGCGGAGTAACTTTTGATTCCGCGCATACGCTGACGATCAATGGCAATACTCCATGGAACCCTCAGGCCGCGTTGCGCCCGAATTATACGGGTGATCTTACACAACCGGTTCTGATCACTTCAACCAATTACGGTGGCGCGGCCAATGACATCCTGCAACTCAATATAAGTGGAAGCGGCAATTTCATTTTCCTGAACAACATCCAGTTTCAAGTGCTAAACGCCAATCAACAAGGGCGCGGAGCAATTTTTGACTTTACCTTTCAGTACACCGTGAAAGTTACCGCTACGAACTGTTTGTTCCAGATCACCAACACGGCGTATGGACTTTTCGTATGTGGCGTCAACACCATGACAAACTGCATTCTCATGATGGATAATGCCACCGCTGGCCTGGTCGGAGGGACGGGCGAGACCTATAATAACTGCGCGATCTTCGGCTATTCACAGACAGGAATCGCGACGCCTACGACCGAAGCACTCGGCGGCGGTACGTTCAACGGGTGCTGGATTTTCGGAACCGCCGCACTGACCAACGGCACCGCCACCACATGCACCAAATGTTTCAGTGATTCATCGGGAACAGGCGTAACCGTCGTCACGCCCGCGACGCAGATCGCATCGCTCAACGGCCAGTACTACAGCGACATGCGTCCCATCTCGACCACTTCGATGAGCGGCCAGAGTGGCGCACCACCAGCATCAACGGATATCTATGGTGTTACACGAACGTCCGGTAACTGGACCGCCGGGCCGGTGCAGACCACTTATGCGCTGCCGTCCACTCAAGCCATCGCCTATAACGTTGAAGCCTCTGGCGGCGACATCACCGCGCTCACCAATCCGTCTATACTCGATAACACGACCGGGCCGGACCTGACCTATTTTCAAAGCGGACAGGTGTGTTCCGGCACGGCGGCGGACAGTTCACATATCGTGCTCGCGACCACGGCGAGCGCATCGGTGGTCGGCCATCCGGTGCAGTGGAAAACCGGCGTCATCGGTCTCATAACGGCGTTCAACGCCAGCACGCATGTCGCGACGATCTCGGCGATCGCCGGGTATCCGGCAAACTTTGGCGGCACTCCGCAAAGCGGAGATGCTTACACGATATTCCCGACTCAGGTTACCTTCATCATTGGCTATCCGGCGTCGGGCAATACGTGGCTTCTGGCGCAGATTTACAACCCGACACCAGGAAGCACGGGCGCCCTGGTGGTCACGGGGCTTTCATCTCCAACCTCCCATGTCCGGGTGACCAGCAACTACACGTTCAATAAGTCGGCTGTTATGGGCGACATCACTTCGCAGGCCGTTCCGTGTATCGCAAATCAGTTCGACCATGCTTCTATTTATGGCATAGGGACGCCATACTTTTATACGGACCACATGCAGTATTGGATATATTATCAACCGCCAAATACCGCTCAGGAAGGAGAAGGGCTTTATAGGTTCGGCGCTGAGCCTGGAGCGTCTGGAACGCCTGGGGTAGCTCCCTTTGTTGTTGGCACTACGAAATGTCTGATGCGAAACGATAACCATTCCTCCGTTGGCGCGCACCAGTTCTTCATGCAGGACACCGCGTCATACGCGGATGGCTCGGTATTTTTCGATACCTGTATATTGGACAGTACGTGCTGGTATGAAACGGTTGGAAATCTGCAATTCACCGCTATCGATTGCACGATAATGTGCAATTACAATCTGGTGCTGACCGCGACGGGCGCCACCACTTCCGGCGGCAATACAATCACGGTCGCAAGCACAGCCCAGATTGAGACGAGCCTGGGAGGATCGGCGGGGCCGCCGCTAGGATCGCTTTATTCCCTCTGGCCCTGCCACGGTTCGATCACGGTCGGCACGTCGGTTACAGTGACCAACGCGACGACTCTGACCTTGAGCGCGCCCACGACGGGAGCGATCAATATCGGCGACAAGATTTATTTCGGCGTTCAGGCCATGATTTCGTGGGGTGCAGGCGGTTCGTTGGAGAACACCGCCATTCTGGGATCGTCTTGTCCTGTTTATGCGGCTGGAGCAAGTTCCGTAATCCCGGCCTTTACGACCTGCGCGACGGACGTTCCGGTCACGGGCACGACTGGGCCGGGACAGACAACCAACCTCTCCGGCGCTGGATTTACCCAGGTGAATTTCGCGACATTGTTCAATGCCGGGTCGGGCGTTGGATCGACGGGAATTGATTTGCGACTGGCCGCTGGCGGATCGCAACTCGCCGGGAGTGGCACGCATCGGTCCAGCAACCCGACCGACATCTTCGAACAGACCCGTGCCAATCCGCCGACCATTGGAGCGCAGGAGTTCGGCGTGGCGTCGACCGCCGGTAATCTAATGATGGGTATTCCAGTGCCGTGATCCCTCATCCCCCCCCATGCGTATATCCCGCCCCTCCCCATGACGCACGAACTGTGACCATGCTCATAACTCCGCGACGCGATGACCCCCGATGATCCTCGCATCCCCAACATCCCGATACCAAACCCACGCCCGATCCCTTATCGTGACGGCAACGTTATTTTATCGTTACCGGAGGGACGAATACCATGAATCTGGCGGAACTCGCGGCCTTCGTGCCGGTTTCTCCTGGAAGTGTGGGCATCGTCACATCCGCCGTGGCCGCGATGGGTTACGGTCTGCGCTGGATGGCGGTAGACGCGGCGGAAAGAGTGGTGGCGCCCTTGAAGGAGCAACTCGCCGTGGTTAGCCTCAAGTCCGATACCATGTGGTCCGCCGCCATGGGCCGCGCGAGTGCCGCCGCCGTGATCGGAGGTTTGGCCACCATGAACAGTCCCCTGGTGTTCACCGACGAAGTGAAATCCTGGATGGACCACCTCGCCGTCGAGTTGAAGGCCGCGTTCCGCGCGGAGTGGTCGGCGTTGAATGACGATGATCTCGCCTTGGCCATCCAGCGGCGGTTTGGCGACCGGATCACGAAAGAGGTCTGCATTCCGCACGGGATCAAGGACCTGGAGTGCCTGCTGCTGGCGTGCGCGGTGGCGCGGGAGTGAGCGCCAAATGGACCATCGCCACCCTCAAGCAGCATTTCGAGGCGCTACGAAAGGCGGATCAGCGTGCGCTGGAACTACAGGCCAGGGAACTCAAGCGGCGGCTCAAGATACTCAACGGAGAACACGCCACACTCGCACAGATGAAGGATACCTACGTCCCCCGTGAGGTCTACGATCGCGACATGGAGCGGGCCAGGGAAAACGAACAGACCTCCGCGACGGCGCAGGCCGCGGCATTACGCGAGGCCGGAATAGCGGCGACGGCCAACCGAAGGACCATGGTGTACGCTCTCGTGGGAGTCGCAATCGCGCTGGTCGGCTGGGCGATAACGATCCTGTTCCATTTCATACCCGAGGCGCATCCGTGATGCCTGACGCCTTCACCATCCCCGTTCCCCGCGCCCTGGCCGAGCACATCGTCGCGGAATGCGAGCGGCGCGGGATCAGCCACCGGTTGTGGTGGACCGAGGCCGGGGAGTTGAAGGCGCGGCTGGATCGGGTGCTGGCGGGGAAGAAGCCGGAATAATTACCGTCCCTTCGGATCAATCGAACGCGCCGCCGCTGATCGGGGAGTGTCCGGCGCGCGGCGCTGATGCGGGAAGCGGTGGCGTTGCGGAGAAGGTTCAACACGTTCGATACGCTGGACATCATTGATCGGATGCCGGTGGTGGAGGAGTGAGGGTTGCGCGGGACCGAGAGAAACGATAAAGTCCAGTCGCCGCAACATCGCGGCTGTGTCCAGCATAAGGGGACATTTGAAATGAATCTCTCCGAGTTCAAAGCGTGGTTCGAAGGCTTCACGGAGTCCATGGAAGGGGCGCCGAGCGAAAAGGCATGGGAGCGGATCAAGGGCCGCGTCAAGGAAATCAAGGACGCACCACCTGTTGAACGCCACCATTTCCATGACTATTATGTGAGGCCATGGAAGCGATATTGGGATTACGATTATCCCAGAGCCCATCTTTCCACCGAACGGACCGCGACGCAGATTTTTTCGCATAGCCGATCCAGCGGTTCCATTGCCCCTGTTAGCCGTGGGCGTGCGTCAATGCTAGTCGCCTCATCTGAGGCGCCATTCGACTCCCGCGCTGAGTTCAATCGTCTCGGTCGCGCGGAGGCTCTGTCTCTGGCGAAGTGACCGCCATCGCAAGAAAGCAGGGCCGCTCGGGGCAACTCGGGCGGTTTTGCTTTGTCCGGCGGGCGGTTCTCGGATGCGGACGTGGCGCTTATTCTGGGGCGGCCATCTTCGCCAATGCCACCCGAACTGGACCAGGGATAGGCGCCTCCCCACGCCGGTACCGCCGCGCCGTTCGCTCATCGATCTCCAAACGCGAAGCGGCCCACCGATCGATATCCGTGATCGGTAGGCCGTCCGGCATTCCGGCGGCGTACAACGCCACCATGTAGGCGAGGCGGCTCACAGCGTTGCGAGCAACGCCTGCAAGTCTTCGAGAGATTGGCCTTCCAGAGCGGCATCTTGCTTGCGCGCCATGATGCCGAGAATCTTCTGCTTCTGTTCGGCTCTGGCGCGCGCTTCAAGGAGCGCCTTGTTTTCGGCCTTCTTGACCTCAATGACGTGCTTCACGATGTCGAAACGGAGTTTCTGCTTCGGGTCGGGCGTTTCGATGTCATCCAGGAAGTCTGGCGTATCGTGCTTCAAATCATTGTGAAGCGCGGTAGCGAGATCGTATAGGCACGGCCCGCGCGCGGCCTTGAACGGAAGCGCCCAAAGATCGTCGGCCTTCCACACGCCGCCGATGTTCGGCAGTTCAAAGTTAAGTCCCAGGCGTGAGGCTTGCTCGAAGATGTCCATGATGTGTACTCCTTTCAGAAAGTGACTTTGAGTGTGCGAGAGAACGCCCCCTTGACGCGGGCGATGACGTGGTTTCGTTGCGTTGACGAAAAGCCGAGGCCCGAGAGTTGGTTCACGGTCTCGTCCGTCCGCATCTTCGCGCCGACCATTTCCAGAACCTTGCGGTGTTGGTCGAGATCGGCGCGGAGAAACTCATTGTAGAAACCGCGCGCCGTGCCGTCGTTCTGGCAACCATCCAGCATGAAGAAATAGTGCTTGTTTCCGACGCCATGACCGTCCCAATGGTTCGGAGAAAGCATGGCGACGGTCACGCGGTGGAAGGCTTCGGTGTCGATGGACCAGACCTTGCGCGATACCGTGGTCATCGGGAGTGGACTGATTACGGTCAGGTTTCCGTTCTTGTAGTGAAGTTCCGCCACCACGACGCGTTCGCCTTGCCGCAACGCCTTGGGATAGGCGAAGCGATGAACTGACCCCTTCCAGTCAATCTCCGCCTCGAAACCAACATCGGCGGTTTCTATCTTGGCGTATTGGTGGACGAACAGATTGTAAGTTCCTTCCGCCATACGATGCGCGGAGCCATAGAAGATATTCTCGACTGGTTCGCGCGTGCCGCGCCCAGGCGAACCACCACCAGCATTCATGTCCACGTCAAGTTGGCCACCGAGGCGAGATGGGCCTTTGTTCGCAAAGTGGATTTCGTTTCGGTCCGGCTCGACCATGTGAAAATCCAGGTCATCGAAATTCGACCACGCCAACCGGCAACACAGATCGCCCGACACATTGCCTCCGGCCTTCTTCACGCGCTCCCGAATGGAATCCGCGAAGTCGCCGTTATAGGACCACGAAAAGCGGTTGTCCCATTTGAACAACGCTGCGGCCGACGCGTCGGCTGGCGCGATCAGAGACACCAGATTGCCGACGTGACGATTCTCCACCATGACTTCAATCGATTCCGCCTTCGGAACGACATCCCCCAAAAACTTCTCAATGCCGATCTCTTCGACTTTATCGAAGGTCTTGGGCTTAACCGATGCCGTCGCGGCGAGGTCATCGAACACGCCGCCGCCTGACATCGCCTTTCTGGCGTTGCGATCCGCGAACAGGATGTTGTTCACCGTGATATCGGTCAGGCGCGCGTAGCGGCGTTCCAACGCGGAAGTCAGGCCGAGTTCCGCGACAGTCGCTTTGGCGCGCTCGATCATCGCCTTGGTGACAAGCGCGGTGGGACGCTTGTAATTCGCGGGCGCGACCATCGCCTCGAACTTCCGAACGGCACCTTCCATATCTTCGCCAGCGGAAAAGTCGATCAGCAACTGGCCGATGGATGTGTTTCGGATTTTGGAGACCGAGGCCGGGAGTTCCCCGATTTTCAGCCACACGAAATTGTCGCGATCTTCCGCCGCCAGCCTGTCGAAGGCGATCTTTTCCTGGCGGAACGTCGTCACGGCATGGCGATGTTCCTCGCCGCGATAGAGTGAGTTCTGGCCGATCAGTTCGAGAACGGTATCGGCGGCGTCCATCGTCAGTTCGGTGAGTGAACGCAACAGGACATCATGGGCCGCTTTCGAGTCAGACAGGCGTGGACCAATATCCTTTCCCGCGCATACTCGGCTGTTCGGAAGCGTGACGAAGAAATGCTCCCACGCCTTCACGACACCATCGGTGTCCTCGAAATTCTTGTCGGTCCCGACCTTGGCTTCGGTGTGCAGGAAACGGTTCTCGATGGCGCGTGCCTTGACCAGATCGCACATCGCCGTTGCTACGGCGTCATAGGTCGGATTGCCCGTGTAGATGTCCCAGATTGAGGTTAGTTTGCCGTCAATGATGGCGACCATATCCCCAATGGCGCGCACGAACTGACGGCAGCACGAACAGTCGTGCTCGGCGCGCTGGCGCATGATCGGGTTGGTGCCGGGCGGGAAACTGGTGAGGTAGGTTGTCCAGAGCGCGTCTTTCTCAACTCCGGTGCGGAACAATTCGTACGTGGACATGAACCCAAACTGAGCGGCGACGGCGGTTTTGATTTGGTGGAAGCCGGGATGATCCGGAATGGTATTCGCCAGCGTTTCAGCTTTCGCGGCGACGGCGCGACGGCCAACGTGAGAGATCATGTTCGTATCCAGCCCCTGAGAACCGCCGAGGACGCGCGGAGGCAAAATGGTGCCCAACCAAGGATTTGAACCTCGGACCCACGGTTTACAAAACCGTTGCTCTACCCCTGAGCTAGTCGGGCGTATGGCGCGCCATCCACGGCTCGAACGTGGGACCTCCGCTTCCGAAGAGCGGCGCTCTATCCAACTGAGCTAACGGCGCGGGGCCATCCTTGAACGGTGTCTGGATGGTTGTCAACTCCAAATCGGACATCCTGTCCAATTATTTTCGGGAACCATGAGTATTTCCCGACCCTACCCCCGCCCCGCCGCCGGGCGCATGGTGCATCAGGAGGGTTGTGCCAATGTTGCTGATCATCGTGCTGATTCTGTTGTTCGGAGGTCTCGGCGGCGGCTGGTACGGCTATCGTGGCGGATATTACGGCGGCGGCGGATTTGGCGGCATTGGGTTGCTGGTCCTGTTGCTCGTGCTGTTTCTTCTGTTCGGTGGCGGGATTCATGGGTTGAGGCATTGAGCGATGGGTGAACCCGCTACCCGCGCGATCTATTTCGGCGTCATCGCATGGTTGGCGACCTGGGACGTATCCCTTGTGATCGGACTGGCGAACGGACCCCTGACGCTCGGGATCGCGCTGGATTTCATCATCGTGACGCTGTGTCTGTTCGCCATTCTGTGGCGGGCACCGAGGCCGTGGGCGGTTTGATCTGCGTCGGGTGACGATCGGTTTGGGTTGGGGCGGCGGCGCAGGGGGTTGGTGGGGCTACGGACGATAACCAAGAATGTCAGCCAAATCCGCGCGGGCGCGTGACACGCGGCTTTTCATTGTTCCCACGGGAACACCAACCTTTTCCGCCATGTCCTCATAGGACATTGACGATACACCGATCATCAGAAGCGCCTGACGATGTTCAGGACTTAATTTAGCCATGGCGGCTTTCAGGTCCAGAAATTCCATCCGGCTTTCTTGCGCGGGAGCGACTTTAACCGCCATCGCGTGAACGTCGTCAACGTCCTCGACCTCGCGCCCGCTTTTTCGAAAGTCGCCGTAATATAGGTTACGAAGAATAGTCATCAGCCATGCGATCATGTTCGATCCGGCCTGAAATGACTCGGCATTCGCCCAGGCTCTCGCTATCGTATCTTGCACCAGATCGTCAGCACGAGATGAATTCCGGCAGAGCGACATAGCGAAATTCCGTAGACGCGGCATAAGGGACAACATTTCATTTTGGAATTCCGCCGGAACAGTTGGCGCGATAACAATCTCTTTGGTGGGGTTAGCCAACGCGAGACGTGCAACGGTGGCCTTATTTAGCGTCCCCCTTTTACGGCCAGCGATTCCAGTCCGGCGCAACACCCCCCGGAAATCGGACGGCCTATATAAATGAAGGAAAGCGGCGCGCGACTGAACTTTTGATGCTGTTATGTCCGAGCGACTAAACGTCAGATTGATCTTATCCGCGATTAAAGCCGGTAAAATTCCAGCGACCCACCCCTCATGTAGGGTCGCATCCATCTCGGCTGTCCATACCTTGCGCCATGTCGAGAGGAATTCCGCCACCCTCGGCATCGTTGCCTTGCGATGCTGGCAACTTCCTTTGTGTCCCGCCGGTCGTCCACAAGGGCACGGCGGTCGCGCGACTGCCATCATGTATTTGCGGCATGTCGTCCAGTTGATGCCCGTCCTGACTGATGCCCGATGGTAGGTGACGCCATCCGAGGCTAGGCCACGGAGAATGGCGCGCGCGTCTTCTGCCAGCGGTATTCGTCTGCCTCCTAGCGTGCTCATGGCTCATTATCCCGTCGGACCCGTTGACAGTCAATCCCGTCCTACCGTATAACCCCGCCATGGCCAAGCCGAAGGTCCTGGGAGACCGTATCACCGTGCGACTGCCGACCGGAACGCTCGCGGCGATCAAGGCTTCGTTGAAGCCGGAGGAAACCATGCAGGGCAAGTTGCAGGCCGTGATCGTTCGCCTCGCTACCCGCGGCCAGGCCACCGCCGCGTGAGCCCGATTCCCGTCGAGGTTCTGGCGTCCGTTCGTGCCCGTTCTTGCCGCCGTGCTGGCGCCTGCATCGCGCACGCCATGGCCGAGACCGATACCGGCTTTAATGAGATGGCCGCCCGTCTCGGCGTTTCGGAACCCGCGCTCCAGAGACGGCTTACCGCGATGCTAAATGGAACGAACACCGACCTGGATATCATTTCGGATATGTTGTTCGCCTGCGGATGCGAATTGAAAACCGGCGTCCAGAAATCGAATGAGGCAGTTGGTGCCGTTGTCGCCGGTGAAGGCGAGAGGGGCGCTGCGTGAGCCTCTGGACCATCATCTACGTCGGCCTCGCCTGTTTCTTCGTTGGCGTATTTGCTGGCCAGGGCATTCGCGTGAACATCAACTATCTGGAACTCGCCGCGTATCGGCTGGTCGCGAGGCGGCGGTACGACAGGGAAGGGGATGTATCGTGAGGGAACTCCCGAAGTGGTTATCGCCACGGACTCGTTGGGCGATCACGCAACCCGAGATGACGGCGGAACAATTCTTTGAGGCCCGGGTTTTTCTCAAGATGACACAGCACTATCTCGCGCGATTGCTCGCCGTTTCCGAACAATCCGTGCGCCGATGGGAACATGGAAAGTCTCGTATTCCGCGACCCGCGCAAACGCTGGTCCGCGCCATGGTCTGGGATGAATTGCCGGAGAAGCCCGCGTGAGCCCCTGGGACGAACTCATGGCCGTCTGGCTTGGCGCGCGGGGTGGGTGATGGCATTCGATGCAACCATATTCCCCGGCAATAAATTTCTGCCGCCCGGTGTTGATGCTATGCAATGGTCCGCTGAGACCGGCACGCTCGCGCTGATGAAAGGCCATTGGGTTCGGTGGCCGTTGCCGCCCAGGCACGAACCAGAAGTTTTGGATGCCGCCCTCGCCGCCGAACTGGCCGAGCGGGCGCGGATGTGGGGGATGTGATGGCGATTACGCCGGACAACCTTCGGGATCAGGGTTACCGAGAATATCCGGTGCCAGCCATAGACAAGTATGACCGACTTTTCCAAAAGCGCATCGACGATCAGGCTGGCGCTATGTATTTTGTCAATTTTCGCGAATGGCACCATTCTGATGGCACCAATACTTACGATGCCGATATGTCATGCGAAACGGCGACCCATGGCCATGTCTGGGTCACGATCAAAGAGGACACGATTGAAGCTACCGAAAACCGTGCCGGATTGATGTGGGCCGCCGCTGGTAGTGTTTATTATGATCTTTGATCTGGCAGCTCGCACAACCGCCGCACCAGATGGAGGGACGCCGTGACTGACTACCCGTTCGAGCCGCCGCGCACAGCCGAAGACCTGGATTCGTTGAACGACGATGAAATCTGGGAAGGATCACGGGACTATCAACATGGTGATCCCGAGCCGGGGCTCAACCGAGGCCGCGCCTACTGGTACGGCTGGCATGTCGCGGCGATGAACCACGGCGACCGCGAAACGGATGATGCGATGCGCGATCTGGTGCGAGCGATAACCGTTAGAGAGAATGGTGTGTTGCGGATCGTCACGGCGCAGGAACGCATGAAAGAAAGGCATCTGCCATGATCGGTGAGAAAGAAGCCGCTGGCATGACGTATCTGACCTATAAGCGGGTCTTTTGGGCGCGAATGTTGGCGGCATGGGAGCGCTACAGGTCTGACCATCCGGAGCGCGCCGCATTCGTTCGCGAACGGACCGCCATCGCCAAGGAACAGATTGCGATCTGGGCCAATCCTGAACTCGACCGGAGGTACAGGACATGACCCTCCAAATCACCCCCGACCGATCCGGCTTCGAAACCCTGATGCGCGCCCGCGAAGGCGAAGTCCTGAACGTCTACGCCGACACCAAGGGTATCCCGACCTGCGGCATCGGCCACAAGGTTCTCCCCGCCGATAATCTGGAACTGGGTGACATCATCACGCAGGCCCAGTGCGACGCCTTCTTCGCGGTTGATGGCGACGCGGCATGGGAAGCGGCGGTTGCTCAGGCCGATCAGGCGGGGATCACTTCGGCGGCGTTTCTGCCGTGGCTGGCGAGTGTGAATTTCCAGCTTGGGACGAACTGGATCGCTAAGTTCGCATCGACCTGGGAAATGATTTGTGCCGGGGATTATGATGCCGCGGCGGATCATATCGGAACGTTGCCATGGGCGAGCGAGACGCCGGTTCGTGTGGCGGATTTCGCTGGGGCGTTGCGGGCGTTGCCATCCAAGGAGACCATCTTATGCTGATCGCCCGTGCCATCCCCATTTTGGGCCTTGTTCTTGCTTTCTGTCAGGCGCTTGGCTTCGTCGAGACCGGGAATGGCTTTGCCTTCTTTGGTGCGCTGATTTGGCCGTGGCTGTCGCTGGCGACCTGGAATATCTATCGCGCCACACCCGCCACGCGACCGGAGGAAGGATGAGCGCGCTTCCAGAAGTCAATGTTTTCGCGACGCCAGTGAAAATTGTAACGCATCCAACCGAATGGCATGTCGAACAAGTCGATTCGGATGGCGATGGCGGTATTGATGTTGCGATCTTTGTTGGGCCAAACGCAGAAGTTCGCGCGTCGGAATACGCCGACCGCCTCAGACTTGGATTAGGAGCAACCCCATGAGCACCACCCGGATACCGACTGAGTGCTTTCATCCCTCGGTTCATATTCAGGAGGAACTTGACGCGCGCGGCTGGACGCGTGAAGAACTGGCGATTCGAATGGGCGGCGATCCCGTCGTCAATTTGTTAAGCATTGACTTATATTTTGAAGTCGGGCCGGTTGAGAGTGACCTACGGATCGGCGATTGTAACGATTTCGCTCGCGCTTTTAATTGCGAGGCGGCGTTCTTTCGCAATCTGGAAGCCGCGTGGCTGAACGGTCGCACCACACCCACCACGCGACCGGAGGAAAGATGAGCGACGAATCAACCGGATGCGCGGATGACGGTAGCGATCTATCGGCGGCGCTCGCCACGATTGTAGTGAACGAAACGAAATTGGACCGCATCTTGTTGTCCGCCAGGATTGAGAGACGCGTCAATGAGCGAATGTTGGATGTGCTCCACAAATCGTGGATGAGGACAATGCGGGACGATATCCTGCGAATCGTAAACGAAGAACTGGACAGGTAAGGAGAAACGAACTTGACCACGACAACGACACAACCCATCGGCGCGGCGAATGGCGCGGGACCCATCATCACAATCACCCATAAGTTCAGGGATATGTCCGAAGACAGGCGCCCGCAGGACCCCGGCATGAATGGCGAGGGCTGGACATTCGAAACCATGGAGCATGGCGGCGAATATCCTGACATGATGCCGCAAGCCATCAAAGCAACTGATGCAGAGGGACGTTCCTGCATCTACACCCCGGTATCGGTTGATGGCCGTGTCGTAGACAGCATTCTGTTTAATTATCACACCGATTTCGGAACCACCCCATGAAAACCCTCCTCCTCTCGACCGCCGTCTTCATTCTACCCGTCGCGTCATGGGCACAGGCCGCCACATCACCCGGTGTTGACCTCTCGCCCATCGTGCAGCCCATCCTGGCCATCATTGGCGCTGTCATCACGGGGTTGCTCGCCATCTATGTTCCGAAAGGGTTGGCGGCCTTCCAGGCGCGTACCGGCATCCAACTCACCGACCAGCAACGCGCCGTCATTCTTGGTGCCGTGCAGACGGCGGCGGGCAACCTGGAAACGCAACTCGACCAGGGCGCGCTCAGGGTTGCTCATATCAACATCGCCAACGCCACGGTGCGCTCGGAAGCCGTTGCCGCGATCAATGCCGTGCCGGACGCGATGGCGGCGCTGAACATGACGACGGATGGCGTGGCGCGGATGATCGTGGGCAAGGTGGATACGGCGGCGCATGGGCAGGCGGTGGCGTCGCCGCAGGCCGCGCTCGGCGTGAATGCCGTCCAGGGTCCCGCCACGGCTGCCGCGTTGCCAACGGCGGTCGCGGCGCCCGTTGGTGGCCTGCCGCCCAATCCGCCCGTTGCGGGGGTGTGATGGACAAGGAACCCGCCAACGATGATGATGTCGTATCCCCGCCAATGATGACATTCTCCGATCTGGCTATCGGCCTCGGTCTGGACGAAGACACACTGTTACGGCGTTTCGCTGACATCCTCAATCGCCGTGAGCCACCCACCGCCCCGGACCCCTCGCCGTGACCCCGACCGCCGAATACGCCATCGCGAAACGCTCCATCGGGCCACTTACCGCCATGGGTCTCGGTGCTGCTCTGGCCATGGCCATGACGGCGGACATCGCGCCTCTCGGTTCCCGTGCCGCATCCCGCTACGGTCCCTCTGAAAAGACAGCCCGTGCGATGACGAAATCGGACGCTAAAGCAAAACGCATCCGCCGCCTGCAACGCACCGCGCGCCGGGCGCGGAGGAGGGCGGGGTGAGCGAGGCGCACGATATTTATCGGATCGCGCCAGTGCACGGAGGCTACGAAGCCCAGATGCTCTACCATTGTGGCGCTCGCGAAGCGGAGGAATGGTTTCCGTTGAACCCAGATGGATTCTGGTCCGACCCTGACGCATTTTCATTTGGCTTGATCTCGAAACGTCACGTCTTTGCTACTCAGACCGAGGCTGCGGCAGCCATTCGTAACGCTCAGGCCATTAACGTGTCTGATGAGTCTGAGCGACAGACGGCGAGATGAGCCAACTGTTCGTTGATATGGACGGTGTTTTGGCGGACTTCGATACCGGCCACGAACAAATGCTTGGCATCACGACAAGCAAGTTGACGGATAACGTGGACTGGAAGGCGGTTCGCGCGGTTCCTGGCTTTTACGTCAATCTACCTCCGATGCCGGACATGCACTTGCTTTGGGCTTACATTGAGCGGCACCGCCCGATCGTTCTGACTGGCGTTCCGCATTCGGTTGAAGAAGCGCCCGAGAACAAACGCGCCTGGGTTCGTAAGCATCTGGGCTCGCACGTTGAGGTTCGGTGTTGCCAGTCCAGCGGGAAGTGCGAGCATGCCGCTCCGGGAGACATTCTGATCGACGATTGGGAGAAATATCGCCATCTATGGGTTGCCAAAGGTGGCCTCTGGATCACCCACACGAACGCCGCCGACACGATCTTGCAACTTGAAGCCCTGGGCTTCTGAACCCAACAAAGGAACCACCCATGAACCCCCTCCGCACCCTCCCCATCGCCGCCGCCCTTCTGCTGGCGAGTTGCGCGACCCCGGTCAACCCAACCCTCCTCGCGGACGGCCAACTCGCCGTCGCGACGCTGAGCACGATCGACACCATCGCGGGCAACATCCCAGGCGTCCCGGCGTCCGTGACGGGGCTGATCGGTGTCGCCCTCACCGGCATCCAGGCCGGGCTGACGGACCTCCAGAGCGGTGCCCAGACGCCCGCGAGCGTGGCTACGTTGATCCAGACCGAAATCAAGACCGTGGCACAACCCGTGGCGACCGACCTCAAGGCCAACGCGACGATCCAGAACGGGTTGACGCTACTGTCCAATCTGGCGCCGGTCATCGCGGCGGATGTGGCTCCGGTGCCTACGGCCTCTGTGACGGCTGCCGTGGCGCCCCATGCCGATCCGCGCGCGGCGCTGGCGGCGTGGAACGCGAAGCCGGGGCCGAGGTGATGGCCGACCGCGCCTTCCTTGAGCGCCTGACGAAACAGCTTGCCGATGAAGGTAGGCTGATCGAGGCTGGTTGGGTCGCCCTCCGGTTGGAATGCGTGCCTCTCAATGCGCCAGCGGTCCAACTGGAGGAAATGCGGAACGCGTACATGGCTGGCGCGCAACATCTGTTCGCAAGTATGCTGGGAATGCTCGATCCGGGCACCGAAGAAACGCCGGATGACATGAGGCGTATGGATTTGATCGCCCGTGAGATGGAAGTTTTCGGTAAAGAACTTGAACTGCGTGTGGCGCGAGCGAAGGGGAGCGCGTGATGAGTGAAACCACAAACGGCGGTTGCTTCTATGCCGAATACAAGCCGACACTTTCGGAACGGTTCTGGCGCGCGATGGGCTTCAAACGCGCGTATGTACACGCGCCGAATTTTATGGAGGAAGTCGAGGGGTTCGTTTCCGGCAGCATTACAACCAACGTGATTTGTCACATGGGATGGCTGGATCGACTTCGGCTTCTGGTGAGCGGCAAGATGATTGTCGCCTTGGCCACCATGACCAATGTTACCGTTGATCGTGCCGTGACAGTCAGCGAGTGCGGCGTATTGCCGCCTGGGGAGCATAAACCGTGACCCGCGCGGCGCGGGCGATGGGGAGCGGGAAGGTGAACGATCTTCTCGTCCAATCTAACGCGGACATTTCCGTCGATGGTAAATATCGCTATCGGCTTGAACGCCGCTGGTCAGATGTGCCTTCGTTGCCATTCGTCATGCTGAACCCCTCGACTGCCGACGCCGAGGTTGACGATCCCACGATCCGCCGCTGCGTGGGATTCGCGCGTCGCGAAGGTGCTGGCGGGATCATCGTGGTTAATTTGTTTGGTCTTCGTGCGACTGATCCAAATGAATTAAGTTTTGCCGATGATCCATTTGGCCCACAGAACGAGGCCGCGATTCGACGTGTAGCACAGGAAACTGCTCACACTTCCATGCCGATCATCTGCGCATGGGGAGCCCACGTATCAAGATGCGCCGACACTCTGGCATTGCGGGACCTGCGTGCATGGGGCACCCTTAAATGTCTCGGTAAAACAAAATATGGCTATCCACGCCACCCGCTTGACGTAAAGGGCGATCAGCCATTGGAAACTTTCCCATGACAACCCAGATCGCCGTGATCCGCGCCACCAACGCCCTGGCCGACGCCGACGTGATTTCCATGCTCGGTGCTATAGCCGAAGGTATTTGCGAATGATCATCCCCTACACCAAAATACCCGCCTGGTGCCACCAAGGAAATGAAGCGGATTCGTTCGGCCTGTGCGCGTTCGCCGGAATGGGCAATCTCGCCCTGGTCCAGGGACTTCAAAAATTCCCCGATGTCGAGATCGAGTCCGCCGCCCGCGAGATCGAGGGGTTCGATCCCTACATCCATGCCACGGACACCGGCATCGCGTTGGAGGTCTTGTTCGGTCGCGTTGCCGCGTTTGGTTGGCCTGGCGATCCTTCTCGGCTGATCCAATGGGCAAAGACGGACACCGACGGCATCCCCAATGTCATCGCCACGCGCGGCGGTTGCCTGGTGGCGCTACGGCTGCCGATGAACGAAGCGGGAGACGACTACGACTGGACGGATAATGCCATGGAGCGTGAGGCCAGTGGCGTCTATGGCCATGCGGTTCTCATCGTCGATTGCACCGGAACCGAACTGACGGCGATTACCTGGGGCCGGACGCAGACGTTTCCGCGGCGGTGGTTCGAGGCTTATGGGTTTGGGCAGTATGATGTGTTGTGGACGGTTGAGACGTGAAATACTGGATCGCCGCCGTCGTCACCATCATCCTCCTGGTCGTCTTCCGCAACGCCATCCCGACGTTTCTGATCGGTGTCGTTGATTTGTTGGAGTATGGGCGGTGGTGAGGCCGCTGGCGATTGATTTGTTCTGCGGCGCTGGCGGCGCAGGCATGGGCTTACACCGTGCTGGATTCGACGTGATCGGGGTCGATATAAAGCCGCAGCCGAGATATCCGTTTCCGTTCGTGCGGGCGGATGCCTGTGATCCGCCATTGGACCTTTCGCGAGCCGCGTTTGTCTGGGCCAGTCCGCCATGTCAGCTTTACAGCGCCGGATCATTACCACAACGCCGAGGCGGGACACTATACCCAGACCTAATTCCGCCGGTCCGAACGATGCTCGCCCGTTTTCACGGAGGCACCGTCATAGAAAACGTGATGGGGGCTCCCTTGCGGGCCGATGTTGTTCTCGACGGCACGATGTTTCCGGACCTACGGGTTGTGCGGAAGCGGCAGTTTGAAACGAACTTTCGAGTTCCATTTCGGCTTGGCTTTCGGTCAATCGGGCTCGTCTCTAACCACGGCTGGTCGAGTGTGCATGGCGATGACGCCTCTTCGCATGTCAGGAAACGTCGTAAGACGCGTGGCCTGCGTCCATCTGATACCAGTGAGCAGCGCCGAATTGACATGGGCATCAGCTGGATGAACCGTAAGGAACTAAGCGAGTCAATCCCGCCAGCCTACAGCGAGTTCATCGGTCGCGCGTTTCTGGAGCAGCGAGGATAACCCAAGCCGCCGCCGCGGATCGGGAGCGCCCCGGCCATGGTGTGGGGATTATCAACCCGCCAATGCTGTCACGAACGGCGTCACAACCTTTGGCATAGCGGCGGGATCGGCCAGATAAATCGCCTGCCAGCGCGGATCGTCGCCGTTCCGTTTCTGCCATTGGCCGCCCCAATAGTTAAGGGCGGAGTCACTTTTGAACGGCCCCACGATTTCGTAGCAATCGTCATACACACAGATAATGCAGTTCGCTTTCATCGGTCGTCTCCTGTTGACGACGGGATCGTGAGATGATCGCTCACCTAAATCAAGAACGACTTCGCAACGTACATTTCATGGCTGGCGCCAATGTACCGGGCAGCTCTTGCATGGGGCGGAATACTGAGATAGGTTCAATTCAACGGAACGGTGCCAACAAGTCCGCCAGGCGCCGGAAACTGATCCGCTCAAGAGCCGCTTCGGGAAACCGGGGCGGTCTTTGATTCAGGACTCATTCTCCGCGAAGATTGCGACCCATTCCATATCAACTGACCGGTTGGCCTTCATCTTGGAAATCCATTGCCGGAACGTCTCGCCGCGACACTCACTCATGTCTCCATTCGCGCCGCCAAACCAATATTCAACATATTCGCCGTCCGGGCCGTGTCGAATGCTCAGTATAGTGCGCGCCAGATGCGAGTCGGATTCGCGACTCGGCGTCCAGACATCACATTGCGTGAGGATGTGCATTGTTCCTCATCACGTCCCCTCCCGCGTGGCGACGGCGGCTCGTAGCGCGATTAAAATAGCGCGAGCCTGCAAAAGTGCCTTGTGATGTTCGATTCGAGCCGGACCGTTATCCGGATCGTCCCATCTGGCCAGGGGATGAGAAAAGTTCCAGCCCGCCTGTGCCACACAATTCATTTGCTCCGCGTTGTCCGGGTTGAGAAGTATGCTGGCGGCTTCTAATGTCGTGATACGAGTTTCCGACGCGGCGAGCGCGGCGCAGAGGCGATCCCTCTCCGCCTCAATCTCTCGATAATCATCCTCCACGCGTTGGCATTGCAGGATGCGTTCTTTGTGGAAACTTTTCAGTTCGGCGTATTGGGCGCGGAGTCGGTCGAGTTCATCGCGAAGCATCGCCTCGGTCGGAACGCCTGTCACGCCAGCGACAAAACGGTCCGAACTCTCTTCCGCGAGCCTGATTACGGCGGCTTTCTGTTCTTCGTTCATGTCCGTTCCTTCAACGCGGCGATGGCCGAACGCGCCTCGTCTATCTTCGCCAGACAATCCATCGCCTCACCAATGATGCCGCCTTCGCTATCGTCCACGGATTTAATATCGCCGCCAAGCGTATGACTATCAACACGCACCTTCAATTCTTCGGTGACGAACTCGTGCGTAAATTTAAGCGCCCGCGCCACGACATCCACACTCGCCTCGTCGAGGGTGACGGCGGCACGGCGGTTCCAGAACTCCGCAGCACTTTCAGCGGTTGGGCGATTCGCACCGTCGGCATGGCATGACTGGCACTCAACGCGCCAATATCCGGACTGCGAAAGTCTCGGTTTGCCAGCACAAAACGGACAGTCTTTTATACCAAGCGCCTCACAGCGTTCACGATTAAGGCGAGCGAAGGGATGTTCGGGCGGCACGAGCACGGGGTCAGTCATGGGTGGGACCTTTCATGTGGTGCGTCGCGATGCATATATCCGGCGGACTGAGTACCCATCCATAGACGACGGCGATCTTTGTTTCCCTGTGGTGGCGATCCTCAATTTGTTCGTCGGTCCAGCCAAGTGTCTTGAGTGCTTTACAAGCCGCAGCGTAATGGTTTTCATCGGCGGAGATGCTGTCGATTATCGCTTTTTGCATCTTGTAAAACTCGTCCGGCGTCACCCTGATTTCATCGTCAATGAGATAGGCCATTGCCCGATCCCTCCGTCTCCGCGTGATTGTTGTCTGTCATGGGTGGGGTCATCTCTCCGTCCCTTTTCCACTATACGCGTGATCGATATGCGTGAACTCCAATCCGAGAGGGCCGTATTCGCTCGCGACCGTGACACCGACAATCATACTAATCGGCCCAAATATCGCCATAAAGAACGCTTCTCCCTGATCTGGCCCCTTCCACACAGCACACCAATCATGATCTATTCCTCCCGTGACGGTGTTGCGTGACCACATCAGGCACGAATCGTTGTTTCGTTTCGTGAACAAGCCGTAGTCGATGACCCCGCAGACAATCCAGAACAGCGCGACCATGACAGCAACCGGGAGCCATGTTCTCATCCCTCCGTCTCCGGCCGTCCGGCGTGGGGGCAGTCGATGCGTGTGCAGTGACCATAGTGTTTGCACGCTAATTGATATTTGCAATCCCCCGGCGGCCACGCGGGTTCCGGTGCCGGGGCGAAGGCGGCAGCCTTACGCTTCAGTGCCTCCCAAGCAAAACGGTCGTCAATCTCTTCGACCTTTATGCAATTCCCGTCTTTTGTCATAGCAACAAAAAGGAAGCGTACTTTGTTGATATGATAATGGTTCATTCCGACGATAGACCAGTCTTTAAGTTCCGGATAGTTCCACGGAGCCGTCCACTCCGGCGCCTTCGCCCCCGCGTCCACCACGTTGCCCAACATAACATCCAGCGCGGAATGCGCGGAGATGTGTCCCGCGTCGACGGCATCAAGATCGCGCAAATGATTCGTCGTCCACAAATCCCTCTCCTCCCGCGTGAGATCGTGTGGCGCCAAAGCGTGCATGATATCGAACCGTTCGGGTGATTTATATTTCGCGGCGGCGACTCTGAGCGCGTCGTTTGGTTCTGGTGGATTTTCCAGTGCGGCGATGAAAGCCGCGCTGTCGCGTGGGCTGAGTGTCCAGTTGGTTCCGGTGACACGGGCGGTGTCGGCGGTCGAACCGAGGTCAGCATGTGGTTGAGCAAACATAGGATCGGGGTTGCGCGGTTCATTCCCCGTCAAGGAGGTCTTGGTGTAATGACACTCTCCATCCCGCAGGCAATTCGCACGCTGATCACAACCGTCCTGAACACCGCAGCGAGACCAATCTACCGGCAGTTGTTGCTGTACGTGCGCTTTGGTCGAACCGAGGTCGCCGGCGAGGGGGTCGTCACCGGGCGTATATCTGGAAGAAATACAACCATCGTAGCCATAGGTCCAACCTTCGCCAGGAATCGCATCTGGACCGCTCATTCTGAGCCATTGGTCGGGAGTGATTGGTTTCATGCCAGGAATTACCAACGCGTCGAATAAAGCCTGTGTAAATCGAGGGGGCTTCGTGCACTCAAGATAAGCCGCCGCCGCCTTGTGCGTACTTTGCTGTAAATCGTCATTGATCGCACTCGGCCAAAAGTCCACGCATTCTTGCAGCAGCTTTCTCAGTCGTGCAATTTCGATCAGGTATAGAGGTGGTTCATAGTTTCGTCCGCGCGCACGGTCGGCGGCGGCGAGGGCTGTTTCTACGGCCGCATGGGGAATGTCAAAATTAGAGACATGGAAACGGTTTCTTCGCAACCAGATGTAAAGTTCTGACCGCGCCGCCTCAACCGCGTCGCCCGGCACGGCGGACGTGGCGGGTTCGCGGCCGCGCATGGCGGCTTCACACCGGAGCCAACCGCAAATAAAATTACGCGCGGCGATAGAATTATCGTCCGCCCCTGGATTGAACAGTCGCCAAGCGGCCAACGCTTTCATTTCTCGCGCGTCACTTGAGCTCGGCGTCATTCGTCCGGTCATGTCCTGGGGTCCTTGTGTCATGCGGGCATCGCTTTGTGTTCGCGGCCGTCAAGTAGGGAGCCGGCGAGTTTCTTGCCGAAGTTCTGCATTGGGCTATCGAGACACTTCGGAACCGCCAGTATCGCGGAATCATTGCGGCCACGATCATAGGGTGCCCAACTTCCCCACTGCTTAAAAAAGTACGGCACACCGTTCGCCGCGCACCAGTCCCGAGTTGCCCGGTGCCAATCAGGATGTGATGGCCGCGCGCCCGGGCCGCTCTCCCCGCCCGATACCATCCATTTGATGAACTCCCAGCCGGGCCAGTTGATAGAGCCAAGCGCTGGTTCATAGCTGACCCAGGTGTTCCAGCCCATGCGTGCGAGGGCTTCCAGGTGCGGACGGCGTTCGTCGGCTTCTTGCTGGCGCTCGGCGCTGGCGCCGATCCAGACGTTCGGCATCCCACCATGAAAGCGATCGATGGTCTCTTCGCGAAAAGGAATTGCTTTGAGAGGGTAAGTCGTTTTCACGCCGCCGCTCGTGCGGCTCTGAAACTCCAACATAATCGCCTGGGCCATCCCGCCGATGTTGCCCATCATCGTCTTTCGGCTCCGCAGGTAGGCAAGTAGCCGCTCGGGGCGCTTGGTTAAAATCTGATAGCGATGCCAATGGGCTAGCGTAATGGCGGCGAATATGCGATCCAGCATCTCGTCCGTCACGCCTTCGTGCCCGATGTCCCCGTGCGCGGCCACGAAAATGTCTCGTGGCTCTTTCCATCGCAGTGGCTGATCGAGCCATTGTTCATTGAACCGAACTTCGCCGGTCCAGATATGGTTGCCGTTGACCTCTCGGGTCAGCCCGGCGCGGGACGAATGGTTGCGTAACCGTGTTCCAGCAAGACGCATCGCATAGCAGTTCGTGCAGCCGGGTGATTTGATCGAGCAACCGGTCACGATCTGCCAAGTCGCATCCGTCCATTCGATATGCGTGCCGTCACCCATCGTTCTGTCCTTGTGTTGGCTTACTCATCGCGGGGGTCTGGGGTGACGCTCGGACGCTGCGTCACATGCACGACGTGCCGGTATCCCCAGGCGTCGTAATAGGCTGACTCCCCGCGACAGATCACGACCTGTCTGCGGGCGACCGGGGCGTGCCATTCGGGGTGGTCAAGGAAATCGAGTGCGATATGCAGCGCTTCGGCTTCGGTGCCGGGTGGACATTCGAGAACGATCTTGCGGTGTTCTTTGTCCATCATCCGCCCTCCAACGCACGACGCGCGGCTTGTTCGAGGGCGGCGCGGGCTTCTGTGTCCGTTTCATATCTTCCGACAAGTTCACGTTCACCAAAAGTCAGAAAAACCGCCCATGGTTCAGTTGGATTCAGGATTGGCGCGCGACACAAATAACCAAGGCCAACCCGACCAACAAAAAGATTGTCGATAGTGCCATCTTTGTTGGCCGCGCCCCACGCCAGCCGCGTGTTGATCGTGGTCATATCCTGTCTCCATTCAACGCGATCCGCGCCTCGGCTTCCGTGATTTGCTTCGCGTCCCGCAACGTCGCGCATAATGGTAGGTCTCGCGTATCGCCATTGCCGCTAAGTACGAGATGACCGCCCCATTTTGTGCGATGATTGACCCAGCCGATATAGATGCGGCCGGCATAGAGATCGTGGGTTAACGTTCTCCGGTCCAGTTTCCAGGTGAGGGTCACGTTCGGGATCGTGGTCATTGAGCGTGCCCCGACAAGAATTGTCCAGCCACCGCGCATGCCGCCGACAGGAAGATCAACGCCGTTGGAAATATCCCCAGACCATAGCGATTCAGCGCCGCAGCCGCGTTGATTCCGGCAACCAGGCTAAGGATGTATAAGCCGTTCATACCGTCACCTTTCGGATCGCGGCGAGGGCGGTGCGGGCCGCGATAATTTCTGGAAATGCGTCTTTGGCTATTAAACCATCGACAAGACGTAACAACTTACCCAAAGCCTCCCCGGCCAGCTTCAACGCGGCGTCACGGGGGTCGGTGGCGGGCGGTTGAGCGAGAAGCGCGCGAATATCAGCGGCATACTGTTCGTGCCACTGCGCGGCCTGCTCGCGTCCGCCGAACATCGTTATGCTGGGACGTTCCCGGTTTACGTCCGGTCCGGTTCGTAGTCTCGCGGCCTGGTCTTCGTGGTATTTTATCGCCATCCCGATCGTCTCCGCGTCGTGGGCCTCGATCGCCGCGACCCATAATCTTAAATCATCAGCGGTGTCCGCGATGTAAAGAGTTTCGGCGAGGGCGCGGGCATGGGAGGGTGGGGTTGTCATTCCGCTTCGATCCTCAACATGTCGGTTGCCTCAATCCGTTGCAGAACCGTCTCGCCCGTCGATAGCAATATCTGGCCTAAGAATGCACCTTCGAACGACATCATACCGACCTCAATGGCAGTCACCTGTCCCTTGATCCAGTCTCGCAAAATTGAATAGACGGAGAGTTGCGCCTGCTGTAGCGCGCGGCGTTCGTAGTCAACGCGGGTGCCGCGAGTCCGCGAAGTCATGGGATGATGTTTCAGCCATGCAGCGGCGTAACCCTTGAAGCTGGCGCGGATCGTCACGTTGCGGGTTCGATATGTGAACTGGACGATGACCTCTCCTTTGTCGAACTCTTCCATGACGCCGAAGGATGCCGCGCCGAAGCCTCTCAAAAGTTTCTGCATGTCGGCCACGGCGTTCTTACCACTGGTCGCATTTTCGTATGGAAGCGCCATCACCCTCCTCCCAACCCAACCACGAACGCCCGGACGGCCGCACACAGCAATGCCGCGCACACCGCCAGTCCGATCGCCTTCTGGATCAGTCCACGGCGTCTGGCGGCGCGGCAGGTCTGGCAATGGCAGCGCGCCGGGATTTGGAAGGGGAAGGCGCGCGGGGTCATGGCCGTTGCCTGGGACGAAGATGGATGCCGCGGCGTTCGAGGGCGTCGCAGATAGCTTCTCCAGCGGCGTGAGTCACACCCAAGAAGATGCCCCCGGCTGCTACCAGGATGGCCATCCCAAGCGTTCCAAATAGCATGCATCCGAATACGCCTCTCGCATTATCCGGCGCGTCCGTGGCAACCACGAACCAATGCCCAAGATAATAGGCGCCATAGAAAAAGGGGACCAAGAGAACCGCAACAACGCCAGCCCCCATCACGCTTTCCGTGATCTCGCGGCGCGGTTCGCGGAGGATGTTCGACAGTGACATTGGCTGTTCCTTTGCGGTTATCAGGTGTCGGCGCGAAGGGTCATGTCTCATCCTTCCATTCACCGAGTTCGCGGAGGGCGGCTTCGGCGCGGTCGCAGGCGGCGCGGTGGGTCGTTACCGTTTCCTGATTGAGATGACTCGCAGGCACATTCATGGTTGCCGCCACCTGCGTCTTTAGTTGCTGGAAACCAATCTCCCTTATGCGGTCAGATGCCTCTTTGCCGACCCTGATATAGGACCGGGTGCCGGGCACCTTACTACTTCCATATCGCCGATCATATTTTGTCTTGTCGCTCAAAATGATTAGATGCGTTGTCACTTGACGAACCGTCTCCTGGTGCGGCGAAAAGCCAAACAAGAACAGCGTCACAGTATCCCCCTTGGCCACCTCTGCCAACGTCTGCGGCTCTACCCGATCTGTCATCTGACTATCCCTTTCATTCAGCCAATCACCGCCCAACACACCACCATCCCGGCGCAGGCGATGGCGAGCGAAACGGTAACGGCGTGCATCAGGCGGGGGAGGAAGTCGGTCACGCGGCGCCGCCGAGATGTTTAGCGCGGTAATGATCGAAGAACGCTTCACACTTCATCGTCGCCTGGAATTTCTTTTTGCAGCCAAGGACGACGCAGGGAAAGAATGTCTCTGACCGCGAGCGTCTAGTTCTACGCGGAACTTCTGTTTGCGGCTCATCGTCAGGTTGGCAAGCCGAACAGTACATCGGATATCCCGGCCCATCCGCGCCAGGAAATCCATCTGCTGTGTCGTGTAGAAATTCACCGCAGCCTTGGCACATCGTTCCATCCAGCATCATGTCCGCGATTTCGCCCATCTCATCCTCCCCAAATCAAAGTCAGCACCACCATCAACAAATCGAACGCCAGCACCGCGATAATCAATGGCCACGCGCGACCGAAGGCGGCGCGGAGGGCGATGGGGTGGATCACGACGCCCTCGGATCATTACATTCGCCTGACGGATTACAAGAACGGCAATGCGGGCAGATATAGCCGTGGGCTACGAGCCGATCCCCCTTGCATCGCGTGGTTTTGGGACCAAAAGCTCTGCATAACCGGAGCATGTCCTGCTCATCAGGATCGAGTGCGTCAACCGGAGGCGATACTGGCTTGTCCCGTGGCACCGGAGCGGCCCAAGGTTTCCAGAACATGGCGCCTCCCTGAGTTTCCAGAAGCGCTATCCAGGTCGTTCCATCATCGGCAAGGGCCAGCGTGTCATCGCCAGCCGCCACCAGTTGGATTATCTTGCGTGTCATTGCGTCCTCCCCATCACGCCATGTGCTCCACACAAACCGCGCGCTGAAACTTCCCATCCAGCCGCATTCGAGGTGCGAAGCCGCCGCACCAATACCAGGACTGCGCGATGATCTGTTGCAACCGATCGACCGGCGCGCGGGTGACCATGGCGACGCCATCCACCAGTTCCGTTATTGCGTTCGCCGGTCTGAAGTCATCAGCGAGCATCCCGGCGCGATCTGCTTCAACTAGCGCGCCCGCGCCGCAAATATATATTCGCCGCACGAGGCGCTGACTCAGGGCCGGGTGTTGCTCAACAAACCATTCCGTGGTCGGCAGAAAACGAACGCCCAGGAAATCGTTGACCATTCCCTTGCGGAAGACCTGGTTGGCCGATGCCGCACCTTGAAACAATGCCCTAAAGTCAGGATCGGAGAACAACTGACGGGCCGAAACCGGGTCCAGGTGGCAGTTAAACGCTCCATCGATTTGCGGAACACCAGCATTCAAAAGTTCCGCGACGCCATCAAGCAGCGCTTGCATGGTCAGAAGATCGCCAGCCAACAATTCAGCCGTTTCGCTCCGGCGATTGACACGGAACACTGAATCCGGGTCGGCTTCGAAGCCGCGGCGCAAGGCGTTCCGAGCGAGTTCGTCGAGGCTTCGCGCGGCCTGTTCGCCGTTGGTGTATGCGTTTTGTAAGAACTGGCTGGCGATGCCAACGCGCGCGACCATCATATTGAGGTCGCTGATGGCGGCATAGTGATTGACCTGAAATTCCGCGATTTCGTTGCCGGCTGTAAAATCACCCTCCTGACCGATACCCACATCCGTATCAATACGATCAGCACAGAGCCGGTAGGATTTACGTGAGTTCAGCGCCTGCTCGAACTCGCGCGCCAGGAACCCTTGCTGGATGAGAGGTTGAAGCATGGCGGGGAAGTTTCGGATATTGTCTTTCATCGTGACATTCCTTCCATTCTCAGAAACGCCTCTTTCGCCTCATCGGGTGCCTTTGGCAGCAGCCGGACCATCACCGGGCCATTCCTCATATTGCCTGTCATCAATCCATGCAAAGCGGACATTTCGGTCGTATTCAGGTTGCGCCACTTCTGAATGTCGTAATTTCCGAACAGGATGCCGCGAGGGTCTCCGCGTTGCTTTCGGCCAACACTAAACCCACGAGCGGCGAGCCACGCCTCCGCTTCTCTGCAAGCGGCAAAATCGCCCGGCTTATCAAATCGGATGCCGTGGCGGAGAAGTTCTGTTTTAACTGAATCGTCCATGGTTACTTTCCCTCCGCCTCCGCCAGTTCCCGCCCCGCCGCGCGCACCCCGAACGTCAACGCATACTCACACCCGGCATGCCTCCGCTCACGAACGACTGATGTCCCATCCGCGAAAACATACCGGATGCGCGGACCAATGGCCTCGGCTGATGCGACGGAATGCCAGTCCGGTGCGCCGTCCCCCTTCCACGAAACCGGGATGCCGCGCGCGATGGCGGCGTTGATCTCGTGCGCCTCATGGGCGGCGAGTTGTGCGCTGGTGCGCTGGACGCCTCTGACGTAGGGGTGAGGGCCGTCATCGTGCCAGACCGGGCGTGGGGCGGTCGGGCGTGGCAACGCCGCCAGCCGCTCACGGGAGGCGTCGGAGAGGGCGGCGATGCGGGGGGAGAGGGGGATCACGTCGCGTCCACCACTTCAGAGATCGGCTCAATGGCGACATCGGAAAGTGAGGCAGCGTGTAATCTGTCCCGCACTGATCGTGCGGCGATCGTGGCCATACGGACGCAATGCGCATTATGACCAGGACACCGATTAAGCGCCGGGTCTTCTGCCATTATTTCGCTGAGTTGTCTGTCTATATCCAAAAGGTGGTTCAGCATTGATTCCACGTCGCTTCGGGTGAGAGTGTTCATAATTACCTCGCTATTGACTGGCCCGGAACTATGGGGCGATTCCTGAGTTGTAATCTTCCTCATGGTTTGGTCCCATTTCGCTCTCAAGCCACGCCTTGTATTCATCGCTCGCATCACCAAGGCATGCCCGGAATTCCATTTCGCCGTTATCCCACCGGGCAATATAAACTTTGACGGGCGTGCCTTTCAGAATACGGACAACCTGATCCAGAACCCATGCCTTGTGGTGGTCTCCGTCGATTTGTCCGTATTGCTCGATCCAATGGAGCGCCCATTGCTCTTTGGTGCAGCCCGCGAATGGGCCGTCATCATCGATCAATGTTTCACCAAGATAGCCTTCCATTACGGCCACTCCCCTTCCCTCTCCATCGCCCGATCCATCTCCTCATCAGGAACACACTCGGTATCCACCACGTCGCCGGGCGCCATCACCTCCGCGAGGTGCCAGCACACACCGACAGCGGGACACGCCAGCGGGCCGGTGCCGCGGACGATGGCGCGCGGGGTCTGGGCGAGGGCGCAGATTGACATGCTCTGCTCCTTTCGGATTCAGATTTCCGAAGCTCGACATCAAGCCGTCCTCCGGATGCTTCCTGCTTCGTCCGGTCCTTTAGGAGGATGTCCGTCCACAGGCTTCAACGCGCTGTCCGCGCGCCGTAGTATGATGATCGCCGCGTTGGTGTCGGCATTGGCTTCGTATCCGCATCCTGTGCAGACAAACCGTACCTGATCCTGTCGGCTTCGTGCATCCACCACGCCACATTCAGCGCACGTCTGGCTTGTGTATGCGGCTGGAACTTCGATGAGCCTGCCACCACGATCCGCCAGCTTGTAGGCCAGCATGGTCCGGAAACCGCCCCATCCCTGATCCAGAATGGCACGGTTCAGCGCTGCCTTTTGCCGGACCATCCTGCCCGGTTCGGCTGCGGTGCCTTTCGCAGATGCGGTCATGTTCCGCACCTTCAATGCCTCCAAAACGACAGCGCCGTGGTTCTTGGCGATGTCAGTTGAAACCTTATGGAGGAAGTTCTTACGGGCGTTCGCCACCCGCATCTGTATCTTCGCCACGCGGCGGATGGCCTTGCGGCGATTGGACGAACCGCGCTTCTTGCGGCTCAGGTCGCGTTGCGCCTTCCGGAGCGCCCGGAGCGCCTTTTTGCCGCAGTTCACCGGGGCGATGTTGACGCCGTTGGACAACGCGGCGAATACAGCGACGCCGCGATCAATTCCGACCGCTGGCAGAGTGGATGGCGCTGGATCAACTATCTTGTGCTGCCATTGAACGGAGACGCGCCATTGTCCCGCGTGGCGTGAGACAGTCGCGTTGCGAATGTCTCCAACAACGCGGCGCCAACCTCGAAATGAAATCCACCCTAGTTTTGGCAGTTTAATACGTCCAGAAGAGTTGCCGGTGCGTTCAATCCTAAAGGCCTCCGGGTGCGGAAACCGAAAGCTATCATTCAACCCCTTCTTACGCGGCGTTGGGTACCCGGAACGACTCTTCCACCAGTTCTGATAGGCTTTGTTGAGGTCCATCATCACCTGATGCAACGCATCCGCCGGTACATCCCTAATCCAATCAACTTGCCTTCGAAGCATGGTGACTTCACGGCACTGACTGGCAAAATTGATCCCCCGTCCGGCGCGGCCAAAAGTCCGCCGCTGTTCCAAGGCGAGGTTGTAGACGAACCGGCACGCACCCGCGAATCGCGCCATTTTCTGCGATTGCTCGGATGTCGGGTAGAGCCGATAGGTGTTGGCCTTGCGAATAATCATAGGCGCACCATGCCAGACTCCAATCCGCGATGCAATAGCAAAATCGCACAATCCGCGAAATTATTGCCTTGACCCTCCCAGGAACCTCGTATAGGATGCGATCCATGAGCCTCAAACAGATCATCAAGGCCCAGGGCCGCACACAACGGTGGATCGCCGGGGAACTCGGCATCTCCGAGGATACATTCTCTCGTATGATACTCGAAAAGCAGCCGTTCCCCGTCGATAAGGTCGAACCACTAGCTGACCTGCTCGGTGTTCCGGTGGTGGACGTGCTGCACGCGGTCGCACCGCCCGGTGCCACCCCACCCGCGAGCGTGTCGTGACCGCCATCCTCAACGTCGCCACGCCGGAAGGCCGTGCTCTCGGTCGAGAGATTGCCCGGCTCTGCGACGGCGAATTGAAAAACAAACCCGATAACCGTTGCGGGACCTGCGCGGGTCGTGGTGGCGATCATCTCGCGAACGGTTCGCCAGCAACACTGATGTCGTTCGTCAAAAGCATCGCGGAACGAACGCCGTTCTGGTGCCATGAGCATGATCGTCCCTGCGCTGCATGGCTGGCGCTGCGGTTTTCGAAACCCGTGGAAGTGCCATGGGATCACTGTCAGGTCGCTGACGATGCGCCTTGGCTGGTGACCGGCGATGGCGTCGTGGTGACGCCGGATGCGCGTTCGTATTCATCTTTATTGGAGTCATGACCATGCCGTTCGATCCTGAAATCCCTCTCCGCGACACGCCAACGGTTCATCCGAGGTGGCGGGAGATTGCCACGCTTCACAATATGAAGGCTCGCCTTTCCAACCCCGACCAATGGTGTCGAGGAAGGCTGTTCGATGGCGCGGCGTCTTGTCTCGTCGGTTCGCTGTGGCTTTCAAATGGTATTGCCGATCCGACGGAATGGTCACAAATGCCGATCAGCGGCCAGCAAATATATGACCGGCTGAGAAAACTCACGGCGCGGAGAGATGTCGCGAGTTTCAATGATGATCCCGCCGTCTCTCATGACGATGTCATGGGTCTTTTGGAGATGGCGTTGCAATCGTTTGAGATGGAGTCCTGATCATGCCCCGCGATGTCCCGTTGAACTTCCCCGAAACCGAAGCCGCGCCGGACCTGAGCGTGCCGACGCTGCGGGGGTTGGCGTGGTTGTTACGGCACAAAGAGATGTGGCCAAAAAACCATAGATGGGACTTTAAGGAGTGCGATACGTGCGCGATCGGACTCTCTCAAAGAATGTGGCCCGGAACCAATGCGATAAAACTCACGGGCGATTACGATATGGCACGGTATTTTTTCAATCGGAGATCGTATCTTCCGGTGGTGGTCGCGCACGTTACCCCAGAAATGGTAGCGGATCGGATCGACCAATGCCTTACCCGGAGCGCCACCTGATGCCCACCGGCACCGTCAAATGGTACAGTTCCGAGAAGGGTTACGGCTTCATTTCCCCGGACAACAACACCGGCGGACGGGACCATTTTGTTCATCGCACCGCCCTGGCCCGCGCCAACATCGCCACGCTCCATGAAGGCCAGCGCGTCGAATACGAACTGGAACGCGACGACAGGACGGGGAAGGTGGCGGCGGTGGGGTTGAGGGTGGTGTGATGGGCGCTTCCGAATATCTTCGCGGCAATACCAATCGTTACCGGCCGAATCATAAGCCGGAGACTATTGGTTATGCCCGGCATCTTTGGGATCATGATTGGTCGGCGTCGGAAATAGCGGCGCAGATCGAACTCAGCCGGAACGCGATTTGCGCCATCGCGAGACGGAATGATTTCGCGGAGCGCGGGTCTCCGATAAAGAGACGAACCAATGGGTAAGGCCATGGGCTCAAACGCACGGGCCTATCCAATGGGCGGCATGGCACGCTACCGCAACGTCCCGATGACGGAGCCGGTGCCGCGTCATCGTGTGGGGTTGGTCGCCGATAGCGTGGCCCTCCTGGAAAATCGTTCCATCCACCAGAGTTATGTTTTTGACGCGGAAGACCGCGAACGAGTGCTGATTGATGGCATCAACAACGCCAAGATCGGAAATCGCGTCACCAAAGGCCCGTGGAGGGGGATGCGAATTTTTACCCTGGCACTTGAAGAACGCGCAACCTGTCCGGCGTCATGTTCTCTGCTTCGGGAATGCTACGGAAACGGAATGCCTGTCGCGGTTCGGTTCCGGCATACACCTTCTCTCATGGCGCGGCTGGACGAAGAATTAGCTGTGCTTGACGATAAGTATCAGAACGGCTTTGTCGTTCGTCTCCATGTGTTGGGTGATTTCCCCACCGCGCTTTATGTTCGGCATTGGGAAGTCTGGTCTGATGAATTTCCGGCGCTTCATGTCTGGGGCTATACGGCACATCCGCGCGATAGCGAAATAGGCCGCTTGATCGCTGGCATGAATGACCACAGGCCAGACCGCTGGTCGATTCGTTTCAGTGTGCCTACAGATGTCAGGTGGTCGCCCATGCAAGCCGCCACGATCTGGACGCCGGAAGAAATGCACACGCCGCTTGACGCATTGGTGTGCCCACAAGAGTTAGGAAAGACGCAGACCTGCGGGACATGCGCGCTTTGCTGGTCTCCGGCAATGAAAGATACACGGATTCTGTTTCTTGGACACGGCGGCAGGGGGCACAAGAAATGATAACCATCCCAGACATTCAGTTCGCCGTGGCGAGTGAGTTCAGCGTCTCCATGGCAGACATGGTGGAACGCCAACGTTCGGCGCGTATCGCGAGGCCGCGTCAGGTCGCGATGTATTTGTCTCGTCTTCTGACGGGACAAAAGTTCGTGGCGATAGCCTCGCATTTCGGTGACCGGCATCACACAACGATCATCCACGCGATCAACCGTGTTGGCTGGTTTATTGAAGAAGACATGACATTCGCGAGCATCGTCGCCGGTCTTGAATACCGGCTTCGCGGTATGCGTGACGCCTGACCAAAACCGAAGCCGCCCGGTCGCGCGGCACATGAGAAGGAATGAGATGATGACCAAACCATTGACCGTGACTTTCAATATCGACCAGCCAGACAACATTCTGGAACGTGGCGCCGTGCTGACCGATACCGCTAAGGCCGTCGAAGCCTTCAAGACCTCGATGGAAGGGGCCAAGCATAAGCTGACGGTGACGACGACCGAGGGCGAGCCGGAGGTGAAAACGCGCAAGCCGCGCACCGTTCATCCGGTGGCCGACGCTCCGGCGCAACCGCCCGTCGTGAAGCCGCGTTCGTTGCATGGCGATGCTGATACGAAAGTCGCCTGAACACACCGCCCGCGCCTCTCGCGCGGGTCATGGAGGGAAAGAGAATGGCCAGCCCCGGTTCACTCACCGCGCGGATCGTCGCGGAAGGCGGCACGGTAACGCAAGGTTTCCTTGTGCCGATCGATCATATCCACGTCGAACCGGGGTTCAACCTTCGAATCCCCGGTCCTGACCTGGATGCCCATATCCGCTGGCTCGCGGATCAGATCAAGCGCGTTGGGTTCGACAGCACGCAACCCCTGGCCGTGATCCGGCATCCCGAACTGGATGGTCATGTCATCATCCGCAAGGGGCATTGCCGATACCAGGGCGCCGTTCTGGCCAGGAAAGAGGGGCGCGAAATCGTCGCGCTACCCTGTCTGCCGGAACCGCGCGGCAGCAACGAGGTCATCCAGACCTACCAACTCGGGACCTCGAACAGTGGACTTGGGTTGAACTATCTGGAATACGCTGCCGCCGTGATGCGGTTGCGATCTTATGGCGAGAAAGACGATCAAATCGTCGCGGGTTTCGGCAAGAACAAGGAATGGTTGGCTCGGGTTCTCGATCTGAACGAAGCGCCCGTCGCCGTTCGTGAACTGGTGCAACAGGGCAAGGTCACGCAAACCGATGCCTTGATCGTCCACAAACGAGAGAAAGCCAACGCGCCGACCGTGTTGCGCGCCGCGGTTGAACGCGCCAACGCCAGGAACAAGAAGCGGGCCACCGGCCAGGACATCAAAGCCGTCACCGAACGCCCCGCACCGCCCCGCACCGATCCGCCATCCCAGAAACCGGACCTCGCGGCTGATGCGGACTCTGTTATTCGCGCATACAGAAACGCCGGTCCTCTCAGCCTTGATATCCCGCACGCGCTCGCCGCCGCCCTGGCCAAGCTGGCCGATCATTTTCCGCCGCCAACAGAACCTCAACTTCAACTCACAGAGGAAGTCGCCGCATGATCTCGACATTCTGCCGCGCCGATAGGCTCGCACTCGCTACCTTGTTCCAGAGCAAGGAGGAAACCAGATACTATCTGAATGGGGTGTTTATCCAGGCCGCAGGCAATGATGGCGTCAATCTGGTGACAACGGACGGCCATCGCATGGCTGTGTTTCATGATGGCGCGGGCCTGACAGGAGCGCCGTGCATCGTGCCGCTTCCAAAGATTGCCATTGACATCGTTCGGAAGCGCAAAACTCGGGAGTTCTGCTGGTTCGGCATCGTTGGCGAACACACCGGGACGGGACGCCATGAATGCCGCATTTTCGATACGACCGATCAGGCATCCGAACTCGATGAGGTCCGGGAACGGATGCTGGACCCAAAAGACCGAGGTATCATCTGGAATGGCGCGATTGATCTGATTGACGGCACCTATCCAGAATGGGCCAGGGTTGTGCCGAAACAGATTCCGAAAAATGGGGCGTCGTGCCATTTCAATGGTAAACTGTTCGCGGACTTCACGGCGGTTGCCAAGGATCGAAATGACGTTCCGAGCGTCATGGTTTACACCAATGGTAACGAGCCGTCTCTCGTTACCTGCGGGCGAGACGATTTCGTCGGCGTTCTAATGCCGATGCAAGGCGATGAACGAGCGCTTCGCGAGGATATGCGAGGGTGTTTTACGCCATCGTGGTTGCATCCGTGATTAGCATCCGACGCTTGAGGCGGCGCGGCAGAAACGAGAAAGTCGCATGACCACCACCCTCATCTCCAAATACGACACCCGCCCGCCGGACCGCACCACGCGATGGTGGCGCGTGCTGCACCGCCTTGATGACATGCGGCACAGGCGCAAACAACTGGCCCGCGACCTAGCCAGGCTGGATCGGGCCATCGCGGAGAAAGAGGCGGAACTGAGCGCGCTGGTTTTGAAGGAGTAAATGGGATGGCGGACAACAAACAGGCCCAGGTCGCGGATCAATGCCGATGCGTCGCGGGCCTTTGCCGCGCCATCGCGGCAGTTCATCAGGATTACGCCACTCTGTTCAATGAGGGCCGCATGGAAGACGTCGCTGACCAGATAGGCAATCGAACCGCCGCGCTCATGGAGGAACTGGGCAACATCCTGAACGGCATGGACGCGGTTGACGGCGCCGACGAATGGATGGACCCGATTTTCGCCGAGGCGCACAGAATGTTTCCGCAATCATCATGACCTTGCACCTGACAACCTGCCACAACGCCCATCCCTTCCCATGCGATTCGGAGATCAAGGAACTGGCGCGGCGTCTGGCCCATGGCAGGAGGATCGACTCCGCCGATGGTCCGTTTTTCGTTCCGTTCATCGTTCAGAGTGGTTCCCGTGACGCCGGGGTCGTGGTGGCGGTGTTGGGGAGGGCGGTGGGGCGGTGACGGGCACCAAAAAAGACAGCGGCTACGACCGCGATCCCGACGACTGGTATGTTGAAAATGAAGCCTGCGTTCGCTCGTTATTCGACGCCATGCCGTGGTTCCGCGCGAATGGCGCCCATGATCCTTGCTGTGGTGGCGGCAACATTCCGCACGTCGCCGCGAAAATGGGTATAGCGGTCAGCGGTGCCGATAAGGTTGATCGCTGCAACGGCGGCTTCCCTGTCCGGGAGTTCCTGTCCGACAACACGCGGCGCAAAGCAATCGTAACCAATCCACCATTCGGTATCGCCATCGAGATCGTCAAACACGCGTTGGATGTTGTTGATGACGGCGGCTATGTCGCGATCATCGGTCAGGCGAAGTTTCTGTTCTCTCAGGCACGGCATCCATTGTTCATGCGGCGTGAGATGGATCGTGTACTGGTGTTGTCGAAGCGGCCTTCCATGCCGCCAGGGAAATTGCTGGCGGAGAAGGGAGAGGAGGTGCGTGGAAATGGCTTCCACGACTTTTGCTGGTTCGTTTGGCGGGTTGGTAAAACATCGCCGGGCGCTGCGATTTCGTGGCTCCCATGACGGGACGCGGCGGATGAGCGTGCGGGTCGAACGGATCGGGGATGCGACGCTGTATCTGGGGGATGCTGCCGAGGTTATTCCCATCTTGCCGATGATCGAACTCGTCATCACCGATCCCCCATTCAGTAGCGGCGCTCGCACCGACAGCGAGCGGCAGGTGCGCGGTGCCATGCTGCGATCCATGGAAGATGCCGATTGGTTCAGCCACGACGCGATGACCACCTGGGGATTTACGTGGTTCCTGCGTTCGGCGTTTTCAGCGCTGCGTCAGCGTATGATTCCAGGCGCGCACGCCTATGTGTTCATTGACTGGCGACAAACGCCAACCGTGTATGGGCTGATGGAAGCGACGGGCTTTCGGGTGAACCATTGTCTTGTCTGGGCTAAGCCGCATTTTGGCATGGGTTCCTATTGGCGCAATCAGCACGAAAACATCGTGTTCGCCAGCAACGGAATGCCGAACGACATGCTTGATCGAGGTATGGGTAGCGTACTGCGTCACCCAGCGGTTTCGCCTGATGCTCGCGTTCACCCAACCGAAAAGCCCGTTGGATTGCTTGAAGCAATCATCACCGCCGTTCCTGGTGCGGTCGTTTTTGATCCGTTCATGGGAAGCGGCAGTGCGGCCGCGGCTGCGTTACTCTGTGGCCGATCATTCATCGGGTGCGAGATCAATCCACATCATTTCGATGTCGCTTGTCAACGCGCTGAAGCAGCTCGGCGTGCCGGGCCACGTATGCAATGGATGGCGCAGCCACCCGAAGACCAACGCATCGCTGATCTTTTCGCGGAACCGGAAACCTAGCGGCCTCTTCGCCCACCTCACCTGACCCGCCGCCGGGGTTGACAGGCCCAAGCCACCATGATACCACCAGCGTCATGAACGCCATGACGATCCGTTTCGATGACGCCGACATGAAGGAACTCGACTGGCTCGCCCGGCAGTTGAACGGCGATAAGCCGCGCGGGCTGTCTTACAACGAGGTGTTGCGGATCGCGTTGCGGAATGAGGTCAAGCGAGTGATGGCGGGTGGGGTGAAGAAAGCGAGGAAGGTGAAGCAATGACACAAACATTCCCTACCGAAGTGGCATGGGCATTCTTCATGACACACCACGCGGACATTCGCGCCTGTTGCGAACGATTCCTTCCGGTGCCGGAGTTCCAAATCCCGAACACCCGCGTTGTGTTGGTCGCTCCAGACGGATCAGAAATGGTCACCGAGCGAAGGGCGGCGATGTCACTGCCTGTCACAAATCTGATTTCTGATTTCGACGCGGCGGTGCGGGCTAAGGACGCCGCGCGATTGACCCGTATCATGAACGACGCCTGGATAAGGGCGCCGGAAAGCCGAAGGGTCTACGACATACCAGGGTTCTCCGCGATGTGCGATTTGTTGGATGGCACCGTGGATGGATTCTTTGATCCTGGCGGTGAGTGCGATGAATGATGGCGGCGATGTGGGTTCGCGGGGGAAGGGGAGGCGGGGGTGAGTGACGACAGCGGTTCACTATCTATAATTACCAGGGTGAGCGCTATTTCTCATGGATTATCAAGATTCTTTACCGGAAAACCATGCAAACGGCATCATGTTGCTGAACGATTTGTCATAGGCGGTGACTGTGTATTATGCAGACCTATCCGAGCTGCCGAATGGGAAGAACAAAACCCAGGTGCGCGACGTGCAAACCTAAAAAACTGGCAAAAAGCGTTCCCCGAACGTCAACTGCAAGCTACTCTGAGATGGCGTGAAGCCAACAGAGACAAAGTCTTGGCCACAAGCGCCGCATACAAGGTAGCAAATGCTGAAAGTATTGCGGCTAAAAAATATACCCGTTGCCGGACGAATGAATACCGCATCATGAACCGAGACGCACAAAGAGTCAGGCGCGCGAACACAGAAAAAAGAGAAAATGATAAGTTGGTCTTACGCAACTGGCGAAGCAGACCTGAGGTGGCGGAGCATCTAAGAAAAGCCGCCTCCGTATGGCAGAAAAATAACCCCGATAAAGTAAGGACCATCAATCGCAATAGTAAAGCCCGGCGCAAAAAGGCGGAAGGACGCCATACAGCACAAGATATTGCGAACATTTATCAGTTGCAGAGGGGTAAATGCGCGATATGTAAAAGTGCATTAAATGGAAAATACCACGTCGATCATATTGTGGCGCTAAAAAACGGAGGCTCGAATTGGCCTCGCAATCTTCAATGCCTTTGTCCACCGTGCAATCTGAGAAAGTCTGACAAACATCCTGTAGTTTTTGCTCAAGAAAGAGGATTGCTCCTGTGAGTTTCTGGTTCCTCGCAACACCATATTCCCGTTTTCCCGACGGCATTGAGGCGGCTTTCAATTTAGCGGTCGAAGCGCGCGGCCTTTTGCTCAAGGCCGGAGTCCCGGTGTTCAGTCCCATTATTCATTCTCATCCGGTCGCGGTTCGATGCGGCATTGATCCTCTCGATCATTCAATTTGGCTTCCAAGCGAGGCGCCGATTCTTCGAAGTGCGATTGGATTGATAATGCTGCGTGCGGAATCCTGGGGAATCAGTTACGGGATGAACCATGAGAAAAAGACATTTGAAGCGGCTGGAAAACCCGTAATCTGGATGGATGTAGGAGTCGTACCGGAGTATTTCACGGCTAAGAGGATAGCCGCACCGTTAGACCCCCAATCCCCTCTCATCGAATTTCTGGACAAATGCGCCGCTCTTGGTAATGCGCCACGAGAAGATCGCATCCGATCCGCCGTGAATGATTTGCGGGAGTTATATCCGCTTCTCACGGCATGGTTAGGTTATGGGAAGACGGAGGGGGTTCTCCATCCATGTGATGATGGGATTCCATGGGGTCATCATCCCGGCGGTGGGGAGTGGGTCCCTATCAACAAGACGCCACTTCTCGCCGCTGGACTGGGACCGGCACCTTTTTATGCCATGATCGGCGGGGTGTTTACGTATGTCGTGCATGAAGCGCCAGCGACTCCCTCTATTTCTGATGCCTGATTTGGACGCCACTAAACCGTGGATACAAAACAGTCCTGAGCAGCGCCTGTCTGTAGCAACCTATCGTTTATTGAAACGAACGCTTCTCTCACCAAAATACATAACCGCGATCCATGACAGCGACGGCGGAGGCCGTAGCGATCTCCAAAGAATCAGGGATGCGAACAGAGGTATCACAACGGGTCAGTTGGATTTTGATGTGGTGCAAGGGGTAACGGTGGAATTGAGAGATGGCACCTCCGTTGTTCGCGCCCTCTGCCGGAAGCTGGAACTGAAACGCGGTAAAAACACATTATCCCCACGCCAGAAAATAACTGTAAGTGTGCTAACGGCATGTGGTGCTCCTCCAATCATCGCATGGACATTGGCCGAAGTGCATGATGGATTGAAAGCCGCCGGATTCAGATTTGGGAATAATGTGGGATACGTGCTGCCACATTTAGAAGAGGAACTGGGAGAATGGGATCGAAAAGCAGAGGCTATTTTAAGTGGGGAAATCATTCAGAAAAGACAGTATGCTGGCGGTCGGCCCAAGGAACGAACAAAACCTGGGCTGACGTGGAAATTGTGATGGGCGGGGGTTGACATGGTGCGAGAGTGGTGTATATCTGCCTCATGGTTGGTCAAGTGAGTAGTACCGCACGAGAGAGTGAACGTCAGTCTGTGACGTTCACCAGTCCACAAATGGCCTTTCTGAAAAAGGAAGCCAAGAAATTGGGCGTTTCCGTGGGGGAGCTTATTCGACGCATCGTGGATCAGTTCAGAGGGGCATGAAGTGGCCTACCGCCGAGAAGGAGGTATATACTGCATTCGACATACGGACGGTCGTTCTTATGTTGGGTCGGCAGTTTCCTTTACCCGTAGATGGTACTCTCATCGCCGTGAACTTAATCGCGGCACTCATCATTCTAAAAAACTACAACACGCCTGGACAAAATATGGTTCTGAAGCGTTTTCATTCATTATTTTAGAGGCGGTGGAAGATCGTGCTAACCTTCTGGTCCGTGAACAATTTTGGATTGACCATCTGAAATCTGCCAGCCGCAGCGGCCTGAATATGTGTCCAAATTCTCGTAGCCAACTTGGTATGCGACATTCGGAAGACGCCAAGCGACGGATAGGGGAAAAAGGTCTCGGTCGAAAAATGAGCGCGGAAAGCAGGCGAAAATTAAGTGATAGCAAAAAAGGTATAAGACCAAGCGCCGCGACAATTGAAAAAATGAGAATCCGAATGTTAGGTCACATTCGGTCTCCTGAATCCCGCGCAAAGGGGGCGGCCTCTAACCGGGGCCGCATCACGCCGCCAGAGGTGCGCGCTAAACAGAGCGCGGCCAAGATCGGGAAGAAAGCAACTCCAGAGCATCGTGAAAATGTCAGACGTGCCCGATTGGGTGTCGGTCTTTCCGAGGCGGCAAAAAAGAAACTTAGCTTGGCTAACAAAGGCCGAGTTCATACAGCGGAAGCGCGTGCGAAAATTAGCGCCGGAAAGATCGGAAAGCCACGTAGCGCAGAAGCCAGGGCTAAACAAAGTGCCTCGCGAATGGGTATAAAATTGAGTATAGAAACACGTTCTAAGATGAGTGTCGCTCAGACTGGTCGTAAACATACGCCAGAGACGCGTGCAAAAATTGGCGCCGCTCATAAAGGTCGTAAACACAGCCCCGAGATGATCGCAAAATATATCGTCACTCGCGTTCGAAACAATCGTATCCGAGCGATGCAACAGGAGAACATCCATGCCTGACGGAACAACGAATGCGCCCCGCGCACGCCGCAGCAAACTTCTCGCGGTCCCCCCTGAATCGATCCAACCAAAGCGTCCGAAGTTTCTGATTTATGGACCGCCAGGAGTGGGGAAAAGCTGGGTCGCCGCAGACTATCCATCGTGCTACTACATAGATACGGAGGGCGGCGCTGATATGGATCAGTACCAAGCAAAGTTACGCGCATCTGGCGGCGTCTACCTTGGACCAGGTGAAGGATCACTTGATTTTGATGTGGTTATTGACCAAATGAAAGCCTTGGCCGAAGAAAATCATCCATACCGCACCGTCGTGATTGATTCCATTTCCAAATTGTGGAATGTGGCTCTCACAGATGAACAAGAGGCTCTCGGCGACAAGGATGCTTTTGGGGCTTATAAAAAGCTGCCGACTCGTAAATTTGCCTCTTTGCTGAAATGGGTAAATCGCCTCGACCTCAATGTTATTTTCATCGCGCATCAGAAAGAAATCTGGGGCCTGAACGACAAAAAGCAACGCGAGGTCATTGGGTATGGTGCGGACGCGCAAGATAAATTGGAATACGATCTCCATCTCGTGTTGCGCATTGCCAAGATAGGACCATCGCGTTACGCCTATATTGGTAAGTCTCGGCTTCCCAGTTTCCCAGAGGGCGAACGGTTCAACTGGTCGTACGCAGACTTCGCCGATCGTTATGGAAAAGATGTCATTGAAAAAGAAGCGGTTCCGCTCGATCTGGCGACACCGGAGCAACTCACAGAACTTAACCGCTTATTGAGCTTCGTTAAGATGCCCGACGATTGGGAGGCTAAAGTGTTCAAAGTCGCTGGTATCGAAGCATGGGAAGAAATCGACGCCACGAAAATCGCTGCCATCATCGACATGCTGAAAAAGCGAATCAATGGAGGTGGTGGAAACGAAGAAGACGGTGCGGCGACCGCCAAAGCGACGTGAAATTCATCCCACTACCATCGTCATCTCCGCGCTCGTTACGCCGGGACAGGATTGACGGCGACCCTCCCGTTACGTTGGAACTGGTCTATGACCCCAGAGACGGCAAGAAATATCTATCTCTTGGGGTTGGAGATAGGGCGGTACGGCGATCGTGGCTGTCCGTAAATGCAGTAACCGGACTATCCAAAAGTGTGTTGTCAATGTTGAAAGAAATGGAGAAAACCACATGAGACTCGAAAAAACCATCACCAAGGAAGAAGCCGACGCTGGCGGCGGATTTAAGCCGTGGCCCGACGGGACATACGACTTTGAAATCAAGGAGGCCGCCGATGATGTCAGTAAGGCTGGAAATTCCCAGATCAAGCTGACATTGTGGGTCTATGACGATGAAGGTCATCGGCGCATGATTTTCGACTATCTCGGAGCCAGTGAGGCCGGGCAATTCAAGGTTCGTCATTTCTGCGAATCCATCGGAATGATTCGGCAGTATGAAGAAGGAAATCTGGAACCCGACGAGATGGAAGGGAAGACCGGACGCGTACGGCTGGGATATAAAAAAGCCCAGGGGGACTACCCAGAAGGCAATCAGGTGCGCGACTATGTTTCAGGTGGAGACGAAGCGCCGCGCGCCGCTCGCCCGGCGTCAGCATCGCGCGCAGCCGCTCCAGCCACTTCGCGTCCGGCATCGGCGCCGCGTGCTTCGCAAAGCACCGGGGCCATGATCGACGATGACATTCCCTTTGCTCCTGAGTGGCGATGAGTCTCCACACCCAACCCAACGTGGTCGAACTGAAACATGGTCGCGGATCAAATCGATCCGTGATCCTGGTTCAGAAAGAACCGCCTCGGAAATGGCTGGCTCGTGTGAGGTGGTCGTCAGCAAAGAAGCTATGGTTGGTTACCAAAGGGGAGCCTCTCGCGTTGGGTAAGGTCGTCGCCTCCGCGCATGGTTTTGAAAGTGCGCGAGAGTTGGCGCATAAGATGGCGCTGTTGTGATGCCCGCACCCTCTCCAAAACCAATCTTTACCCCACCGCAAACTCCACCTTCTCACACCGGCTCTCTATGGCTCAACCCAGACAAAACCATCGGAGGCATCATTTCCGATGTGTTCAATGAGCCGATTCATTTCGTCGGAACCAAGGTTCCTGGAGAGGCGGAATATCGTGTGAGGGGTTGGCGTGGGGTAGGTCCGGAGTTTCGCCGTCTTCCCATTGAGGGGGCGCCGCGAGAAGATGGGTTGCCTGATGGCGCGCCATCCGCTCCCTGTAAAATTTGCGAAGGAAGATTATTTTGGCGAGCGTCCATAATTTCTGGGGGCGGCTCCGGACCATGGCGCTGTGCCACATGCGAACCCGCCGATTCCTCGCTTTGGCTCGACGGTTTGGCTGTTCCGCCATCGTCTAAAGCCACCACTTTGCAGCCCTCATCCAAACCAACGCCACCTAAAGAAGGCAGCCTCCTTTGATCTCTCTTTCAGAAATCGAGCTAAACGCCGCACAACAAAAGGCAGAAAAAGAAATCGGCGCATCCATCGAAATGTCACGGCAGCATTTACTTACAGGTGATGCTGGAACGGGAAAGACGGTCCTCGTTCAAAAGATCGCCGTGAAGCAACAGGAACGTCGCAAAAAAATAGTCCTTACCGCGCCAACTCATAAAGCCGTCGCCGTCCTCGAACGCAAACTAAAAGCGGCTGGAATTGATATCCGGTGCCAAACCATCCATTCATTGCTTTCGCTTTGCCCCAAGGCGCAAGGTGATAAGCAGATATTCGTTCGTGCACCAAAAGCCAAACCGGTGCTGGAAGACATTATCGTTATAGACGAATGCTCCATGCTCGACGCCTCCATGATGCAGCACATTGAACGGCATCTGTCTGGCCGAGCAGTTATTCTGTGTGGCGACGTTGGGCAGTTACCTCCAGTTGGTGAAAGGGAGTCGCGTTCGTTTTCTGTGATGCCGCGTAGCCACCTCCAAGAGGTCGTTCGACAGGCACAGGGGAATCCAATCATCGCCGCGTCCCAGATCATCAGGAAAAATCAAACCGATGGCAGCGGTGTCGTCGATTGGTCGTGGTGTAGGGAAGCAAGGGGAGAAGCAAATACACCCCTGGAAAATACCGGAGTCTTTACACCCCACAGAAGTGATGTAGACGCCTGGATCAGAAAGGGATTTACCTCAGAAGCGTTTCGTGCCGATCCTGATAATTTTCGCTATCTGGCCTGGACCAATGCGCGTGTGGCTGAAATCAACGCGAAGATCAGACGATGGATATATCCAGGAGAAGACCTGTCCACCCCGTTCATATCAGGGGAAACGGCACTGCTTCGCTCACCATTGGTAATCGATAACCAAATCCTGATCGCGACCAATGAAGAAGTGAAGGTGCTTTCCATCCAAACCGGGGAGCAACTTGGTATCGCGACCTGGGAAATGAAGGTTGTGACAGAAAGTGGGATGGACCACAATATTCACTTGCCACGTGATTGGGATGGATATCGGATCGCTCTGGCTGAACTGGCGGATGCTGCCAAAGCTGATTCTTATTTGTGGGAGAACTATCACGATTTCAAAGCTGCTTTTATCAACGCGCAGCAATGTATGGCGCTGACCGTTCATTCGAGCCAGGGAAGCACCTTCACCTGGACCTACCTCGATATTCCCGATATCAGAAAACGGATTAAGGACAATCTACTTGAGGCCCAGCAGCTATTGCTGACGGGGGCAACTCGGCCAAGCGATGGGCTGGTGTTGGTGGGGGTTTGACGCGGCCTTACCAACTTGGTATATGTTGGTCATCAAGGGGAGAGGCGGCGACCCATGGATGACGATAAGCGGCTTGAACAGGTCCATCTGCGCTTCCGCAAGGCGGTTCTGGACGCCGCCAAAGCTGATGCTGCCCGTAAGGGCCAACCGCTCACCACCTGGTTCGAACGCCTTGTAGAGGCTTCAATGCCTCAGGAAACGCAAGATGCGGAGAGCGCACGATGAAAATCTCTGGACCAACTGACCCATCCGGCTCTCCTTTGCTACCTGAACCATCCGCCATCATCATCCCCTTTGGCAAACATAAGGGAAAGACTGTCGCGGAACTGCTGGCGACCGATCAGCCCTATGCGGACTGGATCACGGCGCAGGGATGGGTGGCCGAGAGGTTCGCGGAACTCCACGCCGCTATTGTTACACGGAGCGCGGGGGCAGATGATACGCCGGAGCACAATGCGCTCCAGGCGCGATTTTTGGATGAAGGGTTTCGACGTGGATTTCTTTTGTTGTGCGCTAAGGATTTGAGAGAGAGAATTACTGAAGCGAAGCGTTTGCTTATGGACAGCGCAAATTATGTAATAAATCTGTTTGATCACCCGAAATATGGATGGGAGACTATTTCTCAGGCGCGCTACGATAATGCGAAGTCCATCCTGGAGAAAATCACATCAGGGGCTGTCCGTATAAAAAGCACTGTTCAATTTGAGGTTTCTGGAATTGATGTTTTTATTACATATGGAGGCGCATTGAGCAGTGAAATTGTTTCTCCAAAACGGATTTCCGTTGAGTTAAAACCGGCCCTCGGTGACGACTACCCATCTGTTATGCGTCAGATGCAGCGATTGCATTGCAGTCTCATAGTGGTCGGTCAATATACCGGGCGCGGCGTGTCTGAGCCTCAATTACGTCAGATGTTCGAGGCGAATGATTGTCAGTTGGTATTTGTCCAGGAAATCGAGGAGCGCATTCGCAACACGGCGACTCCGTAATTTTATGTCCTTGCAGCCCTCCGTTTTCGCGGATGCGTTCCGGCGCCATGCCGTGCCAAAGATACGGCAGGTTATGATGGTGCGTGCTCATTTCGTGGGAATCGGTCTCTATGATTTTTCAGATGCCTACGCCGATGTGATGATTTATGCGGGCCAGCTTGGCGCATTTTATCTTCCTGATGAGCATCTGGATGCACTCTATGATTGGGTAGCCGGATTGCTGACTGATATGGCCGCCGCTGTTGGTGAGGCGGCTGATGGCTGAGAACTATTTTGACAATCCAGATGCGTCTCCAAAACGTCGCGCTCCCAGAAAAACCACACCTAAACCAGTTGCACCCAAAGCCAATGGCCACGCATCTCCGGGACGTGTGGATTGGGTTCCCAACCAACATTGGCGGGAAGACCTCGCGCGTACGGAAGGAGGAAAGATTCTTCGCACCCTTAATAATGTATTGGTGGCGTTACGGCAGGCGCCGCAGTGGAAAGATATGTTCGCGTGGAATCAGTTTTCCAGTCGTCTCATGGTCATGCGGCATTTACCCGGTACTAATAAAATTGAAGCCTCCGTTCCCCGAGAAATAACGGGTCCAGATGTATCCAATGTTACCGACTGGATGCAACATAATGGGATCATCGTCGCATCCCAGACCACGGAAGAGGGTATTCGCGCGGTCGCGGATGAATTTTCATATCATCCCGTACGCGATTATCTGAATGGTCTCACCTGGGACAAGACGCCGAGGCTGGAAACGTGGTTGATCAAACACCTCGGGGTAACTGATACCGCCCTTCATCGGGCGTTTGGTTCCCGTTGGATGATTGGCCTGGTCGCACGGATATTCGAGCCGGGTTGTCAACTTGATACGGCGCTGATCCTGGAATCACGTCAAGGTCTTCGCAAGTCCACGGCGCTGCGGGTACTCGCCCAACCATGGTTTACCGATCATGTACCAGACCTATCATCAAAGGATGCGCTCGAACAACTCCAGGGAGTGTGGATCATTGAACTAGCCGAACTGAGTAGTTTTGGTCGCGTCGAAACGGCACGGATCAAATCATTCCTGAGTTCGAGGGACGACCGTTTTCGTCCCTCATTTGGTCGTTTCCCCGCCAATCATCCCCGTCAATGCGGTTTCGCCGGCACTGTCAATCCTGGCAGCAATGGGTATCTCCGTGATGAAACCGGCGCGCGCCGATTCTGGATCGTGGAGTGCGCCACCAACTGGAAACCGAACCAACAGGTTGACGTGGAAAAATTGACCGCCGCTCGTGATCATCTCTGGGCTGAGGCGGTCTATCGTTATCGCGAAGGAAAACCATGGTGGCTGGACACCGCCGATTTGGAGGCGGGGCAGGAGGCCGCCGCAGAGGCGCGGCAAACCGATGACCCGCGTGAGCCAAAAATTCGGGATTATGTCGAAGGTCTGGCCTGGGTGAGAATGGATGGCATTCTGGGAGCGGAGTGTCTGAATATCCCACCGGAACGTTGGTCGATCGCGCTCAGGACAGAAATTGGCCATGTGATGAGCGCGCTCAAATGGAAACGGAAACGGAAACGAACAGACGCGAAAAAGGCAGATAGCCCAATGGAGTGGCGGTACTACCCGCCTGGGGAAGAACGCGAAAGAGAGGCGCCCGTTTATCCCGATGAAATTTCTTTTTGATATTTCATCTAAAAAATAAACCAAATAATTTCAATATGTTAGTTTTTTTCTGTTCCTACTGTTCCTACCTGGAGTTAAATGGTAGGAACAAAAAGTTGTAGTGCCTACCTTGATGTTCCTACTGTACCCACTGTTCCTACCATTTTGTATATATACAAAGAAAGATGGAACGGTATGTAGAAAAAACACAGCCCTCTAAGGAAGTGGTAGGCACAGTAGGAACAGTAGGCACAATGTTGATTTCATTAGATGTTGTGGTAGGAACATTTAGTGCTGATGTTCCTACCTGGGTGGGAACATGCTATCCTTTATCCGCACCGCTTGCCTTCTGAGTGTCAGGATTGTCAGGTTTTCCCGTTAGTCAGCCCCACCGCCTCCCGCAACGCCTCCACCACCCGAGCCCCCTGCGTCACCGCCCGTGCATGAAGCACACGCCGGGCGGCTATCTCGACGGCCAGGAGACGGGCGATCTCGGGCAGTGCCAGCACGGCATCGGCCTGTGCCAGCGTCCGGTCGCGATCGGCGGCACATCCCGGGACACCGGCGTCGGCCAGCCGCAGTAGTTCGGCCCATGGGGTCGTGTCGGCGTGGGACGCGTTCCACAGAGCGGCGGCGAGGGGGGGGCGGAGGGTCATTGCGATAACGCCCGACGCAAAGCTTCACGCTCCTCATAGGTCGTGATCTCGGCCACGCATGGTCGCGCCGCCGCTTCGACGGCGAACAACCGCTTGATGGATGGCAGCGCCAGAACGGTATCGGCCTGACGGAGGGCGCGGTCGCGATGTTGGCACCAGGCCGCGTGGTCTTCCGCGATTTCCAGGAGTTTCGGCCAGGTGATTCGCCCTGGGGCATCGGTATCGGCGTAACCGGACTCCCAGATCACGGCGGCGAGTTGGTCGCGGATGTCCGGTGTATCGGGACTGGCGCTGAGAATTCGCAGGGTCGCGGTGGTGATCCGCCGCAACCGCTCGATTTCGATCGCTCCAGCCCGGAGATACGCGGCCTGGAGGTGGTTGCCCGTGGCATCGTCCTCATCGGCGGCGTGGCGCATGTCATCGGGGAGGGTGGGTGTGATGAGGCCCAGAGCGCGCGAGATGGCCGCCAGTCTTGTCTCGATCCCATCACACGTCGCGCTCAACCGCTCGCACGCCTCGTCAACCGCCGCCATATCGCCGTCCAGGGCGGTCCGGGGCGGTTCGTGGGTGGAAGGGGCGGCGGGAGGGGTGGGGGGCTGTACGGGCGGGGGAGACGCGGTAACGGGGTCCATCGGACAAACCAGCGCATAACACCCGTAGTGGTCATACCGCTCTCGCGTATCCCCGCAGGTTGAGCATATCTCTGTCATCGGTTACTCCATTCGTTGTTGACATCCGCCGTCCATCGTCCGTAAATCCAACTTCCTGGTTTTCCAGGTCGTTTCCTTCTCAACGATCGCCCAACTCAGCGGCGTCTCGCCTCACGGTGGGGCGCCGCTTTTTGGTGGTCGCTCACCCCGCCCACCACACGCACAGCCGGATCGTCCCGAGCAGCACCGCGTCACGGCAGGCATCGCGGATGATATCGCGAGGGGCCAGGGCGAACGGCTTCGTCGGGCCGAAACCGAACCGCAGTCCGTCCAACGCGCGCCAGAGGACCCAGATGAAAATCATGATCACGGTGAGGGTCATGGTGTTGGCTCCCGCGCTTCCGCCATGCACCGCCGCAATGCGTCGGCCAGCGCTTTCAGTCCATCCGCCGTGTGGACGTGATACAGGCCGGTCGCGAATCCCTTGTTCTGATCGAGCGGAGACGGGCAGGTGCAATTCCCATCTACCCGGACATCATTGCCGTGGGTCTCGTGCAGGGCGTTCGCGTAACGCGGCGGCAGGCCAGGGCCAGACGCGATCCAGTAATACCAGGCGCGTCGAAAGGTCCAGGGTCCGAGTTGACCAACAATCACGGTTCGCATCTGAGGGTGACTGGTTCTGAACCATTCGCCGACGTTGACGGACTCGATGCCGGCGGTGGTCAGTTCGGCGCTGATTTCATCATCGGCATCGGCGCGGCGGGCGTAGTTTTTCATGGTGTTGAGTCCTTTCGTGGGGTCAGTGCGTCTCGGCCTTCTGTCGTGATGCGCCACAAGCCACGCCTTCCAAGCCGGGCGACGAAGCCCTTGCGATGCAGGCGCCCAAGAATGGCGGCGCCGCGGTAAATCGCACCACAGGCATCTGGCAGGATCGCCAGACCGATCCGGTACGAGGACGTACCCATGGAGGTATCAAGCAACGACAAAGCGGTTCTCTCGGCGGGGCTCACTCCGGCAATCCTCTCAACTTCTCCAGACTCACCCGCCCGGCACCGCCGATCGCGGTCCAGGCGCGTTGGGCGTAATAGGATAAGCCGGGCGACCAACCTCCTCCGGCGTCGATGCTTCGTTCGGCATGACGGAGGATCGGCTTAGAGGTCGCCGCGCGATATCCGGCCTGTTCCAGTTCCGCCCGATACGCGGCGAGGAATTGCGTCCTCGTGGGTGGTTCAGCCGAGGTCATGGTGCCGCTTTCAGATAATCTGGGTGGTAGGACGAGGAAGACTTATTTTCGCCCCACCGAACCCACACACACCCGTTGGATTTTGTTCCAGTTACAACGCCGATCTGGCCATGGGTCCGCCGAATGCTAAAAGATCGCCCGGCTTCGTTAAGTTGAACCCGGTCATTTTTATGGAAAGTTTTGCCTGTCATTGGTTAACCCCCGCCGCGATCAGAATTGCGCCGGAGATCATGAACCCCGCGGCGGCGATGGCACGCTGCACGTCCTGACCACGAATGCCGATAACACAACTTCCGAGGGACAGCATCGCGGTTCCCACGATCAGACAGGCGGTGTGCATCACGCGTCTCCTTCTGATTGATACCAACTCCAGAACGAAGTATGCCTGGCTCTTTCAGAAGCGGTGAAATTGAAAACATCAGGAACGGCCCGGTACGATGCGATCGCCTTAACGAGGGAGGTGGGCGGCGATCTATCGATGACGACGCTGATACCGCAATGGCCATCACCGCCGTTCCAGGTCGAGATGATCGATGACTTTAGCCTGGCGGCAACAGCCTTTGCACGGCGCCGGTGTGTTTTCGCTGATGCCGTGTAAGAATGCTTGTTTCCATAAATCAGTATTAAAGTGCCTCCGCCGCTCGGCACTACCGTTACCAGGATATCTCCTGTTTTTTCGGACACGCCGTGGTGTTGCGCTATAGCGCCGTCCGGCATTCCTGGCCGTTCCAGCCGCGCGATTATTCTTGCCGCTGTCGTGGCGATCTTTTGACTCACGAGGCGTCTCCCTCGATTTCGCGGAGCAACTTCCGTGCCGCCGTGATGGCCTCGCGGTATTTCTCGCCGGTATCAAGCCGAGCCCATGGTTCCAGCCAGGCGATCAGATCGGTTACCATATCCTGTAGCTTTGGGGCGGCGTGCATCAGGCGGGCGATGGATTCCAACTCTTTTATTGGAATCACCCGATGACCCGGAATAACGGTGGCACTCCATCCCTGCCAGTTCTCGGAATCAACGGCGTAGACCGTGCGCCCCTCTCGTTTCCATTCCATCACGTCCCGATCTCCCTCAGCAACCGCCGCGCCTCGACAACATCCGGGTCCGCCACGCCATCCGGCGTCCTGTTCCGCTTGAGGATGGCGGTGAGGAGTCGGGCGGTGTCCTCGGCTTCACTGGACTGATCGTGGCGAGGGACGGAGGCGACATACCTGCCATCAACAGTTAATATCCTGACCCAACCATCCAGTTTGTTCGGTGGCGCTGTTTTGTATGGCCCCGGTGTCGCGGTCATGAATCCCTCCCAAGGATCGCGAAACCGATCCCGGCGCCGGCGAACGTAAGCGCGACGCAACAGACATCCCTGATGCCGTCGTGGGTCGCGTGCGGCACGGTCATCACGATGCAGGCCATGAGCGCGGCGAGAGACAGCACGGCAGAGGCAATGATCTGGGCGAGCAATCGCATCACAATTCCCCCGCCATTTCCACGATCGCCGCGAGGTCATCGTGCAGCAACTGCTGACCACCAATCGCCGTGATGAGTTGGTTTGATTTTGGAAACGACCGCGCCGCCAGATACGCGCGCACCCTCTCCAACGCTTCGGCGCGGGCGTGGCGGAGGTGCTCGGCGGCTTCACGGGCCAGTCGCTCGGCCTCTCGTCTCTCCGCCCCCAGCGCTTCTTCAGCGGTCTTCTGGACGGCCTGGAGACGCGCACACTCGAACGCCACTTCGTCCAGCCTGATTCGCGTTAAGGTCCAGCGCTCATGGCGCCTCCCATCGGATTTGCGGTAACGGTGACCGTCATCCAGGTCCACCATCGCTGGGGTTACCCTGACGACGCAGCGGATTTTATAGTCGTGGCCGACGCTGTAATAATCGGTCACAACCTCATCCCCAACCCGGAGATCGGCCAGGGTGCGGGGGTTTGTTTCGGTGTCAGGCATTACACCCTCCTCTCATAAGTCTCACACTCCGCCACGGGCCATAACGTCTTTCGTTCGATAGACCCCCACTCGGGAATCGGTTGGCGGCGCGTGGTTCCAAAACCGTGTCCCCAGTTCCACGCCGCCGGTGTCGGGATATGCGGCGGGGTCCACACGCACTTGCCCTGGCCATCGGGATGTAAGCGGCCGGCGGCGGTCTTGTGCCAGTCGGCGCGGGTGCAGGTGAGGCAGAGGTGGGCGGGGATGGCGTTCGCGCTCACGATCCGGTCGCCCTGGCGATGGCGGCGCGGGCCACCACGAGTTGCGGCGGGATGACCCACTCGTTTTTTAATGTCAGGTCGGTTTCGACGTAATCGACGAGCGCCGCGAGGGCTTCGGTCAGACCGGGCGCGGTTTCCTTTCCCGCCACGGAATCCTCTGGCGTTTCAAACCCAAGCCGCCGCAGTGACGCGCGAAGGTCGTAAAGCGCCATGCGAGCCGGGTGGTTGTATTCGGCGGTGGCCAGATGACCACTCAGGGAAGCGGCGACTTTGGCCAAGTGCTCCAGTTCGCGGATACGGTCGCCTCGGATGGCTTTTATGACTGGGAAACGCATCGTTTCTCTCCTTTCGTCCGATCCACCGCGCACGCCTTCCATATCATCCTGGCGAGCGCTGGCAGCTTCTCCCAACCCGGACGCGGCGATCCGTCGTGGTAGGTCGGGTAGCGTTCGAGATCGGCTTCGTAGGCTTGTTGGCCGGTGGGGTATTTCATGACTTACGCTCCGGCAAAACGCCAACGCAGCCCGGTCCGTAAAGCGCTTCCAGTTCCGTCCGCAACTGGAGTGCGATAACCCATGTCACGAACGGGAGGGTAACGTTCTGTTCGGTGAGTTCGCGGATCAGATTACAGGCTGTTTCGCAGATATTGTCTTTGAGTTGGTTGGGGGATGCCATCGTCTCTCTCCTGGCCGTCGTGGGGTGGTGGTGGGTCAGGCGGCTTTCTTGTCAGCATCCTTGCCGATCTCGGCTCTACCTGCGGCGGCGGTCTTGTTGAACGCCTCTCGCAACAGGTCGTCGCGCCAGACCAGGTGAACCGTGCCTTTCTTGAAGAAACGAATATCGAAGAATTCGCTTTGGCATTGGTTGTGGAATGGGCCGGCCTTCACATGGTAACCCAAGGATTGAAAGGTTGAACTAAGGGCGTGGCCGATCGTGTAGCAACTCTCAAACTTTCTGCCACTCAGGACGCACAGCACCCGGTCAAGATCGGCATAAAAATCGATCATCCCACCATAATACCCGGTGCTGAAACGCCCCCCATATTTGGCGTCATAGCTGCACCCGTAGGGAAAGATCGCCTTTTTGTTGACCTTGTAACTCGAATTCGTTTTCCACCCCTCGGTGTGGTGGACGTTATCGGCATGGTAACGCCGCAACGCATCAAACACGTTGGAGACTGATTTCTCGAACAGACCTTGCCGTTGTGAGAAGATGTTTTCGAGCGTGCCGTAGACGTTGGTCGCGGTAAACGGGATATGCGCGTTGCGATCGATGTCACGCTCCAGTTCTTCGCGCTGTAGCTTGTCGAGCCACTTGTGAAACTCGGCACGGGACAACGCGGCCTTCCAACATGCCTTGCGGTGCTTCTGTAGGAATTCAGCGCGGGCGTGGCCGAAGTCCCGGCAGGCTTCCTTCACGATATCCTGAAAGGCATCGATCCGCAGATCGTTCCCGCCCATATACACGGCGGCCTTACGGATATGGCGGAATGCTTCGATCATGTGAGTGTTGGCCTGCTCGTAATAGTGTTGCAGGTTGCCGAGTGTGTCACGCACGGCTGGCAGGTTGTCGGGGCTGGCTTCTCCGGCATGATCGCGTTCTCTGCCCTTGGTCTCCCACAACTCGGCGGCGTCTTCGGTTGTCACCTTGCGGAGGTGGACCAAAACGACTTCAACGTCGGTGGGTCGCGCGGCCCGCTGAAATGGTCGGCCCAGGTCTTCGATTGAACCGTGCTCCGCGATGATCCCGGCGAGTCTCTGCCGTGCGGCGGAATGAGGATTGCGGATCGTTTCGGTGTTCAACAGACAGACGATCTCGCCGTTGTAGAGGAAATCCCACGCCTTCAACAGGTGGGCGTCGCCATTCGAAAACGGCGGGTTCATTATGATGGCATCATAATAACAAACACCGTCATAGCTTAACCAGTCGCCGCCGACGATCGGAAAACCTTTCTCGGTCAGGATCGCGCACAGTTCGCCGGACGGTTCGATGCAATCGACCTGCGTACGCGACCGGCCGTAGCGATCGTCGCCACGTATCGCTTCCGCTATGTCCCCGCGGCCCGCGCTCGGATCGAGATAATATCTCGCGTCCTTGCTGATCTTGGCCAGCATTTTGTGAACGAGCGCCGCTGGTGTGGGGAAGAACTCATCTCCGAACATATTGCCTTGTTTCATCTCTCATTCCTTCATCATCATGCGCCGCCGGAGCGGCGCGACTTCGTTACGCCGCGCGCCATGCTGTTTCACGACCCCAGCACGTCATGCAGCATCGCGACTTCTCGCCGTAATGAATCTGATCCGAGGCGTGATGAAGTTCGCTAACCTCAATCGGGCCATCACATTCGCAGCACCAATATGGCTTACGGGCGCGACATTGTTTCCAGGTAGTTTGCATCCTCATCTCTCCTTCATCGCGTGGTCAGGCGTCATCCGCGCCCCGTTATCTCGTCAAACCGGCTCGATATGCAGGCGAGACTGGCCTAGGTCGGGCACACACCACGGCCGAGGGGCCGTGATGGCTTCCGCCGTGTTCATCGCCTCGAGGGCCGCTTTCGGGTTGTCGAACACGATCGCTTTTTCCCGCGACGATGACCACACAGGACCCCAGATGATGTCCCACTCGCAGAGGTAATCGCGGGAACCCCATATGTTCCACGCGCGAGTGACGCGGTGGGGATCGGTTTTCCGTGTGGGCATTCTTTGATCTCCTTTCATCGCGCCGATCAGGCGTTAATCGTCAGAATACATCGCGAAGGTCAGTCCGGACTCGTCACCGCCATTAACGCGGTCGCACACAGCCTGAGCCTCTTCCCGCGTGGGCCATGTCTCGTTGCTTTCGATGACCGACGCGGTGCCCGAACCGGGATAAGCGTATAGCTTGTAATTCCAGATTGGCTTCATCGCGCTGTCGTAAGCCGGTGTGGCTTTTACATTGTAGGTCATTCTCATCTCCCTCGATCGTGGCGGGTTCAGGTCCGCGCCTCGACAATCACCGCGCCGCCCGTCGTCGCCTTGGCCCGATGCTTCGCCGCCTTTGGCGTGTAGGCCACGATCAGCAACGCCTTACCGCGCCCGTCCCGGATCAGCCGACCCGTCGCGGGATCGCGGAACTGGAAGGTTTCGAGGGAGCCGTTCTTTGGTTTGCGTGGCATTGGTTGTCCTCCATCGGCCCTCTGGCCGTGGGGAGGTTGTGACATAGTTTGTGCTATTGGTGTTATCGTCGTTTGTGCATGTCTGATATGCTAATAGCCCATATCACGCCAATGGCGTATGGTGTATTATGTGCCAATGGAGCAACCAAAACTCAGCGAGCGCCGCGTCGCGCTCACCATGCCATCCGAGGAGCTAGAGGCTCTGGATGCCTATTGCGCGGATATGCGGCGCCATACGGGCGATCCCTATCCAAGAGTTGAGATTGTCCGGCAGGCAATCCGGGAGTTTATTTCCGCGAGGACGCCGACGTGATCTACTTCATGCAAGCAGACGAATCCGGCCCGGTAAAAATCGGTTGGAGCAAAAATCCCGTCGCCCGGTCTCATCAGGTTCGCCCTACGCCGGAAACGGTTCTGACCATCATCCGCCTGATAGACGGTCCAGACTGGGGAGAACGCTGGCTTCATCAATATTTCGCTGAGAGGCGACTTTCGGGCGAATGGTTTACCTTCGATCCCGAAATGTTGGAGGTTGAACTACCAGCGGTAAAACCATGGCCGGACGCGCCGGAAGACACTGTAAACGTGCGGTTTGACCGCGAACTCTGGGAAGTCATCTGGGCGCGGTCTCGCCACACAAAGCGGAGCGCGAGCGCGGAATTATCTTTCGTGGTACGGGAGGCGCTCCTTGGTCGATTGCCGCCGGAGGTGCCTGGGGCATCCTTGATGGCCGCTATTGAGCGTGGGTTTGCCAGACCCGATCCATCGCCGTGATCTACTTCATAGGCATTGTCAACCGCGCCATCCAACGCGCACGCTACGCGGCGCGGAGGGAACACACCGAATCCGCCTGATCCGGGAATGGTTCGCCGCTCGCTGGCGCGACAGGTGGCGCGGGTTGGTGGTGGGGTTGAGGGGCGTTGGTTAGCTGTGTCGTTTGGTGTGTGCGGGGCGCCGGTTGATCCGCCGAGGCGGAGGGATGGGGGTTGAAATCAGCTTTGGCATTCGGGTAGGCTGATGGCATGGCGCGGAAACCAACACCTCAAGTGGTTGAGATTTACGGACTGCTTGATCCGCGAGACGGTAAGCTGCGATATATCGGGAAAGCGAATGACGCAGGGAAACGGTTGAAGACTCACGTTTCGGATAGTCGGCGCCGCAATACGGCCGTCTGCAAGTGGATCGCTAAATTGGTCGCGGATAACCTAATTCCCAAGGTTCTTGTCCTGGAGGCGTGTGATGCCTCTTTGTGGGAATGTCGTGAGCGCGCCTGGATCAGCGAAGCTTACCGAATGGGCGGCGTTCTGCTTAACGTGGCTCCCGGCGGGGCTGAACCAGTGGAGTTCCCGTACTGGGAGTTTCCATGCGGGCGTCTGATCGACAAAAAGTCTCCCGCTGGGGCGCGAATCAAACGAGACAAGATTACCGCCAACCGGCGTCTCCGTGACGGGTTGATGTCGCCTATTGACAGATGGATGCTCCGAGAATGCGCCAGAATGGTTCCTGGCATGTTCGGTGAATGGGCAAATATCTGATGGCCGCACCTCCTGCTGCCCAACGAAAGCTGGATCGACTTGGGGCCGATGCGGTGTGTGAGATGATCCTGAACGGCAAGGCGTATAAGGATATTGCTGAAGCGGCCGGGGTGGCCGTTGGGTCAGTGTTGGCATGGCTGGATGCGGTTCCTGAGCGTTCCGCCCGCGCGCGCGAAGCCCGTAGAATCATGGCGGCTTACTGGGACCAGTTGGCCGAACAGGAACTCAGGGACGCACCAGCGACGGCTGAGGGCATCGCGAAAGCGCGGGAACTGGCGCAGCATTTCCGGTGGCGTTCCGCAAAGGTCGATCCGCAGGGGTATGGTGAAAAGGTTGATCTGAATCATCGAGGGGGCATCATGTTTGCAAAAATCCCCTACGACCCATCCGCCCTCACGGAAGAGCAGCGCGAAGTGATGCGCGATGTCTTGCTGACGGCGCCGAAGACGATTGAGGGAAAGGCTGAATAAATGCACGTGTTGCGGCTGTTCTTAAAATCCGGCGTTCAGGTCGAGTTATTGTATCGCGGTAAGGATGATGTCCGATCGGCGGTCCATATATTAGAGAGTGATCCGACGCGCGTGAAACTGAATGACGACTTCGGAAAGTCCCTCGATGTGCTGGTGGCCTCGATCGACGGCTGGCAGCCCTCCGACTATGCCGCCGAACTTGAGGGTGCCTTAATGGTGGCGCGCGCCAAGCAAGAAGCATCGGACAAGTTCCAACGTGAGATGCAGAAGCGCGGATCGTTGCTTGTGCCTGGGCCGGTGATGCAGCCGCCCAACGGCGGAATCAGGATCGGCTAACATTCTCTCTTCTCTTGTCAAAATCACGGTGAATCCGCGCGTCTAACGCGGTTTGTGGGCTTGTTAGATGGCGGCGCGCGTCCCTGAGCAGGGTCAGGTCCGCGAGAATCGCTGGATGTTAGCGGTATCTTGTTAGTGTAGGTGAGTGTTACGCGCGCCCGCGCGCCGATTGGCGCCTTGCTCCCCTGAGATCATTATTATATAAGGCATCGCCATGACGCCAGCGATCCACCTCCGGCTTGATCCTGATCTTCGTGCCGCCGTCGAAGCCGTCGCCGTGATGGAAGACAGGCCGTTGGTGAATGTGGTGCGGTTGCTGGTCCGGCAGGCGGTCGAGGCGAGACGGGTTGGTGACGGTGTGGCCGCACGCGATCTGGCGGCGCGATATACGGAAATGCTGGCCATGGAGGATAAGCGGGATGGACGATGATCCCTTGAACAACGATGTCTCTACCGAAACCGCGCGGCAGGCGTTCTGGGATCGTGTGAGGCGCGATGTTGAAGACAAGCGTGGTGCGGTTGGTGATCAGGTAGACGATGGCGTCGCCCTGAACGAGGCGTCGCTCATGGCTGCGATCCAGGCAATCAGGAACCATCCTGTTTCGGGTGGTGTGCTGCATCCCAACGGCATCGCCCTGACAAGCGCGGCGCATCCCGCCCGGAAAGTCACGCTCCACGAGCGAGCACAAGCGGAGGCGGCGAAGCGCGGCCTGATCGCTGGTTTGTGGCCGCCACCTGAGTATTTAGCAAAGCCGTACCATTTCCTGGTGGCCGATGGTTGCGAACCTGATGTGGTAGAGTGGTGCGGTTCTGCATGGTTACTGACCGGGCACGATGAGTCTGTTGCCCCAGAGACGATGAGCGGCGACGGCTACCGCTACCTCGGCCCGGCGGAGTGGAAAGAACCGCGCGCCTCAACTGCCGCGGGTGAGTGGCGCGAGCGTATTGTTGCCGACCTCCGGCGGTCAAATGACCCACTTGTCATCGCCGCGGCTGATCGGATTGAGGAGTTGGAGGCCGAAGTCCTCACCGTCCCGCTCACTGGCGTCGCCGCCGAAACCATCCGTAAACTGCGTCACCTCCTTGCCCAGTCGGATGACGAACTGCAGGGGCTGGCGGCGCAAAACGCGCGGGCACAGCAGCGAACCAAACTCCTTGATGACTGCCGCCAACTTTGCTGGCCGTGGCCCCTCCCGCCCGATATGAAAGAACGCGGCATTATCTTGCCCGCGACAGACTACGCGCACGCACTCCGGCAGGTGACGGAACTGGCGGAGGAGGTCACGAAACTGACCAACGCCAATCACACGCTGATGGCCGTGATATCAGCGAAGACGACCGCCGAACCCGGCAATCACGACTACATCGGCCCGCTCGACGCCGACCGTAAGCCGGTAGCCGATCCTGTCCATGAACGGTTCCACGGTTCAGTTGGCGATGTCATCGCGGGTCGCGTGCTGCCAGAAGCGCGCCGCCAGATGCAGGAAGCGTTGAAGGTCGCGCCGAAAGAGAAACCATCATTTCCGGTGGATGCGAAGCCAGGCGATCCGAGACGGATGGGGTTGGGGTGAGCGATCTCCTGGTGGAGTGTCACGAAGTCAGCCACGAATATCTGACTGACATCCTCGCGGTTCGCCTTTCCCGCGAAACCACCGTCTCTGCCAGGGCGTGGCTTCTGATGTCCGCCGCGTTTCAGATCACGCGCCCGGTCGCCGCTGTTCCGTTGCCCATTGTCAGGATTTCAACATGAGCGAAACCCAACTCACCGCCCCACCCCCTCCCGCCGAACCCTACACTGGCCGCCCCATTGGCGCCGACACCTGCAACGCGCTGATCACCGAGGCGCCACTGACGGTGGCGGAATTACACAAGCTGCGGGAGCATTTCGCCGCGCTGGCCGAGATGTGTGTCATTTCCGGCCCTCGGTTTGGCGCCTCGCGGCAGGCCGCTGTCGATTTTCATAACCGGTGTGTGCGCCGGTTGCGCGGGATCAGGGATGAGGTGAAGCGGCGGGCGATGGAAGAAGAAGATGGGTTGATGGAGATAAAGTGATGTCCTGGTCTGATGGAGTGCGACAACGTGATGCCGATATGGGTTATGACCCGTGGGTTGCCGCCAGCAATACGGAAACCGCCGTCATTTGCCAGCCGCACCAGGACAGCGCCGTCAGAGAGTGCTGGCCGGGTTGCCGTATTTTTCATCCAGGGCAGGCGAAGGTAGGCCATCGGTTCGAGCGGCTGATCGTGTTGTGGGCGCCGCGCGTTCCACATGAAGGCGAGTGGCTTGAAGACTTCCGGACAGGGTTGAAGCCGGGCGGCAAAGTAATTTACCTCGTCTGACCATGCCTGACTGGACCCCCGAACAACTCGAAGCCGCCCGGATATTCGAGGCTGAGGCGTCGCTGCATTTTTTTGTCAGGTTGATGTGGAGCGCCGTCGAACCAAAACGAAAATTCGTGGACGGTTGGCTGCTCCGGGCGATGTGCGAGCATCTGGAAGCGACGGCGGATGGGAGGATCAAGAGACTCATTATCAACGTGCCCCCAGGCAGCATGAAGAGTCTCCTAACGAATGTTTTTTTTCCTGCCTGGCTGTGGGGGCCAAAGAACCGCCCGGAAAGCCGTTTCTTTACAGCGTCTTACTCCGCGTCGCTGACCGAGCGCGACAACGAGCGGATGCGAATGCTGGTGGCCTCGCCGCAGTATCAAAGCCGCTGGGGACATCGGTTCATCGCCGGTGACAGCAAGATCAAATTCACTAACAATAAGACGGGATGGAAGCTGGCGTCATCGGTGGAAGGGGTGGGCACTGGCGAGCGCGGCGATTTCGTTTTGATCGACGATCCCAATGACATCCAGAAGACGGAAAGCCCGGTGACGCGGGAACGGGTGCGGCGCTGGCTCAATGAGGTTTTGCCGACACGACTGAACGACCCCGAGAAATCTGCCATCATTCTGATTCAGCAGCGCACCCACCGCGAAGATGCCACTGGCACGATGCTGGAACAGGCCCGAGGGGGCGACGACTGGGTCTATTTCATGGTGCCGATGGAGTACGACCCGGAGTGGTGTTGCGGTGAGACGGCGATCGGGTGGGTTGACCCCCGCATTGAGCGCGCGCGGGAAGATGCCTATGAGGCGATGGTCCTGGCCCGGCGCCAGGGATTGCGCGAGGCTGATGTCGCGGAGATCGCCGGACGGGCGGGGCGGGGGCAACTCTGCTGGCCCGCGCGATTCCCGCGCGATGTCGTGGATAGTTTGAAGTTGCGCCTGGGAAGTTATGCGTGGGCCGGACAGATGATGCAGAATCCGGTCCCACGCGGCGGTGCGATCTTCAAAGAAGATTGGTGGAAACTCTACGGGCGATTAGACGAGGACCCGGTCGCGGCGAAGCTGCGGTTTCCCGCGTTTCACCACGTCGCCGCGTTCATGGACTGCGCTCTGACCGATAAGACGGAGAACGATCCATCCGCTCTGGTGGTTCTGGGAACCTGGACTGTTCCGCAAACAGGTCAGCAGGCCGTCATGCTGATCAATGCCTGGTCTGACAGGCTGCGGATCAACCCCTTGGTGCGGTTGGTGGCGGATAAGTGCGACAAGTACCGCGTGGACACGCTGGTCATCGAAAACAAGGCCAATGGGCACTCGGTCGAGCAGGAGATACGCCGCCTCTACGCCAACTCGGAATGGTCGGTGCAGTTCAGCGATCCAACGGGACTGGGTGAGAAGGTTGCTCGCGCGCATTCCGTGACCCATCTGTTCGAGGAAGGGCTGATCTGGCATCCCAACACGGATTGGGCGCAGATGGTCATCGAACAGATGTGCTCGTTTCCCAAGGCCGCGCATGACGATCTGGTGGACTGTATGACGGCCGGCCTGCGATATTTCCGCGAACGGGGAATGCTGCTAAGGAGACCTGAGGCGCGCGCCGCCGAACAATCCCTGGCATCCCTCGCCCGCGGCCAGGTCATCGCGAGGCCGTTGTATGATTCGTGACCTGTTTTCCCAGAGATACCGTCCCGGCATGTACGGTGTGGAAGCGACGATGGGGTGTATCGGCGTGCGCTGGTGGGTGCCATTTTCCGTGCGCCGCGCCGCGCGCCGCCGGGAGGAGATGGGTGTCTCATGACAGACTTCGCGGACATGACCGAGACCGAACTTGACGAAAATATAGCCTCTCTGAAAATACAGATAAGCGCTTACAAGATACAGTTTTCGGACGGCATTCTTCCCGGCGATGACGATAAGAACTGGTATCGCCGGGCTTGCACCGCGCTCGCTCATGCGGTGAATATCCGGTACGGCGGCAGGGATGGGTCGCGCCGTCAAATCGAAATCGGAAGGATGGACAGAGCCCTACGAGATATACGGCAGAAATTCGAAGCGGCGACAAATCGGCTTGGTCAGGTTCGGCAGGCAGCGGGAAATGCCGAGAAGAACGCGGCCTTCGTCGCCGCCGCGCGTCGTGAACTACCTCACCCGCGTTGCCACGCCATCATGGACGCCGCAATGAAGATACTGATGGAAAAGGATAAGGCGGTGACGCTGAGCCAGGAGACCGTCGAGACCTTGGCGCTATTGGCCGAAGACTGTTGACTTTCCGCTATAACCCTCCGTAAATCCTGCTAAGGTTGCCATTCGCGCCGTCTGGCAGTCCCCACCCAGCATCCGACCAGACGCACGCCGCGCGAGGGGAGAGGCCAGAACCGGATACGCGGTTGAGCGATCGGACGTTCAAAATCGGCGCGGCATTTCTGTTGGTCCTGGCGGTTCTGATCTGCCTGTCCGGTTATGTCGCGCGATGAGCGCCGCCGTCAACATCATAAGAACAGACGACGGCCACACCGGACAACTCGACGAAAAAGGCCGTCTCGTTATAGATTTGCCAGATGGCGGCAAGATGTACCGCATCAACTGGCGGGAGAAGACCACCGACACGAAGCACGGCGCCAACCTCGCCGTCGGGATGAACCCCACGCTTCTTTATGGACTGGCCGATGATCTGATCCGAGAAATTCAGGCCGATGATATCAGCCGCCGCGAATATCTGGAAAGCCTCGCCAAGGCGATCGAGATGCTGGGCATTCGGATCGAGGATCAACGGGCATCCGACAACGATAGCAGCGCGCCTCTTGAAGGGATGGCCACCTTCCGGCATCCTCTGCTGTTTCAGTCAGCGATCCGGTTTCAGGCCGACTTCGTGGCGGAACTGTTGCCCACGGACGGTCCTGTTAAGGTCCGGGACGACAGCGCGGAACCACCCACCGGCACGCCGGGACTGGACAACCTACCGCCCGATCTGCCGGGAATGGATACCAACGATCTGGCGTCGGCGCTGGAGAAAGACCTCAACCACTACCTGACCCGGACGGCCAGCGAATACTATCCCGACACCACCCGCATGGCATTCTGGGTGGGCCTGATGGGCGGCGGTTTCAAGAAGGTCTACAACTGCCCGATTCGCCGCCGTCCCGTCTCCGAATCGATCGATGTCAACGACCTCATCGTGGACCACAGCGCGACCGATCTCCGTAACGCCGCGCGCGTCACCCATCGGATCAAAATCCGGCATTCGATGTTCCGCCGCATGGTCAAGGCCGGGGTCTACCGGGATGTTCCCCTGGGGCAGCCCATGCAGAAGCAGGACCCCGTCGAACAGGCGCAGTCCAGGGCCACGGGGATCGCGTTCACCAATACGCTGCCATCGGATCACATGCACACCTTCTATGAGTGCGCGACCGACCGCGCCATCGAAGGGGACGATTACCTTCCCTACAAGATCACGGTGGACCTGGACTCCCGTGAGGTCGTCGCGATCTACCGGAACTGGGATAAGGACGACGATCTCAAGGCCGCCCGCCAGGAAATCGTTAAGTACTCCTACATTGACGCGTTGGGCTTCTATCCGCTTGGCCTGGTGCATGTCCTCGGCAATACCGTTCGGGCGCTCACCGCCGCGTTCCGCGAGTTTCTCGACGCCGGGATGTTCGGCAACTTCCCCGGTTTCCTGTATGCCGACGAAGCCGGGAAGCAGAACACCAACCTGTTCCGGGTTGCGCCGGGTTCGGGGATGCCTATCAAGACCGGCGGCAAGCCCATTGGCGAGGTGACTGCGCCGCTGCCATATAAATCTCCAGACGCCTCTTTCATGGCGTTCATCCAGCACCTGGAGGAAAGCGGTAAGGCGCTGGGCGGAGAGGCATCGGTGCCATTGAATGAAGGCACCGCCAACATGCCGGTTGGCACCATGCTGGCGCAGATCGAGCAGACCTTGAAACCGGTCAAGGGCGTCTTCAAAGGGCTGCACCGCTCCCAGGCCGAAGAGTTTCAGCTTCTCAAACAACGGTTCCGCGAAGACCCCGGCGCGCTGTGGCGGTTCAACAAGAAACCGGCCCGGAAGTGGGAAGAAGATGAGTTCCTCGCCGCGTTGGAAGATTGCGATCTGGTCCCGATGGCGGACCCCAACACGATGTCGCAGGTCCAGCGCATCGCCATCGCGTGGGCCATGGTCGAACTCGCCGAGAAGGCGCCGTATCTGTTCCATGAACGCGACACCGCGCTGCGGTTCATGCGGATGATCGGGATACCGGACCCCGAGGACATCCTGGCGAGCGCCGCTGAAATTCAGCAGGCCAAACAGGCGATGGCACCACAGCCCCTGGGTAAACCGCCGAATCCAGCGCTGGATGCCGCGAAGGCGGATCAGGCCGAAGCGGATGCCTCCTACAAGAGAGCGCAGGCCGAGGCCACGTTGGCCGGGATCGCGGCGCAGGGGGCGGAAAGTTCCGCGTCTCAGGCGCAGGCCGAGGGAGAGCGCGAGTTCAAGGCGACCGAGATATTGACCGATGCGCAGGAACGAGACGCCGATCGTCAGGCCGATCTACAGAAGGCGGCTCTGGATCACCATGCCGTGGCGTTGAAGACCGGGGCCGAACTGGTCAAGGCGGCGGCGAAGGGGCAGGCGGATGAAACCGCCGGACACCTGGACCGGGCGCATGAAGTCGGACTTGGTGCCGCCGAATCCGCGCATGAGCATTCTTTGGCGCATCAACAGGCGGTGGCGGGGTTTGGGGCGATGCAACCGGAGGGAGACGAATGAACGCCGCTCGCATCCGAATTGGTCGCGTCAGGATGAAGAACGGGGGTGCCGACGTGCGGGTTCTGCATAAGGAGCGTGACTATTTATCCACCCATATGATGGAGTGGGCGAATTACGTCCTTAGCAGAAAACGCAAACCGGATGCCTATGCCGCTATCGCGCTATGGCTGGACCCTAAAACGCCGGGGCGTCCTTCGCATGATGTCACCTTTCTTACGACGGTAGACGCCCTGCCCGCGCCAGTTCTGGTTCGCATGGCCGGAGATTATCTCGTGAGTGAACAGTCGGCCTGGGTTGGTAGGTGTTATGCTGTTGAGGCCATGGGACACGAACCCGAGGATTGGAGCCCCGACAATGCCGGATAGTTTTCGAGAGTGCCTGGTAGCGGACTTCGCCGCGATGCGAAATAACTCTCACATCATGGCATCCCGTGAGGCCGGCGTGCCACCGCCGCCAGCGGATTGCGAGACGGATGGATTCTCTTTGTTCGACTGGCGTCGTCCGAAGGAAGACGAGACGCCAACCGCCGATACGCCGGTTTCATTTCGTTGGTGGTTCCAGGACGGAAAGCTGGTCTGTTTCGCGGCCTACGGCTGGCACAGACGCGAGATCGGTTATGGCCGAACCGTCGAGGACCCGGAGTGGGGATATGGTTTGCTACCGACGCCAATGCGCGACGAAGCGGCGCGACGTGAACTTTCAAGGGAGACAGTCTGATGACCTACGCTCAAACCCGTGCCGCCGCGATGGACTCCCACGACCGCCGCCAGCATATGTACAAGCGTGGTGGTGAAGTCCACCCCGACGAAGCGCAGGACAAAGAACTGATCCGCGACATGGTGAAGCCAGCCGATCTCAAGAAAGGCGCCAAGGTCGAGGGCCGGGCGCGCGGCGGAAAAGCCGACCGTCCCGGTAAGGCGAAGACCGTGGTCAATGTGATGGTTCCGCCAGCCACCTCGCCCGCGCCCGTGATACCGCCGCGACCGCCAGTCATGGCGGCACCCCCTCCACAGATGCCGCCTCCGCGTCCCCCGATGATGCCACCGCCAGGACAGCCCGGCATGGGACCAATGGCGGGACCGCCTCCTGGGGGGATGATGCCGCGCGCCAAAGGTGGCCGCGCTCATCGCGATCTCGGCGGGGCGACCCCGAACTTCTCCGGCAACATGACGCCGCAAGTGGCGCAGAACAGTCAGGCGATGGGCCAGACCGGACCAATGTTGCCCGGTGCGCGTCCGCCGATGAAGAAGGGCGGTCGCGCCGAACGGGCGAAGGGTGGACGCCTGGATGCCGGGGCGGCATCGGGTGTGGGCCGCATTGAGAAGGCCGAGGATGGCCGGAAGGGCGCGATGATTGAGTATGGGGATTGAGATGCCAAAGTTACTGAAACCGTCCGAATGGCCAGGGTTTCCGAAACTGGAAGGGCCTCATGATCCGTGGTGGCCGATCCAGGAGGCGGGATGGCCGGTTCCACGCGAAACGAGTCTGGCCTTCATGCCGCGCGCTGTCGTCGCGGACTTTCCAGGCGTGCGTGACATGATCGTGGCGCATCCCGCGTGGGAACTCGATCCAATTACGGATAATGCGTACCGCAGATCGTCTGAGTTTTTGGCGATGCGGGAAAAAAGTGAAGCCCAGCTTTATATCGAGCGCGAAGAAGCAGTGTCGGCCCTTCGTGCCGCGTGGGATGAGCTTGAATCAAAACTGATCCAGCAGGGCGACGGCATCTCTTGTCCGGTTGGTCCTTTTGGCGCTCACCTTACAAAAGCGTCGATTAGTGGACGTCGGAGCCAGGATTACGTCCCGTATTCAGACCTGATCGAGATTTGGCGCAACGTCATGCTCCAATCCGCCGGGAAGCATCTCGGTCTTCCGCCAGAGACGATCCTTTTATGGCGAGAGCCGCCGGAAATCAGCGGGCAGATAGATTTCGGCGAAACAAAAATCACATGGACGGTTTATTGCCGTTATGCGGTGACGTTGAGCCCGTTTGTGTGATGCCCCTGATCCACACCGAAGACCTGACCGACAAAGTCACCGCCGCGATTGAAGAAAAATCCGGCCAGATCGTGCTGGGAATGGCGACCGACTGGGCGGACTATAAAGAACGCACCGGGCATATCGCCGGGTTGCGCGAAGTCGAACGTTTCATCAACGAGATAACGGAGCAGAAGAAATGAGTCCCCAAACCGCCAAGGCGCAAGCCGCGCCGAGGCTTGTCCCGGTCGCGCGACCGGACCCCGCGAAGCAACTCATCCTCGACGAACTTGGCGATATCTCCGCCGTCAAGGTGCCGCTCAATCGAATCCTGCTCGCGATATACAAGGCGCCGGAGAAGACACCGGGCGGCATCATTCGTCCCGGCATGGTGCAGAAAGAAGACATCTGGCAGGGCAACTCCGGTCTTGTCGTGAAGATGGGGCCGCACGCCTACGAGCAGACCGACAACATGGATTACGAATGGGCGGATGACGACCGCTGCCATGTCGGCGACTGGGTGATGTTCCGCCGCGCCGATGGGTTACGGGTCAATGTCAACAACCGGGAATGCCTGCTGCTGGAAAGTGAGAAGGGCATCAAGATGGTCATTCCGCATCCGGACATCATTTGGGAGCGGGGGACGTGAGCTCCCCCTCAACCGAACAAGAGCGCGCGTTCAAACTTCGCGAGGGGATCATCCACCTTCTCGCGACGACACGCCCTCACCATACCGCCGATGACATCGTGAAAGCCGCCAAAAAACTCGCGGCATACGTGGAGACCGGAAAATGAGCGAAGCCCAAACCGTCACCCACGTCCGGGGCACCGATGGCGCGCTGAACCCGATCACGGGTGAACCGCCCGGCATCAAGGAAATCCTCGAACGCCGCGCCGCTGGAGAGCCGCCGGATCGGGAACCACCCGAGGCAACGCCGCCGCCCACACCAGATGCCGCGGCTGTCCAACGTCCCGATGACGATGCCGCCGCCGCTCGTGCCGCCGCTGAGATCGCGGGGCTTCGCCGCCAGACCGGAGAGGCCGAACGCCGCGCCGCCGAGGCGGAAACCGCGCGACACAATGCCGATGCCGCCAGACTG